CCCAATAAAATACGTCACCGGTGGTGAACCGGGTAGGGGACGTGGAGTCGCTGGCAGTAGCCGGGGCTGTGAAGCGTCAAAATGTACTGGTGTAAATTGGTATATAATCACCTAAAGATAGGCGTTTAATTGAGATTCATTTACCTAAAAGCTCCTATAGATACCGATCCAAAGGCAGAGGCATATATCTCATGGTGCTTATAAGCGTCTTCCTTGCGGGCGTTATTCATCTCATCTATCTTCGATTTAGGCATGTAGTTATTATCATCAAAATACCTAGCGAGAACCAACGCATGCCCGAAGGCTATTATCCTATCGACGTTCAATCCGGGCTTATACTGTATTATCTCATCCAATAGGGCTATATCATCGATCAGCTCAATACCCTTGACAGTTATATCAAGACCAGTACTATCATCATATCCGATAACGAAATCCTGCCAACAGTAATCCACGACACACGAGAATAGCAGGTTCTGGTTACCGGGGGTAGGATATAGACCTAACTTGCTGTTCTGCCGGGAGCCGGCCTTCACATACTTATTGGCTATTGCCTCACCAGCAAACAGGAAGAAAGACGCTGGCATACCGCTTTTACGGTTAAGGTACTGCTCATACATCTGGTCAGCGTTCTCCATAAGACATATAGCACCATATCCCTTCTGAAGCACCTCACAAGTACGGCAAAACTGATCTATGGATGATGGGCGGGATACGTAAGAGGCAACTATTCTATAGGCATAAGGATCTCGAATACTGACACGCCTTTTGAATACATAAAAAGCTCCTAATGAAGGGGTATCAGACTTGGCCTGTTTATAGGGATCTTGGCCTGCAACATAAATAAAATCATCAAACCTATTAGATTGAGGCATCTCGAATATCTGGACAGGAGCGTCGATAACACCTCCACTAAACGGGAAACCAGCTAGCTGTTTATTAGATTTCGTAGTACCAAGCTTATTGCCCGATTCAAGAAAAACATCACACAGCATGCCACTATATTGACCCGACTCAAGAAGATCGTTCTTATGCTTGATAGCGTACTCAACCGGGAACAGATTTTGAGAAGAGCTTAAAAAACAGTCATCAATCGTAAAAGGATAGAACATAGTATGAGAGGTATAGGCTACCCTGTCCTTTGTAGAAAGCTTCTTCCGTTCCTCATTAAGTTTATTGGTGCTAGCCTCGAAGTCTGTGGCGTCAATCTTGATCTTATTAAGCTTCTTATCATCAGGTTTTCCTAAATAATCACCCAAACCTATAGTTACCTTGACACCAGAGTTTGCCATTTGTCCCGGGACAAACATCGCCCATTTCCGTTCTTTCCATGTTTTTCCTTTCATGGCTCTACGGTTTAGGATATCCCAGTCCATGACCAGAAGGTTATATGTCTCGGGATCGGAGAACATCTCTTGAGCGTCCTTAGACAACTCCACCTCACCACCGGTACCGGCCAAGATAGGACTAAGACGCCAGCCATAAGGCGTGTCGTAGGATGGCATGGCGGCCGTGTAAGGCTTCTTTATCGGACCTTTGCCTACCTCGTCGAAAATAGCCGTAGCCGGTGTCAAACCAGCCGTCTTCTGCGTGGAGGTCTTCCTACCCATGTTGATGTTGGCTATAGAGATAATGGCATGGATATCACGTACACCATTGGACATCCTCTTGCCTAATGTAACGCCCGAACTCCAGTCGGTCTTGGTTCTGTTGATCCTGAAAAAAGGATGCACATGATCAAGACCATACTCACAATACTCGCCGATATTGGATAAATCACTGTCGCTGAATCCTACTACAGAATGACTAAGACCGATAGTCATCGTAGCGTTCATCTGGAGAAGTGATGACATGATGGTCGTATTATGGGATACGACAAAATTGGTAGTAAGAAACTGATGCGATTTATTATCGACCTCAATACAAGTAGCCTTATATCTACCGTAATAATCTATATCAGATATCCTAAGCCTATCGTGAGTCTTAGATATATACATATCGTCACCATCCATGACACAATAATACCCCATAGACCAAAATATTTTCCTTACAAAGGATATAATATACTCGCTTTTATAAACGACCTTAAAACGATCGTCACCGGTATTTATACCGCAAGCGATCTTCATAAACGATCCTATGAACAACTCTTTCTGTTTTTTGGATGAATAAATGACATCATCCATCTCCTTCTTGCTTAGCTCAAAGATCCTGTCGGTAGCTCCACAAAGGAAGGAGGCGGCCAGAGACCCCATGAGCTGGGGCGATATCAGCCACCGCCGCTCAGGGAAATCTACCGCTTCCCCAATATCTATAGTCATTTTGGAGAAGTCAGAATGGATGATACCCATAGTGCTCATAACCTTATAATCACCATGATACTTGACTTTCCACTGGTGCTGCCCGCAACACACCACGCTGCGACCGTCCTCAAAGGTCACTTTGTACGTATCAACGAATCCCTGAGGATATACGCCCACTATAGTCGTAAGCTTACCATCATCACCATATATGATATCCCCGATATCGGCGAATCCTATTTTCTTAGATCCATGAGGAGTATATATCAGCTCCGAGTCCAGAAGAGCCTTGCCAAAACGACGAGTACCAAACATTCCCAACCCTTTCTTCTCCATACGGGCACGTTGGTACATCTCGGCGAAAAACCATTCGTTATCACGCAAACGACTGATCGCTGGCACACGTTCCCCGTTTGGAAGATCCTGGAATACGGGAAAGAAATTAACATGCCAATAAAGCCATGGAGGGATGAACGTACCATTGATAGTCACCCCGTACTTGACCTTATAAGCCTCTTCTTTAAAGAACTGCTTAACATCGTCATCCTGATCCTCCCAACCGAACAGATCGTTCCATACAGGAGGATTTTTCATGTTTACATAAAATTCTGGACTCGTACTTAGACTCATTTTATAATATCCTTTAAAACAGACTCGATTCCACCAGAAACCTGACCCCTACGTTCCTTTTTCTGGACATTGCTTACAGACCTATATACATCCATGATCCCACTTTTCTCCATATAAGAATCATTCCATGTATTTATCTTATCGATTAATTTTGATATGAAGTCAAATGCCCTAGCCATATCCTCCGGCTTCTCCTTGTCCCAAGGATGCTTATCAATATAAGCCTTAGCGTCATTTATAGCCTTAGCTATGACCTCAAGATTATCATTGACCCGATCAGCGTCCTTACTCGTCGGCTTTCGTCTTCCCTGTGGCATTGGCTTTCATATCCTTAAACTCGTTATACTGTTTCATAAGAAGCTCATAAGACTGAACAACCCCGATCTTACTTACTTCCGTCACGCTCATGTCATGGAACATATCCTCAAGCTCCTTGTCGGCATATCTCAGACGTTCCTTGTCATCATAAAACACGAATCCAGATGTCCTGTCTTCTATAATACCCTTGGCGGTGGACGCATATGTCGTATCTAAATCCAGATCCATACCGAAGCTGGTAGCCAACTGGATTATGAACATCAACCTAGAATTAACTTTCACAGCCTCTATATTCAACATCTGTATCTTATGAGTCATCTCATGAAGAACGACAAAATCCTCCTCTTTTATCAACGAAGATGATTTAAGGGCTATCTTCTTAGTCCTATCCTCAATATCGCTATACAGACGCTTGCTCTCACGTTTTATGGCTATCCAATGCCTTATATGGGTATCCGCCTCTTCTTTAAGATAATCCCTGATCTCTTTTTTGATATCCTTATCCTCTTCCATTATAATCACACGTTATAATCATTATTATTTAATTCAATCTCATCACTGATGCTTTGGTCTATAGACCTCAATAAATCCCTGGTACTAACATCCCGCAAGAAGCGGACATTACCACCATTAGCCCTAGCTATCCTCCTTAAAGCGGAGTAAAGTATATCACCCAACGAATATTCAGGCAACTCACGGCATCCGACTTCCATGACAATAAGGGCATGGATACGATCATCTATCTTACTTCTTGCGGGACTTCGCATAGTATTTACTTATAAGCTTCCCCTATAATACGTAGCGGGAAATGTTTGAAATTACGTTCAGGATCATCCTTCGTATAACCCATAAGAGATAGATGTTTCTCAAAATAACCTTCCGTATATTTTGAGGTATCCAATGTCATCCTAAATATAGTTCTATTCTCATTGTCAGGATGTTTGTTATATGACACGTCTCCCATACATCCACATCCAAGATGATGCTCCTTGACATGGAAACCATCTTTATGGGTGATAAATAACACGATTTCTATCTTATCACCTATTTTCTGATCAAAAATATTTAGATAAAACTCGCTCTCTTCATCCGTAAGTCCTATATCAAAGGAATCGTTAGGGCACTCGATATTAAAATCGTTATGATCGGCGGTTATGACCTCCATGGCGTTCCATTTGGCTTTCTCTCCTTCCACGAACTTCAACGGGCATACCTCGGTCTTCATCCAAGCTTTCTCCTTGATAAAACAACCACACAACGAGCATCCCGGTCTTCCAATCAATCTATGGAATAATACCTTAGGCGGCAATTTAAAGAACCTAATATTAGAAGAGTTCTTAGGACATTTCTTGCATAATTCAAGACGATTCTTATACCATTCGGGATAATCTTTCTTATCCTTAGGAATCCTACCCAATAAACTGTCTTCCCAAGCTTGGGCTATTACTTGGGCTTTACCGATTGTTTGCATATTATTTCTTAAATTGTTTTTGTTGAAAATCCTGTAATTGTTCCCATGTCATTCCATACCGACATTGATACATGGCCTCATGGTTATCACGTATAAGAGGATCTCCGTTCTTCAACCCCTCCATATCCTCTATCGCCTTAATCTTCTTATCCAGACAATCAAGCTCAATAGGCATCCTTTCATCCGGATAACGATTACCTTCCTTGACAAATATCCGGCGTATCTTATCACGTCTTACCCGCATCTCGCGAAGATTGCATATAACGTATCCGATAAACGGGATCCTGATAGATATATTATCGGTATATCTGGAGAGATGATGGATATAAGATACGGATGCTTTCATGCACCACTCTACCTGTTGTTTGGTAAACTTCCCATCAGATCTTCTTACCACCTCATCCACGATATCCCTATCGAATGAAATAAGATTCCTACCCATCAATATCCAATTTGTTTCTCTTGAACACAAACCCCATTACACGGGTATCATCACCCTCCCCGTCAAGAATAAAATAGTTACGTAAGCTTCTCATCTCAATAGACAGCTCACGGGTACGGAAGTTCCCGTTCTTCTTGTCCACCAGAAAACCCCCACGTTTAAGCTCGTTGTTCAGGACAGCGACGTAAGATTCCTTCTGTCCATGACAATCCATGTACTTAGCCCTGGTATCATCAGAGTATCCGTAGTTGATGTAGAAAGAAAGTAAGTTTATCGTCCTTTCAGTAATCAAGCTCCTACCCTTGGAATCCAGATAGCCATTGTATATCCTTAAGAACTGCTGGATCATATCCAGCCTAGTGTCGTAAGGCAACGCAAATACGAAAGCTTTCCTCTGTTCCGACATATAAAATTAGTTTTCAGCAAAACTACTTAAAAAAAATATCGTTGTCAAGAAATTTTGCCATAATCAACATAATATATGCTGACTAGCATGTATTTACGAGAATCCAAAGGGAAAAAGCTGGTGGGGTAGTACGAACGAAGTCATGTATGTCTACGGCTGGCTACGATGGCGAGGACAGTGAAGTTCACGTACGCTACGCGCGTGGACGGCAGGGGACAGCCTTATCCTGCCTCACGGGATGCGACCGCTCCCTTTTTCTTTTTGGCTTCTTATCGTCCCATGACATAGCCCAAGGCATCCAAAGGGAAAAAGGTTGGTGGGGGACGTGCAGGGACAGCTAAGGTAAGGCTACCGCCGTCATACCGGACAATGCCGCCAGAGGTTCGCTATTGACATGGACGGCAGTAGAGTTGTGTTATCCTGCCGGAGCGTGAGCGACCGCATATGACCTTACTTTTTCCCTTTGGATTACTCCCTTCCCAAGCTATGGGATATAAAGCCAAGGGGAAATGGGAGGCCTTGGGGCATGGAGCCTGCCGTAGAAGATACGGACGGCCGGAGCGTGAGCGACCGCACAAGACCTCGCTTTTTCTTCTTTGGCTTATGCTCCACCCGATCCCCCTACCGGGGTACCGGCTTCCGGTATAGGATACGGCTTCTACCAGGTTTAGCCTGCGGTATCCTGCCTGACGGCACCATACCTTGGCGGTAAAAAGCAATGTTTTATTAAATAGAGACTTTAAGTGGAGTACACAGGAACTCGACGTCAGGAGAGGTTCTGTGTACGGATAGAGATATTAGAAAGTAGTATATGTTTATAGAGTTAATTATATTTAATAAATATACCTATTAACGCGCGCGTAACAAGTAGGTTGAGAAAAAACAATCGTTCACGCGCACAGCGTTTTACGAACATTACCTACCCTCCTTAAACAACAAATGGGCGACCTTCACAGGCTACCCATCCATCCGAATAACTTGTTTCGTATTGATGAAACTTGTATATTCGCAGCAAATAAAAAAAAAAATCATGGAGACAAAGGTAGCACTTTTACAGAAAATGAAATCAAATTTCGATAAGATTCTTACCGAAGCATATATCCCAAAAGATATACAAGCAAAAAAAGATGAGCTTGGATGCCTAAGGCTTCCGGCAGGATCACTTGTCTGTCCAGTAGATTACAAACCTGTAACTAATAAGGACGGGAAGAAGGTTACGGCCGTAAAATACTCGAACAAGAAAGATAATATAAGAGGTTCCGGTATGGTTATAGAAAAGAAGTGTAAGCAGGTAACGGCTTATCTTTCTATCATAAATGTACAGAAGCATGTATTTTTAAGAAATAGGATGAGAGATGGTTACCGTGACCGTATCGAGATCAATACCGATGATTTTATAGATATCCTATCCGATGGCATAGCTTATTTCTGCTACAGACATGTTATAGAGAACTGCCATGAGGATATAGACTATCAGCTAAAGACGCTTAAGGCTTACGCAGAGGGCGAGATAAGAATAGCTTTATCTGATATCATGATCTACTCGTATAAGGCTAAGAAGAATGAGGATACGAAAGACATATTCGTAGGTAAGAAAAGATCCGTATACAAATGTCTGGATAAGAATTTAAGCTCAGACGAAAGACGGAATATGGCTAACAAAAGCCGGAAACTTGATCGGGTAAAAATCCTTTCCAAAATAATATTCAGAGCCAGAACCAGAAACGTACATCACATATATAAGATAACTAAAAGAAAGACAGTTAAGTTTAATGTATCATACCTTCTTAATGAGTTGAATAATAAGCTTATAGGAATAGGTATGCGTGAGATATCGCAATCCACTATATACAGATACATAAGCATGTTCTTAGACATGTGTAAGAAGAGTATATCCGATTTGTATGACGAGGTAAAAAAAAACAATGGAGTGGCGAATACCAAAGACAGAAAGAACGTAACTATCGGATGCTTAAGACTATTATACAAGGGGAAATATATGCATATCCTTATATCGACAGAATACATAAGAGATGTATTTTTAGGAGAAAAATCTTCCGAGATGAGTAAAGCTGGATGATTTGAGTATCAGATATAAAATTTAATATTTACATATTATTCACATTTATTTTTAATAGTTAATTATAACTATTCGTATCTTTGTACCATAAACTTAAAAAGACATGGTACAAGAGGATTTTAGAAACGAAAACGACCTCCTTCGTCATATTATGACGGTGGATAAAAACGTAGAGCAGGGTCGTGCCTTGAAGAAGATTTTCACCACTAGGGAGAATCTGTTTATTACCGGTAGAGCCGGTAGTGGTAAAAGTACGTTCATGAGACGTATCGTAAAGTTCTTGGGTAAGTGCGTTATCGTAGCCCCAACTGGAGTAGCGGCGTTGAACGCCGGAGGACAGACCATTCATTCGTTCTTCTCTATAAAGAACGATCCTTATATCCCTTCTATCGAGAGAGGTATGTTGTCTAATAAGGTGGATGTAAGTCCGTTTATGAAGAAGAAGATCAGAAACCTTGATACTATCGTTATCGACGAGATCAGTATGGTAAGACCTGATTTGCTTGATGAGGTGGCTGACATACTTAGACAATGCAGGCGTAGCAAGGAACCTTTCGGTGGAGTTAGGTTGATTATGTTTGGAGATCTATCACAACTACCGCCTGTGGTGACGGCGGATGATTTTATCGACAAATATTATGAGAGCCGGTTCTTTTTCTCATCAAAGGCATTAAGAGCGTCAGGATTTTCGGTCATTACCTTCGAGAACGTATTCCGTCAAAAAGATCCTCAGCTTCTTTCCGTACTTGAGGATATAAGATGTGGGGTTATTACCGATGAGTCAAGACAGATATTGGATAGTAGGGTCAAGTATCCGGATAATATGGATAATACTATAATTATATGCTCAACTAATAAAGAAGCTTATGAGATAAATAAGACTAATCTTGATAAGATCAATAATAAGGTATTTAAGTTCGATGCTACTGTATTCGGGGAAAAGCCTGTAGCTCCCTGTGAGGATGAGCTTATAGTAAAGGTAGGAGCTAAGGTCATAATAACCAGAAACGGCAATGGGTATGTCAATGGTTCGATGGGTATCATAACCAGCATAGATACTGTTGATGAGACGATATATGTTCATCTAGATAACGATACTGAGGTGGAGATAACCAAAGAGAAGTGGGAGAAGATAAAGTACAAGCAGGTGGATGATTCTCTTGAAGGCATTTCTTGCGGCTATATAATACAATATCCATTGAGGTTAGGATACGCCATAACCGTTCATAAATCTCAGGGAATGACTTTAGATAATATATTCGTAGATATCAGCAGAGCCTTCGAAATAGGGCAGATATATACCGCTCTATCAAGATGTAGGTCCATAGACGGTCTTTATCTAAAATCAATTCCTAAAGAAGATATGGTTTTGCTAAGCGATAAGATATCTGACTTCATAGATAAGGTGGATGAGAATGAGGGTGTTTTAAATCCAGAAAAGATATCTGATATCGGTAAGGATATGATCAAGAAACAACAGGATTTGTTTAATTTCAATGAATACGGATTATAATGGCTAAGAAAGAACTTTTTTCATACGTAGATGAGTTAGTATCATCTTTAAATAAAGAGCTTGGAGAAGGCTCAATAATGAACTTTGGCGATGATAAGCCTATAATATCCATACCAAGGGAAAGCACTGGATCGCTGGTGGTGGATAAGGCCCTCGGCGGCGGATGGGCGGTAGGCCGGATTCATGAGCTGGTCGGGATGGAATCTTGTGGCAAGACTATGATGTGTACGTTAAGTATGATCGAGTTCCAGAAAAAACATCCAGATAAGTTGGTAGCTATAATAGACGTGGAGAACGCTTTCGATATTGAGTACGCTAGGAAAATGGGATTAGATATAAACCGGTTTTTGATCTCCCAACCAAGCTACGGGGAGCTGGCTATTGACATCACAGCCAAGTTAGTCGAGTCTGGGAAGGTCGGATTTATTGTCGTAGATTCTGTAGCCAATCTGGTACCGAAGAAGGAGATAGAGGGCGATATGGAAGACAGCAACATGGGATTGCAGGCTCGTTTGATGTCTAAAGCCATGAGGGTTCTTACAGGAATCGTAAACAAAAGCGACTGTGTTCTGGTATTCATCAATCAGTACCGAGAGAAGATCGGTGTTATATACGGCGATCCTAAGGTAACGACCGGAGGTAACGCCCTTAAGTTCTATGCCTCTATCCGTATGGAGATGGCGAGAAAGAAGGTTATATTAGGAGAGGACGGATCTTCAGTAGGTCATGAGGTTAGGATAAAGGTTCTGAAGAACAAGACAGCCGTTCCGTTCCAAATAGCAGAGACAGCCTTGTATTATGGCGTGGGGTTTGATAAGGAACTTGAACTTTTGAAGTTATGCGAGGAAACCGGTATCTTTACCCGTAAAGGATCATGGTACTGGTACGGGGATGTCCGGGTAGGAAATGGGGTGGATAATACGTTAAGTATCATGAGAGATAATCAAGAATTGTGTCAAGAGTTAAGAACTAAATTGAATTTGTAATCATGGCAATAGGAGTAAAATTTGTAGACGTAATACCATCCAGCGTAGAGAACGCTGTCGAGGTTAAGAAGGGGGATGTAAAGAACTATCTGTTCGTAGGTATTCCCATGAGTGAATTTATCGGGAAGAGATATGAGTATGAGGGATTCATATACATGTGCCTACAGGGTGTCACCGGTGGTACGGAACTTGGCGGCGATATAGCCATAGCCGTATTAAGACCGGTTCGACCAGCGACAGGACAGGCTTCTTATCATTTGGTATCGTATACGCCTCTCACATATACGAGATCTGATGTAGCGATATTACTTAGAAATGGCGATTTTAAGGTTGTTAAACGAGACGATTGTAATCTTATCTAATATGGGAACATATATCTCGATAAAATCAACGGTAAACGCATTTAGGTACGGTATTGATCCTGTACCTGAATGGTTCGATAAGATATCCAATAAGACCAATGAAGTCGATGTTATGGTTGACGGGAATAAGGTAAAGGCATTGGATATAAGGCTAGAAAACGGCATTCTACGGGCTTTTTACGGTTATTATATAGGTATGTATCCGGATAACTCAATACAGGTGTTCAGACCGGAGGATTTTCATTCATTATATACGCTCAAGATATGAGAATATACACAGGACTGATAAAAGATCTAGGATGTAGATGCTTTTATTACGATAGCGGGATGAATATTCCTATTGGATCAGTATGCGCTGAGATACCTGATATTGTATCTATATTAATGTCAAGGAAAGGATTGCCTCATTTTTATGAGCATATAGCGATAAAACGTGAAGATAACATTGGCGATAAGCTATTCTTTGATTTTAATGGGTATACCGATCAAAGATCAATTGTATTCAAGGGACTTGCATTACCTGATGTCAATATTGATGAATGTATTAAGTTCGCTCATAATTCTATAGTAAATCCAGACATGAGAAGCGATTTTATAGAAAGCGAGAGGAATGTTATACTAACCGAGATTGATAATGATGAATCATGGATTAATGATAATAGACTTATAGAATTATCTGGAATAGATAAGCGTTGTTTTGTAAATATATTAGGTACTAAAAGATCTGTCGGTAAAATAAAGGAAGATGACCTTACATTATGTCGAGATGCGATATTAAATAAATCAGAGATAGTATTTCATTTATATGGATGCGATGATTTCGTGGATAAACATGTATTAGATATGACAGAATTGTCAAATACTATTGATATCAACTCATTTTATCGTAATAAGCTTAAGGAATTTGCTGTATCTGATCCTAAATATGGTATTTATAAATACAAGAAGAACCCAAGACAGTTATATGTGTCGTTTATATTGGATAATTGTGATTTCAAGAAATTATGTGTATTGTTTATCGTGTTATCTATGATGTGTGGCAATTATAATTTCTCTATGTTTCATTATCTTAGAAATAACGGATTATGCTATTCTGTAAACAAGAGATACATGAATTACTCGAATAGAATAATTGCTAGCTTAATAATTGATGTAAGTCCAGATAAATGTAACATCACAAAAGATTGTGCGATTGATTATGTCAATAATTTTCATCATATAGCGAATAATGACAATATAGAGCTTGTCTTAAGGATGGCTAAGTTATCTGATAAGTTAAATATGATGAATATTGATGATTACTACGAGAACTACATATCTTTTGTAATGTCAAGATTTAATGGGATAATGGATTCATATGACGTATATAACAGTATATCTGTGGATGATGTGCGTGATATGGTTAAAGATATTACTGAGGATAAATTAATAATTCAATATTGTTCCTGATATGAATGCAGTTATAGGAATAGATCCGGGTATAGATACCGGAGGATTGTCTATGATCCCGGAGAACGGGGAGGTTAAGGTAATTATGACACCAAGGATATCGGCTAAGGGAGATATAGATCTTAGGGCTATATCAAGTTTCTTCCTCGATGCCGCTGACAAGATCCAAGAAGAGGGAGGCGGGACGCTGGCGATCGCCGTAGAGGACGTCCACAGCATCCACAACAGCTCGGCCGCCAGCAACTTCACCTTTGGCGGGAGACGCCGGGAACCGAACGCTCTATTCGCTATGATGGTGGAGATGATGGAGCGATACGGATCTCACCCGGATGTTAGGTTCATGTTCGAGGAGGTGCAACCAAAGACCTGGCAGAAGGAGCTTCATACGACAGCCGATCGGGTGTATACGGCGGCTAAGCTGGACACGAAGGCTACCTCCATCCGATGCGCTATCCGCCTTTTCCCTTTGGTGTCTTTCGTAAAACCATGGTCAGGTAAAGGAGTTCAACCTACCAAGATACAAGATGGGATGTGTGACGCTACGCTTATAGCCGAATATATTAGACGTAAGTTTAAGTTATTTTAATACTATTAAGCGTTTATTGTATTTGAGTTAATATAATTATGATTACATTTGCGATGTAATAAAAAGTAGTTCGTTATGCTTATAAGATGCTTGTCGAAATCATTAAATGAGAAGTTGAGTAAATTGGAGCTGGTTGTTAAAAATGCCGGATCTAATTCACTTTATAAGAATATTAAGATAGATATTGTCAATAATCTGGCTTATATCACTTCCGTAAACGCAAAGGTATGTGTTATAGAGCGATTGGAGGTTGAGGCTGACTCTAACTTCTCCTTCTTGGTAGAGGCAAGCTCTTTTATTAAGTTCATGAAAAAACAGAAGAATTGTGAGATTACGATACTGCTTTCGGATAGAAAAGATCAGATCACGATCCACTACGCTTCTGGTGAGTATAGTTGTCCGGCTTTTGATATCAATACATTCCCGCAGGTACATAAGATACTTGATGGAGGAATTAAGGTTAAGATGAGCGATTATGTTTCGGTTCTTAACAAAGCCAGCGATTATACGGAGGTAGATGACTTTTATCCATGCATCGAGAATGTGGTTATTGATATTGATGATATTAATATTAATATAGTAAGTACGGATAGAAATACTATTTACAGGTATTTTGTCCCTAATCAGGATAAGGTAGAGAAGATGTTTATCCCGGTATCGAACGAATCCGCGATATTGCTTGATAAGCATATCAATAAGTCATTAGATACGTTGTCTATCAAAGTAGATGATACTAGGACTTACTTCTCTACCCCTGATATGGATATGTATGAGATTCACTTTGACGGTAATTATCCTAACTGGAGGTTCGTGGACGAGCATTTTGTCAAAACAAGTACCTATGTCTTTGATAAGGATCTACTCGTCCATGCCCTCCAGAATAATATCAAAATAAATGAATTTGATCATTGTAAATTGATATTTACGGAAAAAGGATGCGGTATTATGTCAGAGAACCCTATGTCTGGAAGATCTTGTAAGGAACGGCTTACGGCTTTATCGCATAACGGTAATGATATTATATGCGATGTGCTATGTGGTAGGTATCTTGGTATCGTGAAAAGCATATCATGTAATAGGATCGTTATCGAGCATGACCATAAATCTCATTTCAACAAGATTTATGGGGAGGATAATAAGAACGAGTATTTCTTGTCATCATCAATTATTGTTTAACGTTTAAATATATATAATATGGGAGTTCGTGAAAATTCATTATCGTTTAATACACAATACTTTAATATAAGTGGAGGTGGTGTATTATATCAATCGTCAAGAGATCCTAAGGAAGGTTTCGAGGAGCATATAAATGATAAGACAGGAGCCGTATCATACTGGAGGGTTTTCTGGAATGGTATAGAAGGATATCTTTCCGATATTTTTGTATTAGAGCAGGAGATGAATGGCGCTAAGACAAATTCCTTATTTATAAAAATAAGCGACGAGGAAGGTAATTATGTTATAAAAGTTCCGTTGATGACCTCAAGAGGCGGGATTAACAGCTATGTCAAGTCTCTTGTAAGATACTTGCCTAATATCGACCTGAAACGGAAGATTGTTATCAATCCTGCGCATACTAAAAAGGGAGAACAATATGCTCCCGGTAATTTCTTTATCTCATACGCTAGGGAGACTCCAGACGGAAATGATGAGCTTATCCAGCAATATTATAAGAATGGTCAGAATGGATGGCCTGACAGGGTTGAGAGTACTGATATAATGGGGAATAAGAAGTTTGATTATACGACCCAAGACGCTTTCGCTTATCAGGTACTTAATAAATATATCCAAAGTATTAAGACAGATGGTGTGAAACCTACTCAGTCGGCAAGCCAAAACAACGCTGGTGAGGCTATAACGCAAACGCCCCCACCGTCATACGCTACGCAGGCTCCGCAGCAGACGCCTCCTCCATCATACCAGCAGGCTCCGCCTCAGACAGCCCAAGCGCCTTCTTTTGGAGGTCAGCAGCCGCCACAATATCCTCCTTTTGGAGACGACAGTGACCTACCTTTCTAATTAACTAATTGAAAATGAGTAATTTAATGGAAAGCAATTTTAATATATCTACTAAAGTGAACCGTGTCTCGATGCCTACCCAAAATAAGGTAGATACGGTTATGAAGAACTTAGGGCATCGACCTTGTGTAGCGTATTCCGAGGAAAAGAATATGTATTATAAGGATGGAGAATGGGTAGCGTCAGATCTTGACGCTACTATCTTACCTCTTAGGGAGATGTTCGAAAAGACATCTGATTTGAAGTTAGGATTGAAGATCGTTTATTTAATAATCAAATTATAATGACCAGTATTGAGGATATTAAAAAACTTCTGGAGAGTAAGTCGTTTACATCAGCTAGAGACCTTGACGAGTTTGAGGAGAAGCAGGATGATAAACAAAACGAGGTTAGACTGAATTGCGAACCTATGGTAGGGATGGTGGAGAAAGAGGGAAAGATCTTCCTTAACTCCGTAAGATTCTCGAAAGCATGGAACTCGTTGGGTAAGGATATTCCTATTAAACAGGGTAATGCCTTCCCATTAGGACAGGGTGATGTCCTTGATATAGACACAGGGGTATGGGCATCGTTCCCGGACAATACCATAGGGGTGTTGATGATGCTGCCGTCGTTTATCGGCGATACGGGACTTACTTTGGTAGGATCACCGTTCGTGTCGTCTAATAACTGGAATATCATGATCAGGGTCACTAATGTCCGTAAGGATATAGCTATAGTCGAGAAAGACAAACATATAGCTGAGTTAATTATAGTCGGCAAGATAAAAGCCGATATTTTTAGAACTTATAAAAGTAATGAAGATGTTCGGATTGAAGATAGTAAAGAATAGTTATATAAATACCCTAAAAAAAGATCTAGATGAGGCTATTAGCTATTCAAGCAGATTAAAAAGGGATTATGAGGATGCCCGTAAGAATATAACGGAATTGGAAGAGAAAATAAAGTATCTTGATACGCTTGTTGATTCTCTTGATATGGATATAGATTCCAAGGATTCTCATATAGTTAAGATGGGGAATGAGCTTAGTAAATCAAGAGAGCTATATAATGAGTCGGTAAAAGAGAAAGAAACTCTTAAACGGGCTTATATGGATATTGAGAAGAAACATAAGTTATCATCTAAATTACTCGATGAGGCTAGAAGAAGGTACAAGGAAATAGAGGAGCAAAATAAGGCTATGTCAGATCGTATCCAGTATCTGGAAAATCATATTGATCCTGAGGCTTTAGATGGTGATGTGTCTGATGAGGTTATTGTTGAGGAGGATAAGATGGACCCTAATTCAGGTCATATCGATATACCTGAAAATAATATCTCTGAGGTTACTGGTACCGATGCCGGCAATGACGTAAATGTCGAGAATAAAACTGAGGAGAAGAAGAAATCTAAGAAACGTAAAAAGACTAAGAAAAATGAATAAGATCTTGTTTTTCTTGTTAACGTTATTTACCTTAGCGGCTGTAGGATGTAGTACATCTAGAACCTATTATACGGAGTACGATACTACTGATATATCTTATGTAGTGGATTCCATAGTGTCTTCCGGGACCGTGATGGGCCAATGGAAAGAGTGGCGGTTTACGCTGGACGACGGCCGGGTCGATAACTTTGGCTTTACCGCCCTGTACGACGCCAAGGGAAAGGCTAGGGGTTCGATACAGGTAAGGCAAAGATCCGATACGTTTAATATCAAGATAATCGATTATCATAAAAAGGATAAAAAATGAGTTACGGACTAGGTTACATACCATCACCAGCGGATGATAGGGACGCTATCATGAACATGCAGCACGAGGCTGTTCCTGATGAGTATAAGGTCAATAACATTGATAGCGTAGTGGATCAAGGATCTTCTCCTATTTGCGCTGCGGTAAGCTTAGCTGAGATACTTAACTGGAGAAAAAGTATAAGGGTTATTAAAAGACCGGCTAAGATCTCTCCTTACGATATATATGATCTGAGAGAGGATAAGGATCAGGACGGGATGGTTCTTCGTGACGCTATCAAGTCTATCAAGAACGTAGGCGTAGATGGGGAGAAAATAAACAGTTACGCTAGGATCATAGATCCGGTATCGGCTAAGGTAGCGTTGATGCTGAATGGGCCTCTGGTTATAGGTCTGTATTGCTATAATTATGGTAATCGATTCTGGCAAGGCCAAGGACAGAACTTGGGAGGTCATGCCGTTATCCTCACCGGATGGGACAAGGCCGGCTTCGTCCTACAGAACAGTTGGGGGACGGGATGGGGGAGGTCTGGCGTAGAGACATTCCCGTTCGAGGATTGGTGCTATATGCTAGAATGTTGGACAATAGTTTCATGATATTACTATATAATTTTCGAGAAATTCCGTTCCACATCCTCTTGTGAAAGCCGATGTGGTATATTTAGGACCCGTAGATCAATTGGTTAGATCATCTGGCTCATAACCAGCAGGTTGTAGGTTCAAGTCCGACCGGGTCCACAGTTGGATTAATATAATTTGTCATTAGATTTAGAGTTTAGATTTTGTTTGATACCCTTGTCCGTGAGGATCAGGGTATACGCCCCAATAGCTCAAGAGGAAAGTAGCACATCTCCCCTAAAGATGGGATCCACGTTCGAGTCGTGGTTGGGGTACATGGTGTTTTCTTAAACATATTCCTGTAGGTCGGTAATTAATAACCTCAAATAATATATAAGGTGTTGAAATTCATTTAATATTTTATATATATCTATATAGGATCAGGTTATTAGCTTAAGTCTTGAAATAAAGACTACGTTATTGGAGAATATATAGTTACCTACGGATGTTTATCCAAGTCCGTAGCTCTAAGGTAGGTGATTAAACAGGGATTGTATTTGGGTTCCAGTGTTGCCTATATAAAACCTTCAATAACATTGGCGATGGGTACTAACAGGGTTTTGCCCTGACTTATGTTGAATAAACATTGAATTAGTTTGTAAAATGGTGTATGTACAGGACATAGATGGAAAACCGATGATGCCTACGACAAGGCATGGAAAGGTTAGGCGATTGCTAAAAGACAACAAAGCGGTCGTTGTGAACACATGTCCTTTTACCATCAAATTAACGTACAAGACATCCGATTACAAACAAGAGATTGTGTTAGGCGTCGACTCGGGAACCAAGCATGTTGGTTTGTCAGCTACGACGAAAAGCAAGGAGCTTTACGCAAGTGAGGTTATTCTAAGGAGTGATGTTGTTGATCTTCTATCAACAAGAAGGGGATTAAGGAGGACTAGAAGAAGCAGGCTTAGGTATAGAAAGCAAAGATTCAATAATAGGGTAAAATCCAAGAAGGATGGATGGATTGCTCCATCTGTCCGCCATAAGATTGATTCTCATATTAGAATTATCAGTTTTGTATATTCTATACTACCTGTCTCAAAATTGATTGTTGAGGTAGCCCAATTTGATACTCAAAAGATCAAGAATCCAGAGATATCAGGTAAAGAGTATCAGGAAGGTGAGCAATTAGGATTTTGGAATGTTAGGGAGTATGTCTTAGCAAGAGACGGGCATAAATGCCAGCATTGTAAGGGTAAGTCAAAAGATCCTATCCTTAATATCCATCATATTGAGTCAAGGAAGATAGGAGGAGATTCACCATCCAATTTAATTACTCTTTGTGAGACTTGTCATAAGGAATTTCATAAAGGAAATATCAAATTGAAAGTAAGCAGAGGCAAGTCACTTCGTGACGCAGCCGTCATGGGAATCATGAAATGGAAGTTGTACGAGGAGTTAAAATCCAGATACGATAACGTTTCGATGACGTTCGGATACATAACAAAATATAATCGTATAAACCATGGAATTGAAAAATCCCATGTATCCGACGCTTTTGTGATTTCAAGGAATTTTAATTCATGTAGGCTTGGATATTATTACAAACGTAAATTAGTTCGTCGCCATAACCGTCAGATTCATAAGATGAAAATATTGAAAGGAGGAATTAGAAAGCGAAACCAGGCTCCTTTTAAAGTTTTTGGATTTAAGTTATTTGATAAAGTGATGTTTCAAGGAGAAGAGCATTTTATTTACGCAAGAAGGCTTTCTGGGCAATTTAATATTCGGGATATTAATGGAGAGAATAAGAAAGATGTATCTTGCAAGAAATTAAAATATGTCAGCCATGGCTTGGTATCTGTTAAAACGAATTTATTTTTATCACAATGAATATTGTATTTAATAAATCGCTCATATATGAATGAGCGATAATAAATGTATAAAATATATTTATACAAAATTTAATAATTTAATCATATGGATATAAATCAAATAAAAAAGTATCTACCAGCAGGATGGGATGTGGTTGATCTAATAGATCACGGTATAATCGATCTTGATATTATGGACGGAAAGATGATGGGGGAATATGTGGCTATGTTGATGATAAGGTCTTGTGAGAAGGCTACTAAGTCATATACCTTAACCAGTTTCTCGTTCCATGATAAAGATATAGAGAAGTTGAGGATGTTGATAGGTAATGCTATAATGGCGGTAGGATATAGGAATAATCCTCTGACAGGAGATGGGAACACGGCGATCAAATAAAGGTGCTGAATATACTGAGAGAGGGATATTGGATATCCTTAACAGACAGTTCTTGGTGTCTCCTAGATGGATTATAAACAACTTATATGTCTATAACTGGGAGTCTGATTATCTGGCTATAACCAGATCCATGTACGCCTATGAGGTTGAGGTTAAGATCTCGCTTGCTGACTACAACAAGGATTTCGAGAAGGAAGGCAAGCACCAAGTAATGCAAGGCTGGTTCGAGGCTCGAAGGCAAGCCTTGTACGAGGCCGGAGGCTGGACTAGGTACGGTAGACCCAACTACTTCTACTACTGCGTACCGGATGGGTTGGTGGATCCAAAGGACATACCTCCGTACGCCGGGCTTGCTTATGTTTGTGGCAGGAATTTGAGAAAGGTTAAGGACGCCCCTATCCTACATCGTGATAAGTTTGATCCGGAAGCCTATAAGATGGCTGACAAATTCTACTATAATTGGTGGAATGAGAGACGTAAGGCTAGACAGATAGAGGGGAAGGATATGAAAGACGAGTTTAGGAAAAGCATGAAAAAGGTTAAGGAGAAGATAACCGTCGATGCCAAGATCAAGGCGATGGAGGCGTTCTGGAGCGTCTGCGATTACGCCTACTGGCCGTACGGGGGAAGAGGGGTGTCCGGAATGAGACCCAAATGTTCCGCTTGTGGTGAGGAATGTAAATTACAATGTCCGAAGGGGAAAGAATTTAAAGACAAGATAAAATGAGTAAGATTAAAGATTTATTGGCAAGAGCCATTTCATTAGCTTCAGAGCAACCTATGAGCTATAAAGAGGCAGTTGAGTTACTTGATGGTATAGATACGTGTAAGGTCAAGATCTGGCTGGAAGAAGGGGCTAAGATGCCTGAATACGCCCATGAGGATGACGCTTGCATGGATTTGTTTGTTAAGAATATAGAACTTGACAGTGGTAGGATCATATACCATACTGGAGTGCATGTAGCTTTACCTGAGGATTATGAGATGGAGATCCGCCCTCGTAGTAGCATAACCAAAACCAAGTCCATTATCCAAAACGCCCCGGGAACTGTTGATGAAGGATATAGGGGTGAGATTATGGTAGTATGTAGACGTATAGATCGCTATGGAGATCCTTCTTATTCGGCAGGGGATAAGGTAGCTCAATTGCTTATCCGTAGACGGGAACGCATCGTATGGGATCAAGTGGAGTCGTTAGAAGACCTTGGAGAATCCGAGAGAGGAAATGGTGGGTTTGGTAGTACTGGAAAGTGATTAATGTATTATGAGCGGAAGAATTAAAATAAAGCCCAAAAATAAGGATAAGAAACCTAAGATCGATGTATTTAAGGTAATAGAGAACCGGTTCAAGAATATGAACGAGCTTCGGGATCTTATCGACATGGATCCAAGGAAAGGGATGGTCAGGATCCGGGACGGAGCCGGCTTCAGGGAGGTGGAGCGGGGCGGGTTCCTGCACCGGAACTACCTTAACCTGTTGGAGGAGGAGCTGGGAGCTAAACTATCAATAGATCTTATAGAAAGGTATATCAAAAGATAATAATATATTAAATCGTAAAATTATGAATAGATATGTAAAGAAACCAATTGCGATAGAAGCCGTAAAATGGGAAGGCTTTAATAATGATGAGATCAAGGATTTCGCTGGTGATAACGTTAAAATAGAAGTTATTCGTGAAGGTGACGCTGATAACGGGATACCTCCTTCTGTTAATTGTAGTATAGAAACCCTTGAAGGTGTTATGAAAGCCAATGTAGGTGATTACATCATCAAGGGAGTAAACGGGGAGTTTTATCCTTGCAAGCAGGACATTTTTGAGAAAACATATTTACATGAAGATGATATGGGTAACGTATCCGACGGATATCATACATTTAACGAACTATATAAATATCGAATGCTTTACAATGCCGCTTTCTTCAACGAGCTGGCTAAAGGGGATGTAAAGGTCTGTAAGTCACATAAGCATTATGATGGGGAGGAATGCTTCGGTGGAGGATGGTTTATTGTAATGGCCGAACTACCTACAGGTCAGATCTCCAATCATTATGAGAACCGGTATTGGGGGTTATTCAATATCCCTGAACTTGATACGGCATGGGAATGGGATGGACATACGCCTAATGAGGCCGCTGATAGAATAGAATCGTATTTGAAGTCAAATTGATATTAATATCTGCCCTAGGAATTACTTAGGGCAGGTTCGTTTTATATACCGAAGTGCCTACCACGATCTGGCTGTCTATATCCTCAATCAACTCAATGATCTCATCCCTTATATCGTAAGAAAGCAAGATCGGGATTATGGTTAGCATAAAAGATAGTATTATTCCTGATCCTATTATGATAGTAATATCATCACACTCTATATCTAACATCGGCATGACAAACATCAACCCGGCCGTGAATATCATTACAAACAACGTGGATATCTCATTTATCATATCCCTCTCCATTACGTCTTTAATCATATCTCCTCGACTTTAGTATGGTTTATTATCCTACTGATATGACGGATACTTAATCCAGTACTGTCCTTTATCCTGCCATACACGTAGTTCCTAGATACGACAGTGGCCAAATCACCTAGCTCATTAAGTATCTCGTCATACATCTTATGTATCTCGTTGTTGCGGATAACCGTACTATCCCTTACATTTATCTTCTCGATATCTTCATCGCAGAAGAAGATCTTGATTTTATGTAGTATGTCTCTAAACATGATTGTAGTTTTGTTCCAAAGATATGAATTTTTGATATCCGGTCAAAGATAAGACAGGGAGAAGCCAAAAAGAACGGGAGGCGGTGGTAGGACGGGGGAGGCCCGGAAGGACGAGGTCTCCCTCCTTATCTGAGGGTTAAAATACCCCCCCCCCATGTATTTAACTTTTTTATTCATAATATGTTATGTTTTAATTATATCGCAAATATAATAAAATTAATGAGAAGGCCGTGAGGGGACGATGGATGGATTTGATGGGGATATGGGGATATGAGGGATATGTTGGGATGCGCATCACATGTAGAGGTATGCGGGATTGCGGGGATATGAGGGATATGCGGGACGGACCACCTCCCCGAAATCGGGCCGTGGGGTCTGCCGTTTTTTTGGACCGCCCCCCAATCCACGAAGGGCGGGAAAAAGGAACGGCAAACGACCAGCCAACCAAAAAGGAATGCTTATTTTCAATTTAAATTGTTGATTATCAATGATATAAACCAATATTTTAATATACATTTACATTTGATTAGTTTTATTATATATAATCGTTGGATTTTTATTGTAAAATATTTGTTTGAAAATAAAACATGTATTATATTTGCAATGTGAGATAACAATATTAACAAACGAGGCGTGCTAGATGCCTATACAAGTCCCTAGGGCAAGGGCAAATCTAATGACAAGTAAAGATCTTAACAAAGTACAAAACGAGGTAAAAAAAGCAAGTGAAAAAACATTAACAGGTGCCGTAAAGGCATGGTGCCAACTTTTTAAATCTGGTAAAGAGATAAATGAGATATTAAAGGAAAATGATATCAAGGTAGATAAGGAAATTGTACCCGCTTTGGTATCATTAGCTAAAGATAAAGAGGTTGTAATACAACTTTGTAAAGAGATACTTCCATGTATTGACAATACTTTTTGCGCATATAAAGAGGTGGAAAGAGAATATTACGACAAGCAGGATGCGGAAAAGAATGTGAAATTATCAGAGGATAAGATAAACGAAATTGCTATAATAGGCAATACGCATAAACGTTTTGGATATAATGAACCTATAGCCTATGAGTCTGGAGTATATTATGAATCTTATAACGGCACTGACAAACGTATTGTAAAGTGCGCCGTTCCTATCAAACGTTATACGTTTAATCTCATTGCAAAGTGCGTTACATACTATTTGACGCATCCTAAAAATGATAGATAGCAAACGATTTGCCCCCTATTTAATTACATAGGGGGCGTTATGGTGGCATACCTATGCGTTCTCGTCGCGCCACTGATTTAGACTAAATAGGTGCTATCTTTGATATTTTGATATAAACATATTGCTGGTCGTTAGGGTTCCGAGAGCTTGCAGTAGATAGGCCGCCGCTTAACAATGTGGTTTAAGTACTAGTCTGGTCTAGACTAGTACTATTATCTTTTGGTTTATATCAATTTGGTAAGTACGCTAGGTCAACCTAGTAGGCCGTGTAAAACACGGGGTATATTGGTGTATATACGCATGTATATGGCGTATGTCTATGCGTTGTGAGAGTAACACGCATTGAGTGTATTACGGTGTTATTTCCGTGCTAATGTATCAATACGACGTATGTTAGGGTTGCTTAAATACCTAACATGTGTACGGATAGTAAATAACAACCCTCACAAGGGTATTTCGTGCGGTTAAATTGACGGACGAGGTACGCCTTGTCGGTACGTATCACGGATAACGTATGTACGTATTTGGCCCCGTTCGTTCGGGGCAAAGGGACAAATCCAAAGGGAATATGGAGGGAGTGGTGTGTCCGGCCGGATGTATTGATAACGGCGGCCGTGTCGTCCCCGGCCTCCCGTTTCTTATTGGTGCCATTAAAAAGAATAGATTATGTACAAAAAAAAGTTTGATAATTTAAATAAGAAATTATCCATTCAAAAAGAAAAGGTTTTAAAGCCTATCAAAAAAGCCCAAATGGAATTTTACGTTGAGCTTACCAAAGAGCTATACGAGTCTAATAAATTAGATTGTAGTAGAGATTCTGATAAATGTAGGCGGAAACGTGTTAGTTACATGGCAAACAAATTGCGGCAATAGATCGTTTGTTTTTATTTGATTTTAAAGTTTGTGCCCTTTCGTACTGTAGTGATATAGGACGAAAGGGCTTTTTTGTGCCTATATTTTACAAAATGATAGAATGTGTATATATTTTGCTTACACATAAAAGTGTTAAGGCGGCAAATTTTAAGCCTTGATCGAAAATGTGTAAGTAAAATGCTTTATTTAGCATCATTTTGTATACATATATATCCATGCGGACGGGTATATTGTGCCCTTATGTATGGTTTTGCGCTTGAATCGATCCTAAAAGGTATATAATAGGCGGTACTTATTGTATATTTTTTATCTATGTCTGGGCTTATCTTTCCTTAGAGGTAGCTCTAGGGGTTGATATATATTATTTTATTGATACTCAATTAATTGTATTATTTGCGTTCAATTTTAAAATCGTGGTTACTTATTGTATATTTTTATGGGTGTATTTATATATTTGGTGCTTACCTTGTTTTGTTGGTATATGGCGTTTGAGTTGGGGCGGTATGTTATAGCTACGGGCGACGCTCTGCCTATAATCATAGTTTCTTTATTGGTTTTATTATCAATACATTGTATTAGGCAAGTATATAAGGCAATCAAGAACAAGGGCCTCGATATCCTAGACTAAATCAGCGTTCCACGTGGAACAAAGTAGCGGAAGGTCTTAGGATTTCGTGGGGATTTCGAGGGAGGGGTGGGGTTTGCGTGATGGGCACTTCCAAACAAGAAAAAACACCTCCAAACAAGAAAAAAAACACCTCCAAACAAGAAAAAACCCCTCCAAACAAGAAAAAAAACACCAACAAACAAGAAAAATACCTTTCGAGCAAGGGAAACGCCTTTCAAGCAAGGGGTATCTTCCGATCAAATGTAAAAGTTTACAAGTGGTAGGAGTTTCCGGTCAAGGCAAGGCGGTTGTGAGCGATGGCGGGTAGATATTGTTTATTGGTATGGGGCGATGCGGAGGAAACCAAGGGAAACGGGAGGCGGCGATGGCGTGGGGTAGGTCCCGCTGGTCGTCCGTCCCTGTTTTCCTTTGGCGGTAGTGTAATATTAAAAATCTGATAGTGATATGACGAAAGAAGAGGCGAAAGAAAAGTTCGGCGATAATATAATAAACAAACTATTGTCGCTTGGTGCTGAACCGACAAACGTATGCAGGGGTGACGATATTGTGGAATGGTGCAGTGATGGGTGTGTAAAAGTGGGCGATATTGAGGTATGGGCTTACTATTACTTTTATGAAGGAGAGAATCCTGATTTATGTAATTGGGAGGATCGTATGGAGATAGAGGTAGAGGAATGTTGGATTTAAAATTGACTGATATGAGATTCATGTATTTAACGGAGCTTAGAGGAAAGGATATATGCGTAGGCGACAAAAAGTGCAAGAGGGTAAAAATATATGTAGGCAGGCCGTTGGCGGATACGCCTAAAACCTATAAACGAATAGGTGGATTTGTAGCAAAAGAACTATCCAACGCTTATAACAGCGGTTGTGTTTCCATCTATGAAGCAAAGGATAAAACGCTCAGATATTCGGTTTATCGAGACGGTTGTTTCTATCCTTATTACGGGAAATTAGAGGTGGCAGAATAACACCAAGGGGAACGGGCGGCGGTGTCACGGCGTGGTAGGCTGCGGGTGTCGGCTGCCGTTCTTTCCTTTGGCGTGGTAATATAAAATACTAATAACATGGACGAGATTATAAAATTACAAGATGAGATACTGTCTTATCTTCGTAATAATATTACAAAGGACGAGGCATATCATATCCTTACGACTGATAAGGATATGATAGAGGTTCTTATATCAGATAAGAAGGACGGGAGCAAACGTATCAAGATTCTTGATGCGGAATATACTATAGAGAAGGATGATATGTTATTGTTATTCGATACTGATGGGGTGATAGATGAGTGTCTTTTGGTTGCCAGCTACATAGGGATAAATATGTATTTCCGCAGGCAAGATGTCAACGCTATTTTGAATAATATCAATAGAGAGAAAGTTATGAAATATCCTTACATAGCTATTCAGTTAGATAATATACAGACTATAGAAAAGCGTAGGGTTATATTCGAGATAACCGGTCATAGGGTGGATTATGATAAGGTGGATTTTATGTTTGTTTATTTTATGGCTAGAATATTATGAGAGCGAGAAGGGCTGTGAAAGAAAGAGATATTGTGAAGATATTGGTATTCGGGTATGATAGGACGCTTATAAAATCCATTAAGGATTCCGGATTCAGAAGTATGTCGGATGTAATATCGTACGCCAATAATATGGTCGGGGATAAGCCCATTGATCATATTAGGGTGTCGAATGAGGCTCGTGGATGGTGTGGGTCATATACTAATTATGGTAAAAGGATAGATTAGTTTGATAGGAGGATATGATATGAGAAGGATTATAAAAGAGAAAGACGATATCAAGGTATCTATATTTAACGGATGTAGGTTGGCTCATGTTTTCATTGATTCTGGGTATAGGAATATAGCTATGGTGATAGCCGATTGCAATAGAATAGCTAATGGTTGTTATCATATACATCATATTGAGGTGGTAAATATGGATAGGGGATGGTATGGTATATACACCTTATATGGAAGGAAAATAGATTAGTCGGATAGTGAACAACAAAGGAGGTATATATGGATAATATTATAACAAACGCGGATGGCGTGAAAGTAAAAGTAAGAGTATATGATTTTGGCGATGAAGTGGCTGATAGATATACCATAGTATATGTAAATAAAAATATAAAGGATGGTTATGGGGTGGTGTATTATCCTGTTTTCTCATGTAGTGAGGATCCATTCCATCCATTAGGAGTGGGGATGTATGCGGGAGATTATTATCCGCATAGAAGTCATATGTACAATTTTGGTAAAAGAGTGAAGGATATAGATTCACTGCCAAAGAAAGTGATTGAATTTATAAAATATATTACACGATGAACGAAATAACTTACAACAATTACGATTTGGTTGCTTTTGAACAGAATGGGGAAGTGGTAGTAGCCGTAACATTCTACAGGTATTACAAGAAGAAAGCTAAAGGTGAGGTTAATTATAGATGGAGAACCAGATGCCCGGAGCTGGTGGATAAGATCGTAAAACACCGTACCAAGGTATTTACCGGTCAACTTATCCAGTTAGCGAAGGCGTATGGGGAGAAAAAGGTTATAAAATATCAAAAGGAGGAGGAAGAAGTATGTCAAGATACGATAGAGACGCGATAGAAATATATATACTGGATCATATAGATACAGATAATTATGGGAAGCAGTTTAAATATGATAGGGAATATCTATCTTTTATGCTTAACGTGTTCAAGGATGAGTATAGAGAACATATCAAAAGGGATGGGATTAAGAAAGCTTTTGAGGATTACATAATGAGCGTTCCATCCATATTTAGGATTCATATAGCGGATTGCGACATTAGATATTTATTACGTTCATGGGGCGTGGAGTTCGATGAGGATGATGATGAGATATACATCTTATACAAGAGGATCATAAGAGAGGTCTTTTTTAAGATGTGTGAGGATATGAAAGTTTGTTAATGTTGAACCAAGCCTTGGCGGGGCGGAAGGAATACCATGATCGTACGTGTGCGGATATGGTCCGGGGTCGGTTCCCGGCGCCTTGGCATAATTTAAATATAAATGATATGGGAGATAATATTTTAAGAAAAGCGGCTGATGAGTTAAAGAAGGCCGGTTGCAGGGTTTTCGCATGGCAGGATGATACTTATAATAGAGGTTGGAGTAAGGGTGATTATACGATGTTGTATTACGCCTTCCCTGATTCACCCAACATCGGGTATCTGAGTCATGGGGAATATGGGATGAGCGTAGCGTATAGTAGAGCTTATATACCGAGCTGTGGAAATGGATCGGGGTGTTGTGTCAAGGAGGAAGCTACGTTTGACCTTGAGACGGCGTTAGACGTGCTGAACGGGCCGTTACCTAGGTGGTGTAGGTCTTATGGGGTTTATCCAAAGCAGTACGATAATATTGATAAATGGTATAATAGCGATAATCATAACAAAAAATTATTTAAGGAGATTTGATATGGAGGTAAAAGATTGGGAAAATCTGGTTTTGAATACAGAAGTAGGATCACATTGTTTTGTTACGCTGATTGATAATAATGACATCAGTAGAGGTTACGCGCAGATCAGACGCGCAGAACATTTCGGGTATAATATCTGCTTCACTCGGTTATATGGGAATAAGTTTTATTTCGAAAAAATAGAGGAAGGACGTACGCAACAATACATCAATAGGAGAAAATAATATGGTGATAGAATTTGATTTTGAGATATACAAAAACGGAGATTACGATAAGGTATATCTCCGCAACGGGAAAGAGCCAAGAGTATTATGTGATAATGGGAAGGGTAATAGTCCTATGGTCGTGATGATTGAGGATGATAAAGCGGATGATTATATTATTCTTCGTTATAACGAAACTGGCAGGAGGAATATCAATGGTCAATCGGGTCTCGATCTTATGTTATCGGTGAAAGAACGGGAACCAGAGTTGTGGGTTGTTGTTATATCTTACATGGATAACAAGGATAAGAGGCAAAAGATGGTCTTGCCTAATTTTTTCTCAAAGAATATAAGAGGGAATATATATCTTCAAGGAAGCTCTAAATCAAGTGTATCATATTATGTTGATAAGTTAGAAGAAGATGGGTGCTTCGATGAGCTATGCGAGAAGATAAGGGTAAAGAGAGATCGTATTTACAACATGGAAATAATATCACTATCAGATGACGAGGCGACAGTTTAATCAGTTGATAAATGAGCTAGACGGCAAAAGCCCGTTTATCGTATTACATAGGGATGCCGTTGCGCCTAAATACGTGGGCGTGGAGGTGTCGAAGGATGGGATGGTATACAGATATGCGATAATAGGGATAAACGATGAGTATAAGGCTAAAAAAGCCCTTATTTCGAAAATATTAGGCATAGCTAGTTACCTAAATGGCAATAAGCCCTTAAAAAAGGGTTAATTAGATGTATTTATGACCTGCGGCATCATATACGATATAATGCCATAAATGACGTTGTATAGAGGATATGTATGATAATATGATAGATAACGCATTCGTGTCTTGATATCATAATATTATGCCATTATATCCTCTTTTTGTATAAAAAGGATAACAAATAATATAAATATCTTGGATATGGAAGAGATTAACATAGGTGATAAAATTATGTTCCATATTACTGGGAATCATAATATGGGATATACCAAAGGGAAGAAGTATATCGGGACGGTATTAAGCCTGGATATTCGATCACGCCTTCATGTGCGGGCGGAAGGCATGCCTAGAGCTTGTATTGATGAGCGGGATGTGGATAAGTTTATCAAGGAGGGTATGGATTTTGATATGAATGAGGCGATCCCGAATCCTGTGGCAAGGGAGTTGTATAAGTTGATGGGTAGGTACGTTTATACGTTCGGTAGGTCTCATGAAAGTACCAACGGCTATATCGTGTATGAGTGTATAATGATGGGCAGGGATTTAAGACATAATGTTATGTCTGCGTTGCATGATCATGGATTCGAGACACGGCATATTGATAGTTATTCTTGGTGGATGACTAATGAGAGAATGATGTCTGAGGTGACATATGCGGAAGGGGATATTCATATAATTGTTCATGAGTGTATGGAGGATTATGTGGATAACGTGAAATTTAGGGAGGAATTTTATAAAAACAAGGAAATATGATAAGATACTTACTCGTGACGGCGATGATAATATTGACACCGCCAAAAGGGAACGGTGGTCTGCCCCACGCCCCAAGGCCTGCCGTGGTAGAGGCAAGGGTATGGGATAAGCTGGCGGCCGCCCTATCTTTCGTGGAGTCAAGGGATAACGATCGAGCGTATAACGTCTCATCCGGGGCTTTAGGGAGGTGGCAAATGAAAAAGGTATACGTTGATGAGGTTAATAGGATATTACGCCTTAAACGGGATAAAAGGAGATATAGATACGAAGATCGAACGAATCCTGTCAAGGCTAGGGAAATGTTCGAGATATATCAATCTCATCATAATCCAAATAGAGATATAGATCGGGCGATAAAACTACATAGGGGATTACATTCTCCCAAATATGTTAAGGAGGTTAAAATAAAATTGAGGAAATGATATGAATAAAGAGGTGCTGATAAGTATGGTCAATAGCGGTAAGATAAGATTCATTCCGTTAAGAAAATGTTTTTTGTGTAATGAGTATATAGGATACAAATTCGTCAGGATGTATAATGGAAATACAATACCAGTGTTTTCTAGTGGATGTAGGTGTTGTGGCATGAATAATGGGACGTTATCAGAAAGGACTTGGGATGAGGTGTTTGATGTTGTCAAAACGGCACAAAACAAGCCTATAGATGAGAGAACGGAGGAAAATGAATTTATATTAAATAGTTTAATATAAGGAGGTATTGTATATGAAATGGGTGATAATAAAAGGCGTTAGATACCCTATCTCCGTGGTGTCAGCCTTCGCTGCGTATTACGGGGATAATCCCTTTTTGAAGATAAGGATAAGAAACAAATATCACATAATTTATTTTGATAATATGGATTATCTGAATATTCAGATAAGGTATTTGATTAACAACTATCCTGACTTCGTGCAGATAGGGAATTGGTATATATCCAAGAAGCAGGTGATGTCGTGGGCACCCAAGGGGCAGGCCGTGGACGGATCGGGCTGGGTTATATCCTTCACCCTGTCCTTTGGTTTGGATAATGGGACTCAAATTAAGTTTGATAAAGAAGATGAGTACTTAAATGAGATAGATAGGCTAAACGAGTTGTTTAATGTAATATTATGATATGAAAAGCAAGAAAGATTATATAAGCATGCTTAACGATCTTGGTAATTCTTTGTCTAGGGAAGAATGGATAATAGGCGGTAAGGATAGATATACTGGTAGGGATAATTATGGGGTTATGTTGAAAAGATATGACCCCATAGCTTTTGAGGTAGGATATAACGAGTGGAAGAAACAACCATAAACAATAATAATATGGAAGAAAAGTTGATTCTTAATAGCGCAGAAGATGCTGAAATAATATCAGTAAGGCTAAGTCCAGATAAAACACCCATTGCTTATGAAAATAAAGTTAGATGTTTGATGTTGTCAGGATTAAGCCGGGAAGAAGCGGAGAAAGTAGCGTTAGAGCCAATGGATCTTGAGCTATATTATGAGATAGGCGCAGGGCTGATGGCCGTTGACCCAGCGGCGGTGGAGTCAGGGATAATCTGGAGTCCTTATACAAGGGAGCTGTATCATGAAAATCATGATATTTAAGGAGTATTGAGACTGATAGTGATCAAGACAAATGATGTTGTTTAATTAAAAAAATAAATTGTTATGGAAATGAAAGAGCATTTATCGGTTTATCTAGAGAGTGGATATCTTTTTGACGATATGTCAGGAAGATTAAAGTGGTTTGAGATTGATAAGATCTTGATCAGTTTTACATATGGAGTAGTTAGATATGTAGGAACATGGGGAGGGTGTAGGACTGAGAAGACATTAGATGGGGAATTATTTTATTCGTCCGGAGAATGTTTTAAAAAGGGCAAGAGCATCCCTAAGACAAAACTATCAATGTATGATGTTTTTAAGTCATTATATGGGTTCGTTCCAATAGGTGATGTGTGGAAATACAAAAACGGAAGAGCTGTCAAGGATAAGTTGGAACATTTTGATGTTGAAATAGATAATAAAGGAAAAATTTATTGTAAGGAAACATATTACAGAACATGTGAAGATGTGTATAAATTCAATGACTTAACTGTAGTTGACAAGAATGGAGACATGAAATTGGTAAAATCTTCAAAAAGTAAATTAATGCTTACTGATGATCAATTAGATGTTGTAGAGAGAATGAAAGGCATCATTGATGACATGGTTAGGTTAAAGATGATTATGTATATTGATCAAGATTATAATCTCTGTTTTTTGCCGGGAGATAAAATAGAAGATTTGACAATGGATGAAACAGATGGATTTGTGGATACCACCGGTATAGTGACATCTATAAAATCTAAGGATGTAGTGGAGTTTTATGTAGAAAACCCATTCGTAAAGATAAAGGATGAATGATATCTGAATCTGGATTGTGGTGGTTCGTGAGAATAGCCACAATCATATCTCTAAACGTGAACATAAGGAGGTATGTATGTCATTCGATTGACGTTAGGGATCTAGTTATATTAAAAGAGGAGGGATTATGAAAGAGATTGTATTAAAACTGTATGAGTTTGATGAGCTGTCAAAAGATTCACAAGAAAGGATCATAGAGCGTGAGCGCTGGAATATAATGGATTGTTGCATGGAAGCTTATGGTGCTGATTATATAAGCACCATGAAGTCTTTTGGGGATCTGACAAATACTGAGGCTTATGGCTGGGAAGTTGGATATACGAGGTATGATTTTAGATTCAAATTCAAGTACAATGATCCTATATACTGTCATCCAACTGATTATGATAAGGATATATATCCTAATAACTTATGTGGCAAATTACTGTTCAGGTATATCAACAACAACATTATGCCACGTATTATCAAGGGCAGGTGTTTCTCCACGCCATGTAAATATGTTGATGGGAAATACGAGTATAAGCACAAATATAGTAGGGTGATGTTTGACTATGGAGATAATTTCCCATTGACAGGGATGTGTTATGATTTATATCTCCTGAAACCTATAATTGATTATTACAATGCATGGTGTACTTATCCGGAGGGTTTTTCTTTAGAGGATTTGATAGAGCAATGTTATGATAATTTCTTCAGGTCATGGCATGAGGAATATGAACATTGGGTTGACGATGAAGATGCGATACGTGAGGAGCTTCATCATAATCAGTATGAAGATCGACTCTATTATGAGAATGGGGATGTGTATGTTGGATCATTAAATGAAATAGTATGAAAACACAAGAAGAATATGCTCGTGAGATCGATGAGATCGTTCGCCGTGATGTAGAGAGTTACCAGAGTGACTGGTTTAAGATTGATAAGGAAATATTCATGCTTCCGGAAAACAAGAACAAGACATTTATTCTCGGAACCCGAAAGACAGGATGTGATTTGTTGATACTGGGAGGCACTAATTGTGATGAAAGTTATTTGGATGGGGTTTTTGGGTGTCTTGGTAATGAGAAATTCTATGTTTGCCAGCCAATATCTCTTTATGAGACAACACGAAATATCCAGGAAAGACCTGCCTTGTACGCTTTTAAAATAGCGACCGAGTATCTCAGGGCGCATGGAATGGTTCCCGTATTTGAAAATTCACATTGCAAATTGATGAAGTTATGAATATAGAGATAAGGTGATTATATACCAATTTACACCAAAAGCGTAAAACAATATACATTTGTACGAAACATCATACTGGGTATCACCAATACCCTCTACCGGTTGCTTAAAAGTGAGATCGCCGGATTCTTTTACTAAACAAAACGTTTTTGATTTTACTTACCCAACGAATATTTTTTTTAGGGTAAAACCTTATATCAAAGACCTCTTTTACCCAATCGTCTTGTCCGAAACAAGGGACTATGTGATTCGATTGGGTGAAACAAAATTAGAAAAGAAGAATATGAAATTAAATAACATCTGTATGTTTTATAACATATCTGGTGTAAAATAGTATATAATCGCCAGAGATAATAAGATATAGGCTTCCGATTTATTGGGCTTGCCCGTTAATCAATGATGATTACGCTGGATTAACGGATAAAGAATGTGAGGAAATCAAACGCTTCTTGGAAGCAGCAGAAGGTTATCCGGTAGATGTAGATTGGGAAACACAAGGATTCTACCGTTGTAATGACGTAGGAACACTCCCAGAAAAATGTGCGGATTTTATTTTTCACAAGTATAATGATTAAACTAAAATGATATGGGAACTGCAAACAAACTAATTTATAAGCAAACAAATTATTTTAAAGAAGACGGAGAGGAATATAGAATAATAGTCACTATATCTTTAGATGATGATTGTCATAACAATATGTGCGACTGGAGCATAACGGCCGATATTGAGCATAAGACCGAATATGGATATAGAGAGTATATGGGAGGCTGCTGTCACGATGAGATTATAAAACATTGTCCGGAATTAGCTAAATTCATACCGTTGCATTGTTGTAATCATTATGGTGCTCCTATGTATCCGGTGGAAAATGGTACGTATCACATAAAGAATAGCGATAAGTCTGTGGCTATTGAATATTTACGTATATCAGACAAGGAATATTCCAAATTATCTGAAGCGGTGGGCGATAAGGTGTATTTCAAGTATCTGCTTTTCAATCTGGGAATTGTGGATAGATGGAAACGTGAATCAGACGAGCTTCTTGTTGAACTTGAAGACCTGTGTGGCAAGAAATGGGTAAATCCGTATACACCAGAAAAGGAAAGATTTACTTTGATATTAACGGACAAGGAACGTTTGCTTATTGAAGAGCACATTAAAGCCGGGTATTATTCCGCAGAAAATATCGAAAAACGTAAGGAGGAGGCTCATAAGGCAAAGATGTTGAAAAAGCGTATTGAAATTTGTGAGCAATACGATAAGATGATCAGGAAAGCGGAAACAGACAAAAAGGTAATGCTCTGTGTATTTGATTATGGATTGTCAACCGATAATGTGATATATTACCCTCACTCAAACACTTTATCTTTCAACTGGCGTGATTATGGGGAAAAGATCACACAAGAAGAGTTTGATGATTTCGTGAATAACGTGGATCGTTCCCGACTTCCGGAAGGAATTAAATTTGAGTTAAAGTAATTTTTAGTCTACACATAATCACTATCAGAAAAATGAACAAGATTATAGAAGATTACAAAAAGATAGTTGCCGGCAACAAAGCCGGCAAAAACATCTGCTTTATGTCAAGAGGAGAATACGCTGATCCGAAAATAGCGTACAAAGGTATCCTCATGAATTACTGGGATGTGTATGATTGTATGGATGAGGTAGAAGAACCGACAGATGATGATTGGTTAAACGCAGTAAGTAATTTGTTTGACTCATATACATATGATGTTGAGAATACGGATGTTGATAAATTCAAGATGTCGGATGTAATGAACGTATATCGTATTATTAATCTGTAGTTGTATAACAAAAAATATTGATATGAACAACTCTATGGTCGCTCACTTATGGGCAAACGAAAAGAAAGAATCCGCAAGAGGTAGTAATCTTTTCTTTGAAGGTAGAAGTATTTATTCTTATGGTTATCATTTTGAGGTTGGAAGAATCGTAAGAAATAAGTGTGGTGAAAAGGCGTATTTGCTTAACGATAAGTATTATTCTTCTTCTACCTGTAAACATCAACGTTGTGTTCGTAGTGCAATACCAACTGGTTCAAAGGTATTTTCTGTTGGATATAATATGTCTGATGATGGCAGCATGGCTTTTATCACCAGTCGATTGGAGCTTATCAAAGAGGTTATCGAGAAATACAAGAAGGTTAGAACAAGCCTGTCTTATAGGGATGTTTGGGGAGTATTTAGAAGTCTAATGGATTATATTGAGTTCTTTAATATGGGTACTCCCAAGAGCCTTCTTAAAAAGAGTGCAAACACCTGGATCGGAACTAAACATGAGTTATCTTATGAATCGGATAAGATTAAAAGTGAATATGTCCATGAGTTAAAGCGTGTGTTTGAGGTATTGCTAAATCATCAAGCGTTAGAAACTTTAGGAACGACCAATGTGATAGTAGATGAGATTTGTGGTGAAGGAACGTGGGCTAAGTATGTGGCCAGATGTCAGAGATGGGAAGACAGTCAGGCGAAAAAAGAGGCTTTAATTTTTGAAAAAAGAAGAAAAGAAAAAGAAGATCGCAAGAAAAAATTTGAAGAACAGATCGAGATGTGGAAGTCTGGCAAGATTCTGGAATTATATCTACATTATTATTTGGAGGATGACCAGCCTAACGTATGGCTTCGCATCAAGAATGGCATAATTGAGACTAGTAAGAATATCAAGATAGGACGAGCTGAGGCTGAGAGACTTTGGAAATTGATAAAGTTCTTCCATAATGGCAGTAAATTCCAACACGATATGGTATTGGATACAACCGGTCACAAATGGAAGATCAATAGCTATAAGAATGATATATTGGTTGCTGGATGTCACAGGATCGCATATAGCGAGATGGAGGGTGTTGCGAGACAATTAGGATGGGATTAAACAGATATCAACTAACATTTGAGAGCTATGGCAATCACTATCAGATTTACGGGAGAAACATCCAAGATGTCATGGGTGGCGTTACCGGTGGAGCCGGCGTATATGGGTAGGCGGTCGGGGAAGACAAGGCGCAGCCCTTGCTCGTTGGCTTGGTTGAGTAATAAAATAACATATAAATACGTAAGAAAATATGAGTATTAAAGAAGGAGATATGGTATCTATAAGACAGGATTTTATCAATCGATATAAAAATGTGCAAGAATCCATCATAAAGGCAATGGATAAGGCATTGGAGCGGGCAATAGGGAACAAGGTAATAGATTTCGAGAAGTGTGAAGACAATTATTTGGACGTCTATCCTCTTATTGGGGCGGTCTTACAGAAGGAGGTAAGGAGAGTACTTGGCGAAAATGCGAATAAGGATATATACCGGAATATGAAAATAAAGGCGACCAAGTACAGAAATGATTACAGGGTATGGTTAGACTATGCCGGGGATTACAGAAACGAAAATATAGAATAACATGAAATATCAAAATTTTATATGTCCTTATGAGCTTGCGCTAAAGTTGCATGAGTTGGGCGTAAATTCGGAGTCGGAATTTTATTTTGTGAAAGAGATGAAAGGAGGGGAAACCCAGATAGATTCAGTTGTGCAAAATACAATGAGGTATTCATATAGAAAAGAAGGCGACCTCATACCGGCTTATATGAGTCATGAACTTGGAGAGATACTACCAAGTATGATAAATGTCAGTAAATCAAAAATATGGGATGACTGGTTGCAGTTGACACAATATTTCCCGAATAAGGATAGCGAATATTACGAAACTGCCTATGTTCGATACGATGTTTACGATTCACAAACAGAAGTGTATAGTGGATTTGGAGATACAGAGGTAGAGTCGAGAGCGATGCTACTTATTGATCTATTGGATAAAAAGGTATTAACATTAAGTGATTTAAACTTAAATTAGATTAGATGGGAAATCACTGAAATTAAATAGATATATAATTACATTACCTAAATTAAATAGGTAATTATATTAGAAGAAATGGAGGGAAAAGATCATGGAGAAAGCAGTTAAAACAGATATGGAGTATAGGGAGATATTGGAGAAATCATTATCAGCTATTCAATATCTAATGATCAAAATAGAGCGAAGAGAAATATTGTTACTTAATTAATACAAAATAATATGGGAGATAGAGTGCAGGAAGCCAAAGAAGAAGGCATAAGACAGGGGATATGGTTAGGCATACAAAGATTGGTACATTTGGAGAGATACGACATGGCAAAACATTTTATAAAGTTATTCGGATTTGATAGAAATGAGTGTGATATGCTATTGGACAAGAATGGTTCGGATGATAAAATGGAATCATTTATTATTCAGATGGTATTTAATAAAGACGATAAGATAATCTTGGATGATATAGGATATCATAAGATAGGATCTATATTTAAATACAATATCGATTCGAAAGAAGTAGAACTGGAGGTGGTTGAATCCAGTGACGCTAGTTGTGAAGGATGCGCATTTAATAATAGTAAGAATTATTACTGTAAGGATACCCATTGTATTGATGTAGATAGGAAAGATGATATAGACGTTATATATAAAAAGGTAAAAAGATCATGAGTTTAATAGATAAATTAGAGGATTTGGTGGTCAAGGTAGACACCGAATACCAAGAGAAGATGGAGGCGGTGATCCGGGAGATAGTTCCGGGGATGCCGGAAGGGAACGTGCGCCATGCCGCCGAGCGGATGTGCACGGACAGGATGGGGGAGATGACGGATATCGAGCTTTGGATATTACGGGAGGAGGATAGACCTTATGAATGCCCTTATCTAAAAGAACTGCTAGAAGATAGAATGGTCAGAGTAGCTAAGATGCATGAGGATAAAAGCTACGCATACGATACGGATGATAATTATTGGTGCGCTACTTGTGGGTCTCATTCTCATAAAGAGGATTCCAAAACAGGATATTGTTGGCATTGCGATACAGATAATTGGATTAAAGAAGATGGAGCGGATGTTGGGGTATAATTATTAAGGCAATTATATCCTATTCTATATTATAATTGAAGTGTGAAGTTATTATATATAATTACCTAAAATATAATGATATGAAAATTCAAGTAGAATTAAATTTGGAAGATGTATTCGAGGAAGCTATGTACAACGAAGCGACGTTGAAAGAGGAGTTTACCAGCTCGGTCAGGTTAGCCGTAGTACGTGAGCTTAAAGAAAAGTTCAAGAATGAGTTGATGAGGGAAATATCCAATCCGATATCAGAGAAGCTTGAGGATATAGCGAGGGAGTCGATGAGTGAGCTGATCGAGAACGCCAGCAAGAAGAAATATAAATTTAGAATAGATTATATGGAAGAGGAACTGACGGTCGATGAGCTTATAAGAGGTAGGATCAAGAAAATCGTAGACAGCAGCATTGAGACAATCATAAGCTCAAGAGCTAAATCTTTTGTCGATGAGTTGAGAAAAAGGTATGATATGGCATTTGCTACCTTCATCGTGGATAATATGAGAAAGCAAAATATGTTGAAGGATGAGAAGATAGCTGAGCTGTTAAAAGATAATCCAGATGAGAGGTAGGGAGGATGCCAAAGGAAGGCTGCGATCGGTGCTCATGACGCCGGCTGCTCCCGAAAAGATAAGGGTGTTGTCTCCGTTATGGTACAGGGCGGCGGTGAAATTTCAAGGGAAGCCTGAGTCGGAACAACTGGATTTTTGTTCGCGGTGCTGTTGTACTGGAGAATGATAGGAGAAAGGATAGTATTAACTATTAATAATGTTTATTTAATTTAATTCAAAAACAAAATGTCTACTTTTGTAGACACATAAAAATTACATATATGAAAAAGAGTGAGTTTGTAAAGGCATTGGAGAAGATCATCGATATGGTTAAGACTGAAGATGATGGTTTCGAGTATGGTGGTAAAGTCATCTTCTATAAAGAAGATGATGATGACTATGAAATCTCGGCAATGAACATTGAAATGAATTTGGAAGTAGAAGCCAGCGTTATGGCTAGTATGGATGATAGTGCTTTTACCTGCCTTATGAGTGAGGTTTATAAACAAAAGGCGGTAAAGGCTATAATGATGGAGGAGGATGACGATGAAGACAATTAATGAGATGACCGATCAGGAGATATATGATCTTACTGACGAACAGGTAGAGAAATTGATCGTAATAAAATGCGCCGAGGAAGGTGTTAGATTCATAGATGAGCCTCCAATTATGAAGACATATGACTATAAGCCTATTTCTCCATCACATTTCTTCTACTATTTAGAAGGGTTGAATATAGCCGTTCTTGATCAGAATGATGCTATTAAGATAGCTAAGTTTTTAAGTGAATTTGATCTATATAAGACTAGATATGATTTCGTTGTATCCAATGAGAGACTATACGGTAAGTTAGATATAATCAATATCAGACATATTCCGATGTTTGACACGAAAGATGAGGAGACCTACAAGTCTATCAAGGACAAGAACAATGAGATCGAGAAGGAATATAAAGATCAGGTGGATAAATACAAGGAGAATACAAAAAAGATGGATGAAATCCGTGCCGAGATATGGTCAAAAGTAATTGATGTAAGGCGCAAAATTGATCACATGAATCATCTTAGAACTCTTTTTATGAAGGAATATCTTCCGTTGATAGATCATGATACGAATACGGCTATGACGTTTTTTAAGAAAGCTTATGACGTGGATGATGATACGGAAAGATATATTCGTGAAGGGATAAAAGATTATCCGTTGTTTAATAATAATATAGATTAAGATGCACAATTGGTTTAAATGTACGGTTTCTTACGAGACCGATGCCGAGAACGGCATGAAGAAGAAGGTAAAGGAAGAGTATTTAGTAGATGCCCTTTCTTATACCGAATGTGAGGCTAGAATCATAGAGGAAATGAGACCATTCATCTCCGGTGAGTTTAGCGTTGATATCAAACGATTCAGGATAGCGGAATTGTTTGCCATGGATGGAGACCGGTTCTATAAGGTCACGGCTGATTATATTACGATAGACGAGAAATCGGGCAATGAGAAACGCAAGGCGTTTAACTACATCGTTCGGGCCAATGACCTTGATCATGCCAAAAAGAATTTCGAGGAAGGCATGAAAGGAACCATATCAGATTTCGTTGTCACTTGTATCAAGGAAGAGAAGAAACTGATGGACTTCTATGAGTTTGATGGTAAGATCAGGAATCCGGAGAAACATGAGAATAGTAAGCAATAAAGCTAGCTATGAGACCACATCATCCGTCGCCGAGAAGTTGATGGAGATAAGCAAGATGGAGGGTACGATTTATCGTATCCTCACATTGTCTAACAAAACTTATCTAGCTTCTAAATTAGGATATAGCAGATCGGGGTTCTATAAGAAGATACAAAACAGGAGTTTTAATATCCGGGAACTAGCTCAGATATTCGACACGATCATCAATTTCAAGGATCAGGATTGGACGAAGGGCAAAATAGATAGGCTTAAGAGATATAGAGCCATGAGCCTCATGGAGTTTAATAAAAGTTATAAAAAGAAAAAAGCATGAAGGGTAGGATGTTACCATGTGAGAGATGCGGCAGGATGGTAACCATAAGGAGCAAGGGGTTGTGCCCTGCGTGCCGGGCTAGGGAACTACCGCCAAAGGGAAGGACGGCGATACGGGTGAAGGCCAAGCCAAAGGGGAAGAGCCTAGCCGTTTTCTTTGGCGCCCATGTGGCTAGATTGAGTATGACAAGGAGATCTGCTACTGGCGCATACATACCATGCCCGGGGGTAAGCAACATATGCCACTTATACCCTAAACGGAAATATAAATCGGTCGCCGAGGATAATGATAACATTATCTACTTGACGGCTGATGAGCATACAAGATTCGATTATCTATTAGATACGATGGATTTCAGCCGGCTCTTGGACGAGTTTGGCAACGTATGGCTGTTGGCAGCCAGAAGGATGAGGGATCTCGCACCTAGGGTCGAGGAGGATGGTAAATTAAAAACCAGATTATTATCATGGATAGAAGAAAACAAAGATTACTTTTAGACCTAGGATATAAGGCTATAAGTGACACAGTATATAGTTATGGGACGATCATAGAAGTCATAAGCGATCAAGAGCCGTTTGATGGCATGAGAGTCCGTTTATCCGAGAGACACAATGTGGCTATTGCGGATGATGGAGAGATAGGATGTTCGGCTTTAGGCAAGATTTTAGGCAAGATAAAGGACGAGAATGCGTCGTCATATTATTGGCGATCATCATTACCAGTATTAAGATCATATCATACAGATCCTAAATTTACCGCTTTCTTTGGCATATTAGACGTTTTGTCAACGATCCCAAAGAAAGATATGGATGAGGAGGAAAAGCCTGCTGAAGAGCCTAAAAACGAGCCTAAGGAGGAGATGGAAGTTGAGTATGATCTGGAGACAGAGCAACAGTATTATGCCGCTGAATGGATAAAGGATATCCCGACACCTGTGTTATATAGAATGACTGTCGCCGGCAAACGCGTGTATTATGAGATGGATGTTGATGGGTATCCTATCATATACGATGGAGCCACTAACAATATCGCCAATGGGTATTGTGATACGTCCGGAGCCTTGGAGAAGTGGAAGAATGAGATGAGGCTCAAGGGCAAGGATCCTGATGAGTACGCTAACTACAGGGCTGATTTAGGTACTATCATGCATTATCTATTTGGATTGTATCTGACCGGGGTTAAGATAAAGCTGATCCCGACGTGGATAAGAAAGGCTGTCAAGGAGGCTAAGCTGAGAATAGACAAGTATAGGATGGAGCGGATATTAGTGGATAACATTGATGAGCTGATAGAGGATCTAATATCATTTGCCATATTCTGCAAGGAAAGACATGTAAAACCTGTATTGATCGAGAAGATGTTGAGGTCAAGCAGATTGAAGGTAGCTTCTTCGGTGGACGCCGTGGTGGAGATGGATAGCGAGCCGGAGATGGTGGAGATAGAGGTCGAGACAGGAGAGCTTTATAAGGTGGGAGCCAAGAAAGGTCAGCCTAAGACGGAGAAAAAGAAGATAAAGAGATGCAGGAGGATATTCGCTATATTGGACTTCAAATCAAACAGGAAAGGCAATTTCTATGACGAGTATGCTTTCCAACTTGAGCTATATAGAAGAATGATACTGGAGAACTACGGAAAGATATTGGAGATAGAGGAGATATACAACTTCGCTCCGGGTGATCCTACCGCTAAGACAAGTCAATATAAGTTGAAGAGACAAACCGATAATCCTATACTTAATATGGCTACGGTTGTATATCTTCAAGGTAAGTATAAGTTTGAGAAAACCAATTATACGGTTACGTCAAGGATCGGGTCTTTAGATATAGAGGGTGATTTTGAGTTGAATGGTTTGATAAGAAAAGAGTCGCTGAGAGATTATATATATAGAGTGATGAGTGAGAGGAGAGGATGATGGAATTTGGGGAGTTCAATAAGAGCGTTCATCGGTATGAGCTGGATCATAGCAAGCCAAGAAGGAAGCTGACGTGCCCGCAATGCGGCAAGGATAAGTGTTTTACGCCGTACGTGGACGTAACCACCGGTCAGATCGTTGGAGAGCAGTTTGGGGTGTGTGATCATAAAAATAAATGTGGTTACTTTAAATATCCAACAGGGAGCGAACTTGGGAACAATGATCTTTTTACCGATTCAAACAAAGTATTAAGGAGGTACAGACCTCCTATGGATCCGGATATAGCCAACTGCATTCCGGTAAGCAAGATGTTTGAGACGCTTAATCCTTTCGAGACATCCGATCTTCAGGATTATCTATCCAATATCTTCGGATCGTATCATACCAATAGGGCATTTAGCTTGTATAAGGTGGGGATGATGAGATTCGGGGACTGGGGTAAGTGCTGTGTGTTCTGGCAACTGGATAAGAATTGGGTAGTGCGGACCGGGAAGATAATGGACTACGGGCCTGACGGGAAGAGGGTAAAGGTTCCCATGGATCATGTATGTTGGGTGCATATACTGGACGGTCAGGATTACCTGCTTAGGCAATGCCTGTTCGGGGAGTTTCTTATCAACTTCTATCCCAATGACGCTCCGGTGTATATAGTAGAGTCAGAGAAGACGGCTGTTATCTGCAATATTGTGTACCCTAGTGGGTTGTTTATGGCCTGTGGCGGTATCCATATGTTGAAGAGGGAGATGATAGAGACATTGGGTAGGAGGCGGATAGTCCTGTACCCTGATAAAGGCGACGCTTTCAACGAATGGAGAAAGAAGGTAGACAAGGATATGAGGGGGATGAATATAGAGATAAGTAATTTTCTAGAATCAAAACCCAATATAAATGAGGGAATGGATATAGCGGATTATTTTATTATTAAACAAATTTACAATGGCAAAGGTAGTTAACAATTACAAGAAATTCAAGGTGCTTGAAATAACAAGACAGGAGATGATGGATAAGCTCACCAGATATGGGTGCTTAGGTATTTGCGATATGTGTAACAGACCTACGTCCGTGGGCTATTATGTAGCGGTAATCAATCAATGGATGTGCGAGGACTGTTATAATGATTTCATCAAATCGGTTGACAGGTATGAGGAGGATATGAGAATAGAGAACAGAAATTTTGATAGATTCTGCAATCTATTTAATGTTGAGATAGAAGAAAAGGTATGAAAGAACTGTCTTTAGCCCAGAAAGCTATGTTAAACGGATCCGTATGCCCGTATTGCAAGAACCCATCCACTATGATAAATACGGTAGAGGGGAAGCAAGTTGGGTGCGAGAAGTGTGGGGCTTGGATGAGATCCGATCCTTTTGGGAAGCCGATTGGGAGGCTGGCTAAGCCGGATCTTCTTAGGAGTATGGATATGGCAATGACTGAGATTAATATATTTGCGTATAGAACAAAACGGGATGTGCAGGATATTTACAAAAGCCTATCTGGTGAATTGGATATACCAATAGAACATGTATCCCCATATAAGATGTCTTTGCCATCACTGCTTAATACCATGAGATATATTGAAAAGTATGGCGATAATCATATACGGATATATGATAGAACCATGGTAAAGAAGGCTTGCCCTAGGCACGGAGCGGTGGCGATCGGGAGCAACGCCTGCCACGGATGTCCGGAGTTCCTGTTCCATGTGGTAAACGGCACGACCGATACGGTGGTGTGTGATATGGATATGAGTTATGGAGACTATATAAAGGAAGATAAATAAATTTGATAGATAATATTAATTGTATAAAAGATGAAAGTAATTTTTATTCATAAGCCTACTGGATATTATGTAGGAGGATCAGTATTTAACAAGACATGTGGTTTTTACAAATGTAGGGATAAGATGATAGAAAAAGGCATAAGCGAGGATAAGGCTAATATGCTGATTGATATAATAGGTCCACACGTATGTGTGTGGGAGATAAAGGATGGAGACGATCCTTATAAGAGCATGAGAGATAGACTCGGGGATAAAGCCTCGTATCTGGATGGAGAGGATATTATCGTAGAGAATTATGATTATGATGAGGAGGACGAAGAGGATGGGGAAATCGACTGAATATTATAGGACACATCCGGAAGCCAGAAAGAAGAAGGCTGAGACGGACAAGAAGATTAATGCTCGTCCTGAGCAGAAAGCCAAGAGACGGGAGTTGGGTCGTAAGAATTACAAGACCGATAAGCTGAAGGGTAAGGCTTATCGGAAGGGGAAGGATCTATGCCATACGGCTAAGGGATTAAGATATAAATCAAGATCAGCTAACAGAGGATCTAAATCCGATACGGCTGGCGATAGAAACGCAAGAGGATGAGTGAGGATAGGATATGGAGGTCATCCAAGGAGATCATCATGGATGCCTATGAGAGGATAAGAAAGTATCAGTCGGGAGAGCTTCTCCCGGCTCGTACTGGATACGCTTATCTTGACAAGGCGTTACTGGGCGGGTTCTACCCACAACATGCGGTGGCTATAGGCGCTAGGCCCGGAGTTGGCAAATCTTATCTGGCGCAAAAAATCATGAGCAATGTGATGAATGTCAATATCAATCCACAGGCAGATGATTATGTATGGTTAAGATGTGAGTTTGAGATGAACCCAGAAGATTTGATGTTACGTTCACTATCAAAAAAAATGGGGAAAGACATACAAGATATACTCCTTAACGAGATGTCAGAAGATGAGGTAAAAGAAATGCAGAGATGCCTTAGAGAAGAGAACTCTAGCAGAATAACATACATCCCTAAACCATCAACCGTAGATGAGCTTCAAAACTTTCTATGGAATGAGTATATGCCAATAAACAAGGATAAGAAAATGGTATTCGTGTCTATAGATCATACGGCTCTAGTACAAGGTTCAGGAGACGCCAAAAGAAATATCGACTCGTTGATAACCATGTGTAATATCGCTAAAAGAACTTTTCCTAATATTTTCTTTCTTATAATATCCCAACTCAATCGTGATATCGAAGGACGGCGGGATCCAAAGGATCATATGCCAAAGCAATCTGATTTTTATCAATCAGATACATTGGGACAGTTATGTACTGCTATGGTAGCGTTAAATATACCGAAAAGATACGGGTACTCCTCATACATGCAATTTCCGCAAGGATGGTATCCTAATCTGGAACGTTTCAAGAGCGAGTCAAGACGATCCTTCCGTGTGGATGGATTATTGTTCCATCATATCGTAAAGGTCCGTCAAAGATCATTGGAGGAGATTGACGCTATACATGTAGATATCATGAAAGGATATGAGCGATATTATCCTGATGGAGGGGTGGTGCGCCAAGAAAGACCGGGAGGCTCGGATGCCCCCGTGGGTAGCGGCAAGCCGGACACGACCGTAGTGACGCTTCCGCCCCCACCTCCCGGTGTTCCATTGGAGCAACAATATATACCGCCCAGTGATGATTTCAATGTAGTACATGACGAAACACCTTATTGACATGAGATTGAGACATAATTACTTGCTTGTAGTGATAAAGGTGCTGGAAATGTTCTTAAAGACCGTATTGTCGGTTGAGGATAAGATGGGGATAAAGGAAATTATATCCTCGTTAAAGGAAATGGCTAAATACAGCATCAGATATATCATAAATCGGGAACGGGAAAAGGAGATCATGAGTATCTGTGATGAGGTATCCAATAAGGTACAGGAGTATAAAAGGATAAATGACAACTCAATGATATTGGAATTGGAGAACCTAAAAAGGGAAGTTGTGGCGGTGGAGGATCTTCTTAGCTCATACAAGGGGGTTCTTGACGCCGAACTGGTGATAGCCGAGGATGATATCAGAATCATACGGGACAAGATCGCTATAAGCCTGAGGGAGGACGGAACATGTAAGAGCATGACTGATGCTGATAAAAGGGCTAGGGTGGACGTAAGATACGAGAGGGCGTTAGAGGATTATCGAATCCTTCTAAGATGCGCCAATACGGTTAGGGCTAAGATGTCGGTTGTAGGGCATCTTAACCAATCTATAAATCAATCTATATCAGTTGGTAGAGTTGGTATGGCTAATGAATCTTATACGGTAAAACAATATGAAAAAGGGAAAGAGATTATCGAAAGCAGACGCCCTTAGGGTGTTGACAAAGGCTTACAATTTAATAAAGAATGATAATTATGCATTTATATGCATAGCAATAGAAAGAACAGCGATTGAATTATCACTTGCTGAAAGATCATGTGTGGCGTGTTATCTTATACCAGAACTGAAGATGTTCAAACCTGTAAACAGAAAAAATGGAGATTTTTGGTTTCATTCATCAAAGAAAAACATAAGGTTACATATAATAGATACGCTAATAGATATATATAACGGAAATGATCATCCCGATATAGTCGAGAGGGTAGCCAGAAAGATCAGGTCAATATTTTAACTCATTAGCTTATGTATATAAATTTTGAACAGATGATGACATCAGGATTAACGATGTCTGATGTCGGGTATCTCTTGATGATCCGGCAGAAAGAGGAGATGGCTAGCGTCATTCCAAAGGAGAAAATAGATAGTTATAAAGCATCTGGTTATATCGAGCTTCAGAAGAATGGGAAGTGGAAGATAACGCCAAGGGGAGGGTCGCTGCTGATGCTGATAGAGACACCCGGCCTGACACCGGAGGTCGAGGGGATCCGGGACCGTATCGTTGGTGTGTATAACGATATGGGTAAGGATACAGGAGCTATCAAGGAGGTAGAGAAACGGCTCGTATGGTTCGTAGCTAATACCAACTTCAAGGAGGGGCCTATAGTAAGAGCCGTAATATCCCACATAGATCTTAAACGTGAGTATACGATGAGATTGGATAACTTGATCTGGAAACCATCAAATGTGTATAGCGTGCATATGAGTTTATCGGAATCAACGTTATTCGATACGATCATAAAAATGTATGGCATGACGTCTGACTTGTATCTTAGGGAGAACAAGAACAAGGAGCTGGCATGGTTGTTCGCCATAAGCCGGCTTCCGGATCCCCCAAAGAGAATGGATAAGGAATACGCTATCACAGGCGATGTTAAGATGGATATCGAAAGGATATCGGATATAAAAAAAGAATTAGGTAGAAGATTGAAAATGTCGATTTAGTATGGAAAGAAAAGAAGTTGAAAAAGTAGTCAAGGAGGCGATATTCGAGAAGATGGGTGAATTTAATGGCCTTGATCATGCCGCTCAGATAATGAACGAGGATAAGCTGGATACGGATATGGCTATGGATTCCCTTGATTTTGTAGAAGTCATAATGGAAGTGGAAAAGAAAACGGGTAAATGTATACCCGATGAGGCACTTAACGTCAAGCCTTATCACGAATTGACGGTAGGAGAGCTTATGGGTATGTTGTGTGATTATCTAAAAGACAAATAAATGGATTTCGGATATGATGATTGGGAAGAGGGGCTAGAGACCCCTCTTGTCGATGATTGTGATGACGATCATGAGGAGGAAGAATATGATTTCAGTTAAGGAGTTAAGACCGGGCAATCTTGTAAAAGACAAAGCTGGTGATATATGGAGAGTAGGGTGCGTTACCGGTATGCGTAATGAAAGTGGATCATTAATCCTTGAACGTGAGGTTGATGATGGGATAATGAAATGGTATTCAGGGGAAGATGATGTCATGCCTATTGAGATAGACGATAACCTTCTTGACGCTATCGGTTTCAAGAGTGACAAGAATAGGGACGTATATCGTGGACACGGGATGACCATGGAGGTTTTTGGCGACGAGTATTATCTCGGACTTAGGGATATGGAGGATGACCTGAGCGAGCTTATCCAGATAAGGTATTTGCATAACCTACAGAATATTTCGATGGATTTATATGAGCGTGACATAAATACGGAGAGGCTTTATGATCGTTCCGGAGAATAACTTGCTATGTAAGACCATAGGCGGCGAGAAGGTGCTTGCCGCATCCTACTCACAGATAGACACGTTTGTCCAATGTCCGTATAAGTGGTATAAGACTTACGTGGAGGGTCACAGATCCACGGAGAAGCACGAGGCTACGTCATATGGTACGGTTATCCACCAGACGATGGAGTACTTCTTCAAGAACGGATGCAGACCTTCTTATGAGGATATGAGTAAGGCTTTCAATTACTACGCCGATATAGAACAGATTCCTTTTGATAGCGTAAAATCCCAGATCGAGTCTATGCAACATGCGGCTAGGTTAATAAGATGGATTGTGGGGTTGTTTGAGAAGGACGCCGCTGGCAATTATAAGAAGGCATGGTCCGATCTTACGCCAATGGAGAAGGTGATCCGGGGGTCGAGACCGGCCGGCGTGGAGGAGAGCTTCGTCCTGCCCTATAAGCTACCCAAGCCCCTTACTTTGGATGGCGTGACGTACGATAAGGTACATATCATAGGATCGGTGGACTGGCGTGGAGAGTATAAGACAAAGGACAGGATAGCCATGTATACGATAGACTGGAAGTCCGGGAGAAAGTTATTCGATGAAGATAAGCTGCTTCATAATCTCCAACATCCGATATACGCCTTTTACATACTCAGAAAATATAAGGTATTGCCGGATATGTGCAGCTATTTCTTTACCCGCATGCTGGACAATCAGAACGTGAAGGTAGATAAGGAGAAAGTAGAGAGATCGGTCAAGGAACTTAACGATATTCTCCTTGACATGTATGATTTCGAGACAAATAAAATAGATAGCTATCAAGCTCACGTTTGGGACGACGCCAAACAGGGGTATAAGTACGAGAAGCGCTACCTCATGGGACGCCAGCCGGCCTGCCTTGAACCCCGCCCCAAGCCCTTGTGTTTTTGGTGCGATTTCTCGATCCACAAACAAGGGACATGCAGGTACTCATCGGATTGGGATGAGTCAAAAAGAAAGAATAAAAAAGATTAACTTTATTAAAAAGCCTAGGTAAATATCTAGGCTTTAATTATATTTGTGTCAATAAATAAATGATTATGGATAAAAACGAAAGAGAAAAACAGGTATTGGATCTTCTGATGTCTAGAAAGGATATTAGGAAATTGGTAGAGAAATCAAATGAATGTTATTCTAAAATGGATTTCGTTGGTGCCATGAAATGCCGGCAGGAGATAAAGGATATCGTAGACCGGGAATCGAAGATCATGTTGACAAAAAGCGAGTCTTTGGTGAGTTTGATGAATAACGCTGATAATGAATATAAATTCAATATGCTGGTATGGCTACATTCCATGATGTGTATGGCGGATGTATTTAACGGGATATTGGAGGATTTCAAGGATGGGGTAAGAAAAGCCAATGGCAACTCCAAGTTCGTTAAGTTCGATAATCTGGATCGGTTAATGGCAGAATGTAAGAAGGAGATTGATTACCTGATGAAAGGCACAAGTAAATCGTTCCAGATATCCTTCGCCGTAAGGAGCGATGAAATGAGAGAGATGATAGAGAATATGGTAGGGGATAATATCCGTGAGGGGTATGACGTGTTCAGTAAGGAGGCAGAGATGGTTAATGAGACGGATAGGGACAAGATCGAGGAGTTTAACAAAAGTCTGGCTCATGAATAAACACATATCAAGATGGCATATAAATTAAGATCATATCAAGAGGAATGCGTTAAAAGCATTTCAAGTTATATAAATTCCGATAGGAATGATCCGGTATTGGTTATAGGCCCAGTAGGTTGCGGGAAATCCTTGTTGATAGCGGAAGCGGCCAGATTGATGGGAGATAAGACACTGGTCTTACAACCATCAAAAGAATTGCTACAGCAGAATTATGATAAGCTTACATCATATGGCATACCGGCTACCATCTACTCCGCCTCCTGTGGCAAGAAAGAACTATCTAACATGATATACGCCACGTTAGGATCTGTCAAGAAAGTTATTGGTCAGCTTAAGGAGATGGGGATCAGGAACGTATTGATAGATGAGGCTCATGCCGGATACAGCCCAGAGGAAGACAGTGAGTTCATGAAATTCATGAACGAATTAAAGCCTAGCAAGGTAATAGGGTTTACCGCCACGCCATGTAGACTTAAAACTATGTCGATAGGACAAGTATCATATTCTCAACTTAACTTCATAACCAGAATGAGACCGGTATATTTCAAGAACCTAATCCATGTCATACAGGTGGAGGAGATGATAAGGCAAGGATTTTGGACACCTCTTAAATATGAGACATGGGATTTCAATGGAGATGCCCTTAAACTCAATTCTAACGGCTCCGAATATACGGCTGGGTCTATTAGTGAGGCGGTGAGAAAAAATGGCTTAAACAACCTTATTTTACGTCGGTTGATGGTATTAAAAGACGTATGCAGATCTATACTGGTGTTTATGGATTCTGTTGAGAGCTGCAATACCGCCGCCGAATGGATGAACGCAAAGATATGCGCTGGCATGGCGGAGGTAGTTCACGGAGGCACGCCAAAGAAGCAGCGGGAGGCTATAGTCGAGAGATTCAAGTCAGGTGGGACGAGGGTAGTGTTCAACTATTCCGCCCTCGGAACCGGATTCGATCACCCAGGACTGGACTGCGTGATAGTAGGAAGACCGACATTCTCATTCTCATCGTTTTATCAGTGGCTTGGCAGGGCGGTTAGGATAAAGGACGGTAAGGATAGCGCATTGGTCGTTGATTGTTGTAACAACTCGTCAAGGTTCGGTGATATAAGGAAACTTAGTATAGAGAACTACAAAGGATATGGATGGGGGATGTTTATCGGCGATAAACTAATTACCAATATCCCGATGGGGGATAAGGTAACGAAAACAGATCTGGATATCAAAGCCGCCAAGAAAGATCGTAGGAGGGGGCTGGCGCAGGGCGTAACCGCCGCCCCTGTTCCCGGGAGACCGGATCATCCCCTTGGCTCTACGGTGATGACATTCGGCAAGTATTGTGGATGGATGTTTCATTCGATTCCAGTATCGTATTTCAAATTCATAAACGAGACCTTTGACTGGAGTAATGATCGAAACAGGGAGATAAAAGAATACATAGATTTTTTAATTAAAAACAATAGATTATGAATATGAGTATAGATGAGATAAAAGATATTTGTGTCCAAATCGCTATAAATGGCGTACATATATCACAAAAAATTAAATCAAATCATTGCATGATGATGGTATTAGCGTCAGCCCAAATAGATAATATCTTATCTAAGAAGGAAGATGGTGATCATGATAATGACGATGATAAAGATATTATCATGGGTCGTATCAATGTGATAGAATATGAATTGAAACAAATAAAAAAATTATTATGATTGGGTGTATATATCATGAGGCTGATCTTGACGGAGTAATGTCAGCGGCTATAGTAAAAAAGTATTTCAAAGGGGGCATTGATCTTCTTCCTTACAATTACGGCAAGGAAATACCTGACGTGAATAAATATGATAAGGTATTTGTAGTTGACGTATCATTTGGCGATAGAACGAGATTCTTATTCGACGAATGGGAAGACAAGGGGATAGATGTCACATGGATAGACCACCATAAGACGGCGATAGAAGCTGTGAAGGACTATAATGTCAAAGGCAAAAGACGTATCGGAACGGCGGCTTGTGAGCTTACGTGGGAATATCTTTTCGATGATATCGAGACCCCTGATGTGGTAGAATTATTGAGTGCTTATGATGTATGGGATCACGACCGGTTCGAGTGGAGTGATGTCATGGCATTCCAATACGGGATGAGAGGATATTGTGGTCTTGACGTGGATATGGCGGTAAAGGTCATGGACGGCGATCATGACTTCATATATGACATGATAAGGAACGGAGAGGCGATACTGGAGTATATCGTTGAGAAAAACAGAGGAGAGATGAAGATGTTCTCATTCGAGGCAGATATATTTGGATACAAGTCGATATGTATGAATACTACGGAGTTTAACTCCACCACATTCGAGTCTATGTACGATCCTAGAAAACATGATTTGATGATGCCATTTTGCTGGAACGGCAGATTCTTCAGATGCTCGTTCTATACCACCAAGGAGGAGGTGGATGTCTCGGCGCTGGCACGCAAGGCCAACCCCGGTGGAGGAGGCCATAAGGCGGCTGCCGGCTTCCAGCTTAGCGTGGAGGATATGATGGAGTTCTTAAAAAGTAAGGAGATGTGATATGATATGGATATTGTTTATTGTGGCGATAATCATATTATCCATAATTGTAATGATGAAGGGTTGGAATAAACTACATTGCAGCATGTTCTACGAGGGACTAATTATGGCAGTTGTAGGGGTAATGTCAATGGGGGCATCGATGTTTTATATGGATAAAGAAAATATGGAGGATATGAAAAACGTATATAAGTTCAAAAAACTTAGCAAAATGAAGCTAGACGATTACGGCTTCGGTTTATTCGAGTACAATGGCGTTCTTTATTTCAAGGAGGCAGATGAAGGGAGATGCTTTGATATAAGGAGCGGGAATGAGGCTATTATCGGGAAAGATAAGATTATAATGACTTTGGAGGATTAATATGAGGAAACTTGACAACACCAACAGGACGAGAAAGAAAAACGTACGACACTCGTGGGTAAAGGCGGGTCCGGGGATCCAACGCTGCGCTATTTGCGGGATTACGAAGCAAAGCGAGTGGAGGGACGGGAAGACCTCGCATTGCGTATATCTATCATCTGGTGAGCTTTATTCCATAACAGGTGAGACACCAGAATGCAGGGATTTAAGCGAGTTTTATTAATTAAAAACATGAGATATGGCAACGTGGTATAAAACCGGGGAGGAAATAAAAGCTATGTATCCAGACATAATCTTTGAAGAATATTGGATAACGAGAGAAGATGCCGCTAAGCTGAAGAGGTACGAACCTGTCATAAAAGGATAGGCTACAATAGAAATGAATGGTAATACTCTATCATGTATTGCAGGGAAAAATAAGAACGATGAACGAGATATATTATTACATATTAAAGCATTATCCTCACTTGATGATGATGTAGCAATAAGAATACACCAAGAGGGAGGGGAAAGGATATGAAATACGAATTTAATAAATTTGACAAGGTCTTTTGCGAGGGTGAGATCTGGGAGGTTGAAAGAACGGCGGATAATACAGGTACGATGAAATTATCAACGTTATATCCAAAGGGATATGGTTTCATATGGGCTGGAGAGGATGAGGTATTGCCGCTACATATAGCTATAAGGGAACGGCTTATAGACAAGGATGAGGCGGAGGAGATAGTAATGAATAGCAATAAGGCCTTATCGGAGGAGATCATCCAGCCAGATGGAAATGAGGACGCCAATAAAGGAGGTGGGCTGCCAGGCAAGGACGGGACGGGGAAGGACGACCGGGCCGACGGTAAACTCCGGTGGGATCTCCTTCCTTTGGCTGAGATAGAGGACATCGTGAGGGTATATACGGAAGGAGCCAAGAAGTACGCCGATAACTCATGGCAAGATATACCTGATGGATTCAATCGGTATTTAGGTGCGACCATGCGGCACTTAGTTGCTTATACGAAAGGGGAGAGATTTGATTCGGATACAGGATGTATGCATCTTGCGCAGGTGGTGTGGAACGCTATAGCAATGTTGTATTACGATAAACATAATAAAGGACTAGTGAAATGGAAGAGTCAGGAGAAAGAGTAGTAGATGAGGGATTAAGAGCTATCGACAAAAGAACAGGTAAATATGTTAATGTAATCAAGCGCACTATTGATGATAGCCCATTCCCGATAGTTAAGTATCTCAGTTACAGTTATAATGAATTAAATTATGATTATGTAAAGAATCTGAATTTTGATGTAGACGTAAATTGGGAGCAGCGTAGATATCAGATTGTTAAGGATTTATTATCTAACAATTTCGATGGGAGAAAGATGAGTATAGATGAGGTAGATAATGCTATATTTACCGCTGATTTGATTATTAACAGATTAACAACTATTTGAGATGGTAAGAATTGATTTTTTCACGAAGAAAGACGCTGAGTACAGCGACTACATGCGGTATATTATCGCCAACACATTACAGGAGTATGAGGGTGAGGTCACGTTAAACCAGATCCCGGAGAACAAAGCCACGGAGGAGGAAATATCCAAGTACGGTATAGAGGTATATCCTACTATCATTGTCAGCGGAGATAACATGGATGGCTTTAATAAACTTGAGGGGATGGCCAGAAAGGCTGATCTTATTAACGTCATGTCATTATACGATAAGAAATAGGCTTATGACGATAAGGGATAAATATTTTGGCTGGAAGGATATATTCTTTAGCAGGTTCGTGCATTGCGATAATGAAGAAAACGACCAACCACAGGGGAGTAATATACCTCTAGCCAAAATAAACTTCGATAACAAGACAGGATATGTGGAGGACGGGACTATTAATATAGCCGAGCTTCTTCAATATCTTTGGATAAATAATAAGGTCTATGGGTGTGAATATGCGCCCATAGATATATCTTCCGCCTTGCAAACATTGATCAGATTGACCGAGAACGCTAAACATATGTTTGAGGATCAACCGGGTGTATATGACATGATCCCATATAGAGGGTTTTTTCTTAGAGATGATTTTTCATCCGGGAAAGATTATTCACTTGATTTGGATAAAATAGTGAGCGGGATGGGAGGATGGTATGGGGAGGATGAGGATCCATGCTACTCGATGTTCGTCAGCCAAGATCAGATATGGAACTTGAACCCGATATTGAAGGTATTAGCTGATGAAGGATCTATTCTAGCCAAAGAACTTGGGTATGATATGAACTCATATGTCAGCGACAATGGATATACGATATACAACCCCTACCTCTCGTGGATCAATCATTACTATCATTATTGCCCGACATTTAACGAGGATAAATTAAAGCCTTGGGATAGAGTAGAGGATAGGAAAAATAAGTTCAAGATGACGGATAAGGTCAAGAGAGGTGCCAATAATTGGTACTATTCAGGCGGGACTATATCTTGCGTAGATAGCTTCTTAGGGAAGAAATACAGGAAGAATCTCCGAACCTTTATCTATCGTGGAATAGTATTCTTCCTTGACCGGATATGGCATACGCCTTTATTTGAGAGGATGGGCGTGAAAATGAAATACAACGCTTATTATTGTTATGCCGCTACTTCCGGGATATGGTATGATAATGGATTCAAGGAAAGACTAGCCAAGAGGTTTAACAAGTCGCTGGGCGGCGACGGGGAACTGTTCGGGGCTAACCTAGCCTGCATGGTATGTGACCGTAAGGATATCGATTGGGAAGCGCTTCGTCTTTGGCTTGACAAATACGATGATCCTACTGATAAGGGCATGGTGAATAGCCCTATTCAATTCATGTATTTATATTTATATTACACTTTTAACAAATAATTTGAAATGAAGAAGATAAATGACTGGGTTATAAAAACATTTGGGTTGAGAGGTTCATGGAGCTGGGCTAAGAAACAGATGTTAAATGGAGCGATCATTAAACGTGAGGCTACTACAGGGACATACAAAATAGCTATTGATAATGACAAGAATAGGTTACTTGTAGCTACATGGGATCATCTAGATCAAAGTCCTGTATGGGAAAGGTGCCCGCATAGTTTATTAGATGAAGATGCGGTTGATTATTTTGTCACAGCTCATAAGGAATTATCATATGGAGGTATAAAGATCAGAATGAAAGATGAATTTAACTATAATGATAAAATATCGAAAGCATGAAAAAGATTACCGATAAAGACGTAGAGGCTCTTAAAGCCGGAAAGAAGGTGACAAAAGGTTTTATCCATATGCAATTGGATGATAAGGGAAAATTGAACTTGTGGAGTGATATCAATATAACTGACAATTATAGAAGTCTTAAGATAGACGCTAACAAATTGTTTGATCATGGGATTCTTTCAGAGGAATATGATAAATTGAGAGTTACAAATATAGAACAACAGGGACGAAGGTAATGAAAGTGCATATTATTAATCATCGCTGCGGTGACGATGAAATAGAAGTTAAAAATGGCATACGAGTTTTTGATTGGGATGGGAATGAGTTTATTATCAATCTAAATAATTTTGGGGAACTGGAAATAAATGGATTGAATGAAGGTTTATGCATTATACCTCAATACGGGAACCAAATTGTCATAAAGAAATAGATTTAAAGCAATGTATGACGCTAAGAAAGAAGCAATATAGGTGATGAAGGGTAGATATGAATTATTTAATAATTAAAACAATTATGGCAAAGAAACAGTTAAAGATCCCGTTTATGGACGGGAGACCATGTAAATGGGTTAAGGATGTTCATGATGAAGAACGTGATAATTATGAGTTTGACGAATGCCTTGAGATACACGGATTCGTTCGTGGATGCTCTTCGGCTGTAATGATATTAAGACCGGCAAATGATCATGGGGAGGATTTTAATTATGCCAAAAGTGTCTATTACCAAGTATTCTTGACAGACAGTAAGGAAGTAATACAGAATATGATACATGGAATCATATATGGTAAATGGACGTTCGTTAAGAGAGGCGAAAATTTTGGCATTAAATTGATTAAGGTCTTACCTAAGATACATAAAATATCCCTTGATATGATCGCAAAGGATATTTTTAGGTCTGAGAATAAATGAACAATATGAAAGTATTATCATTATTTGATGGGATATCATGTGGGTATTTAGCATTACAAAGAGCCGGTATACCTATAGAGACTTACTACGCCTCGGAGATAGACAAGACATGTATAAAGGTAAGTCAAAAACATTTTCCTAATATTATTCAATTAGGGGATGTTAATAACTGGAGAACATGGGATATCCCTTGGAAAGACATAGATCTGGTCATGGGAGGATTCTGTTGCCAGAGTTTCTCCAGCTCTGGCAAGGGTAAGGGATTCATGGACGCTCGTGGAAGGCTTTTCTTTTGCTTCTCGGACATCGTAAAGCATTTAAAGAAGGAGACCAAAGGAAAGATCCTGTTCTTGGGCGAGAACGTCCGGATGCGGGACGAGCACCGCTGGGTGATCACCGAGGAGCTTGGCGTGGAGCCGGTGGAGATCGATAGCGCCTTGGTATCGGCACAGACCCGGCATCGTCTTTATTGGTGTAATTGGCCGGTAGAAATGCCGAAAGACAAGCATATATCATTGGATGATATTCTAGAGCATGACAAGGGTTGGAATCCGGGAGCCATAAGAGGGAGATATATAGGGACCATTGTCGGTAGAAGGATAGGAGAGGACGGGTATCGAAAGGATTGTGACAAGGACATAAAAATAACGCAATGTCTGGAGATAAGAAAAGATAAGAATACCACTCCCATCAAGAAAAGTAATTGCCTTACAACAGTCATGAAAGATAACGTGATATCATCATTACCGCCCGGAAGATATCCTAATGCCTTTGACATGAAAGATAAGTTCAGATACCTGACTCCTGTGGAGATGTGTAGGCTACAGACATTGCCGGATGATTACCTTGACGGGATAGCCCCAAATACGGCCATGTCTTTAGCGGGTAACGGATGGACAGTGGATGTGATAGCCCATTTGCTAAGAAGCATCGAACGTAAGCAGATAAATGATATTGTAAAGGAATTTCGCAAAATTACTGATGAGCTTATGTTCGGGTCATTAGAAACGGATATAATGTGACATGTGAAGGTAAACACGAGCAAAATGAGACCATACGGAAGAATCAAGACAGTTAAGGGATCTTTATGGAAAAAGGATATACATCCACCGAAAGGGCACAAGAATTGGTGGGATGACATATGCGATCCTGTACCTAGAAGTACTATGAAGCTTAAATTTAAAACAGAGTTAAGAGATGATTATAAACAAGAAATGGTCAATGCCGAACAGCGAGACATTCAGCATAAAACCGATAAGGGAACTTATAGATAAATATCGAGAAGAGGGGATGGTTATAGTGGATCCATTCGCCAGAAACAGCGATATAGGGACGATCACCAACGATCTTGATCCTGAGACTAAGGCTATGTATCATAAAGACGCCACGGACTTCTTGTGTCATCTTGATGATAATATAGCTGATATGGTATTATATGATCCACCATATTCTGCGAGACAGGTATCTGAGTCGTATAAAAGACTTGGAGGTGCTGTTGATATGCAAACAACGCAATCCAGCTACTGGGCTAGGCAGAAGAAGGAGATAGCTAGGATCACCAAGAAGGGCGGGGTGGTCATTACCTGCGCGTGGAACTCCGGCGGTATAGGGGCAGGGCTTGGTTTCGAGCAGCAGGAGATTCTTCTAGTGGCTCATGGGGGATGGCATAATGATACGATAGTTACAGTAGAAAGGAAAATGAAATTATGAAGGAAAGAATATTCACCACAAAAGAACAGGGGAGGATGCTGGTCGAGGCCGGCCTCCCTATCTCCACCGCCATCGGTTTCAGAGACAAGTATCTGGATCAATTACATTCTATGGAGGATGACGCTGGTCGTATAGGGTTGATCGAGGCTGTTACCCCGGATATATCCAATCCTGTTTGGGATGTAGGGACGTTACTGAATTTACTCCCATATGAGATAGAGGGTTCTACATTCGAATGTTATAAGCTAGAAAACGCATGGTTTGCATTATATAGGGATATAGATGATATTCCTATATATTGGAGAAAAGAGAAACATCTTATAGATGCGTTATTTTCACTGATGATAACATTATTAAAAAATGGATTATATGAGTATAAAACAAACAGCAAGAATAAGGTACAAAACGGAGGATAATCCGCCTATGGCTAATGTTCCTCTTATAGGATACAGCAAAAAATATGACTGTTGGGTAGCGTTAGTATACAGAAAAGGGGATAACTATTACACCAATATGGAGTGCGATGTTGAATATAAGACATCTCCTCCAGATGAGTACGAATACGTATATCCGTGAGAACTAGAAGGGATATATTTATATTTAAGCATGATTAATATTATTTTAATATTATTCATGCTTTTATTTTTGTTTAAATCATATCTTTGTATCAACATTAAAAACCAGATTATTATGGATGAAAACAAACAAAAAGTCAATGAACTTACGATGAGGACATTGGGTTCTCATTATGGCGGATATACCTATGTAAAGGTAAAAAATCGTGAAACTTATGTAACGATAGATTGGAAGTTGTTGAGGGCTATAGAAAAAGGGGAGGTGGAGATAGACAACGAAAAATATCATCTATCCGGAATAGAGTACGTAGCTAAAAGATATCAGGACATGTTTTACGCTGGTCGTGATATTTATTATTTCAAGGGTATGGGAGAAGGAGGGACAACCAATCTTCTTAGAAAGGCTATAGATGATTTACTAGACACCATAAGTAGTAGAGAGACTTATCGTAGTGCAGAGCACAGGATGTACGCCCAAATGAATAAACTTACGGAAGCGGGAGCTATGATCAGCTTAGCTATTGAATTACTAACATCTAACATCCGTCATAGTTATGGAGAAATTAATTTTGAACGACATCCAAGACCTGTGGAGGTGGAGGGAGAAGATAAACATTGATGACCTCAAAGAGGATCCTATGGCTGAGGACATGCCATTATATTTCCCGTGCGCTGTTGTATGGCATGTGGATTATGGTGAGCATGACGATGGTAATTATGTATGTTATGGTTTTGTTTATGTAGCAGAAATATTAGGGATATGAACATTAAAAAACAGATAGTTCTTGACGAAAAAGATTACGATGAATTAGTGAATTGTGCTAATCTTAGTAATGATGAGATAAAAAGCAAAATCGCCAGCGCTCTAACTACCGATATGGTATTTAGCTTCGATTTTGATGTAAACAAAAAGGTTACGGGGAATATGAGGATCGAAAGCGCTACCCATAATTTAGGATATGACGAATATGATAATATCGTAAGGGTTAGAGACGAGAATATTCACCATGCTGTCTATACAGCGATATATGATTATCTTGAGAAAATAAAGAGAGATAATAATGAGTTAAGCACAAAAGATTGGATATTATTCACGTCTATAATCTTATCTATTTTCGCAATGGGATTTGCAGGTGGATGGTTGGCATTTAATTGATTAAATTATGGATAATTTAAAAGACATAAAACATGAATAAAAGAGAAGTCAAAAAGAAACTCCATTTAAATAACAAAGGCATTGATGGGAAGATAGCTAATAATACGACATTTGATTTCGATTTCAATGTTGAAAAGAAGGAGAGCAATAAACTAAATACAGAAGATTGGGCGCTGTTATCACTTATGATTTTGTTTATTTTTGCGATGGGAGTTGTAAGTGGATGGTTGGCGTTTAATTGTTCAAATCATGGATAATTTAAAAGATATACAAAATATGACCAGTAAATTACTATTTTTCGATTTAGAGACAACCGGGGTTAAGTTCTGGAGAAACGGGATACACCAAATAGGAGGGATCGTGGATATCGACGGGCAGGAAGCTGAGAGGTTCGACATCCGCCTAGCCCCGAATCCTGCCGCCATGATAGAGCAAGAGGCGCTGGACGTGGCCGGCGTTACCTTGGAGCAAGTGCAGTCGTATCAGCCCATGGAAGAAGGGTACAGACAGTTAGTTGGTATATTATCCAAGTACGTGAATAAGTTCGACAAGAGGGATAAAATGTATTTGGTGGGATATAACAACGCCGGGTTCGATAACCAGTTTCTACGGGCTTTATTCCAGCAATGTGGGGATAAGTATTTCGGATCATGGTTCTATCCTAACTGTATGGATGTATATGTTATGGTGACACCATTCCTGATGGGTGCAAGAAACGATATGGAGAACTTTAAGTTGATGACCGTGGCTAAGACCATGGGTATTGAGATTGATGAGAATAAACTCCATGACGCTACTTATGATATTGAGCTGACTAGGGATATATTTTATAAGATAATCAACAAAATGGATGTTAAGTTATGAGGGGAATTTTAGAGGCTATGCATGATTACCCGGATGAGGCGCTTGGGTTGTGTTTCTTTCTGATAGTGATTGTCTGGTTATTGTCAGGTGTATTTGAGAAAAAAGATGAATGATAAACTTGATGAGATACTGGATCTCCTAAGATCTCAAAATGAGATGATTAAGGATATTCACGATTATGTGAAAGAAGTTACCAGCGAGAAATATATAGGGGAGTCTAGGATGACCAGCTTCTCTATTAACTTGGCCGCTGATATACTTACCGAAGCCATTAGCCCTAAGATAAAGGAGATGATGGTGAATTTATTAAGGGAACAGGGATGGAAAACTGAATAGGATATGGGAACATATGAGAAGAAGGTAAATCAGTTAAAAGATTTGATGATAAGGAAATACAAATCAGCTTACGACAAGTCAAAGGGAATAGATATAGATATAAGCTCGATAATGTATCTCCCAGTACCAAATGAATTTAATGATATGGATATTGAGAATATGTATGTTATTCTCGATAAGATTAAAGATATTATAGATAACAACAGGGATAAGCTTAAGAACCCGACTTGCGGCACTTGCGTACATCTGCATGATAATGAATGGGCGAAAGGATATGGCAAGGTATGTTGTTCTATTTGGCAGGTGTGTGACCATTATATAAACCCTAACAGGAAACATAATAGGAAACAAACAACATACGTAAGGCGTCCAAGCAACAAAGCTTGTCCTAATTATGAGTATGGTGATGATAATTTTGAAAACAGAAGAAGATGTATAAAAGAAAAGAATACCCAATAAAGAGCTATGTGCCGATGCGCACCAACAAGGATAGGACGTGTGTCTGCTGTGGCGATACGATCCCAGCCGGCAGCAGCAGGATGATACCTAAGCATGCCAAGGCAAATCACGGTCTATGTTTCCCGTGCTTCAGGAAATGGAAAGATGTCGGAGGAGATCTTAAGCTTATGGACAACCCCGGAGATGCGAAGAAAGAGCATGTCATACATATGTCTAATATCCTGAAAGGGAATTGTGATATAATAAAAGGTCGAAAGCTTTACGTGGCTTTTAAAAAGGCGATAAACGGCGGAAAGAAGATCGTTATCAAATTTGACACTGATCAACCGATATCTATGTCAACAAGAGTCATGAATCCTTCATTCGGAGAGATTATGGATGAGTACGGCAAGGACATATTCCAAGGTAATCTCAAACTGGTAGATGTCCCAAAAGGAGTTAAAGACTTGATAGTTAACTATATAGAAAAATATCGTAAACTATGAACATAAGAACATTTATATGCATGATCTTGGCATTCAGAAGAATAGATCCTATACCTAAAAGCCTAGGATTTATGGTAAGTATAACATTATGGATGTCCATAGTATGTACAATATTTAACTTTACTGTATTGATAATAAAATTGATAAAATAGATAATATGAAACGAGGAGACGTGATATACAAGAATGGTATGGAACTGCTATGACAAAGATTAAAGCAAGTATTATTATCCTATCTCTTATCATGATAGGATGTAAAGATAAAAAAGAAGATAATGTTGATTATTATCCTAAAACTGTTTATGTAGATGATAGGGGTAATAAGGCAACCATGTTGAATGATTCTATTTTAATAGTATGCACATGCCTAGAGTATCCAGAGAAGTATAAAATGGAGGTAATTAATATAAAGAACAAATAGATGGTTATAAACAACAAGCAACTTTATAAAATAACATTGACAAGGGAGCAACTGATGTTGATCTCACAATGCGTGGAAGACATCAGTAGATTTGCGGCGGGTGACATGAATCTACAGCATACGACAAGTACATTGATAAATGATATGGATAGGACGGAATCGCTGGGGATAAGAAGCTTTATAGTCAATAACTCACGAGCGATAAGAAGAAGGTTGTTCCCAGATCTTGCGGATTTTGAGCATATAGGGTATGATGGAGGCAGTAAGGATAAGATAAACAGGAAGAGACTTATCGGCAACACCTACCAGATATATAGGTCGATATTACATCAGTTGGCCATTGACGAGAGCTGGAATAATGTGTATAGTGATATCACGTTACCTTCAGGTGATATGGGAGCAATTAAAGTGGAGAGGATCGACGATGATAAGAAGAATAATGATATTAGATAATTTACTATGAGCTTATTTGTGTGCGCTAAATGCGGTTGCGTTGATAATACCGCTACGTCTAGTTACTGGATGTTGACAAACGAGTATATGGTGGACAAATTCGAGTATGCCAAGGAACTACAGCCGTACAAGGGCATGGGGCTGTGCAGCGAATGCGGGAGGCTGGCTACCAGCCCAGACGGCCGTGATGTCGTGGTGCCCGGAAAATGGCACGGGAAGTTCCCGAAGGAGAAAGCTACCGAAGAGCAGTTAAAGAAAATAGGATATAAAAATTTGATAAGATGAATAAGACGAATAGGGTAAGAAAAGGAGAAGTTAGAATATACGAAGGAAAGACATACGTGGCTATTCCGGAGATAAAAGAAGATCATTGTACAGGATGTTGTTTTTATAACGAGGGATGTTGTTCAATACGTGACTTTGATCATATCGATTTCCCTGATTGCCATAATAGCGGTATGATCTGGATGCAAAAAGAAATTAATGTAAGCGATATCAAAGAAAAGGCTATCAAATTAGCCATAGATGCCATGAAGCCCATACCGATATGCTCATCACCATGCTACAGTATAAGTGATAACAGATCGCCGGAGGAAAAGCATGAGGAGGAGATGAGGTTTTGTAAGGATCTTAACGACCTTAGATGTGAAATGCTTATTGACATGGCTAAGAAAATAGAGGAGTATTTATTATAAGAGGTGATATGAAAAAAATAATAGGAATAGATTTCGATGGGACATGCGTGACAGACTTATACCCTTATGTAGGAGACAATATCGGGGCCGCTAGCGTATTGAGGAAATTAGCTGATAGGAATCTACTGATATTGTATACAATGAGAGATGGTAGATATCTACAGGATGCGGTGGATTGGTTCAAATATAACCATATTAATCTATACTCAGTAAATTATAATCCTGAACCAGTATCATCATCACCAAAATTGTATTGTGATTATTATATAGATGACAGGAATATCGGCACTCCGCTCACGGATAAAGGATATGTTGATTGGAATAAGATGTTGGTGTTATTAAAACAAAAGAACTTATTATGAAGATAATAAAAATGAATATCAAAAGATATAAGGAGATTATAAGAAAAAAGGATATACTAACACGAGCCTTATCAGAGGCTCGTAAATTAAACAAATCAATAATATGGGAATGAAATATCATACTAGAGCGGGGATCGAATGCACCCCGGAGGAATGCAAGCTGATCGACTCATTGAGAAGATTGGCCAAGAAATGGGAAAAGGATGGTGAGCGTCTTTGGTTATATTCCGCCAGCGGCTCACTTCATGTAATGATGCGCGGAGATACAGATTATAATCCTACACCAGAATTTACGCAATATGGAGGTAGCAACATAGAAAATAGTATAACTACTATTGATGGTATATTAAATGATGGCGGAGATTGGTAAGTTGATATTAGACTAGTCCAACTTTTGTCTTATCGCAATTTATTATTTTTTTTAAAAATTACAAACATGAAAAAAGAAGAAAAGAAATTTGTAACAGAGTATCAAATCAATGGCAAAAAGTATGCCGGTGAAATATGGGCAACCTCATGGGAAGAAGCTGAATGTTTTATAAAACAAAGAGCTTCTACCGAAAAGGCTGTTGGGTTTATTCCTAAAGATTAATCATTTATACCACATCCAAAAAACAGATATTATGGCTACTAAAAAACAGATATTAGAATCAGATGAATTACTTCAACAAAAAAGAAGAGATTATCATCTTTCAGATAAAGGATTCGAGGAATATAAAAAGTTCTTGTCAGATCCCGATCAAAAGAAATTCTGTTTCAAGGGATATTATTATGTAGAGGTAAAGGAACAGGATGACAAAGAGCTATCAGGATTAATGGGACGAGTAGTATACAAATAAGGTGAGATAATTATATATTAATTTAAATTTTGAATCATGGAAAAATGTAAATTGTTAATAACAGATTTAGATGGAACGTTAATTGAAACTATATCAGGAAATACATTTCCTAAAGGTATATGGGATATGAAAATCAAACTCGATGTGTTTGAGGCTATCAAGAACTACGCTCCTGATGATATACTAATCATATCAAATCAAGGAGGTATAGAAAAAGGATTCGTAGACAAAGAGATGTTTGAGTATAAATTCGATTACATATCAAACGCCTTGGAAGATTACACGGATATATCCGTAAGCGCTTATTACTGTGACAGCAATAATAAGCACAATGCCAATAGGAAGCCAAATACAGGGATGATAAAGCAGTATATGGATTTCGTAAAATATATGAACGATGATGAAGATGAGGAAGAAAAGGTCGTATATGATACTATATTGATGATCGGGGACGCTTCCGGAAAAGAAGGGCAGTTCTCCGACTCCGATAAGAAGACGGCGGAAAACTTCGGGTGTGAGTATATGGATGTGGATGATTTTGTGGATAAGTATAAGGGCTGATAACAGTAGAAGGATAGGGTGATGATCTCCTATCCTTCTATTATTATGTAAATCCATTTTTGGATTACATTAAGTATCAATAGTATAACTATTTGTTTATATTTTTAACACTACTTCTTAGCCTAGTAAAGCCATATTCATTGATTATACCATCTATATCATTCTCGGATAAATGGAACCATTCTCTTTCCATTCTTTTTACCTCAAATTTGCTATGCAATTCATTTTCTATATCTCTGCCAACAAAAGCTATTATCTTAAAATCTATATTTCCGGTTCTTATCGTATTTTCCCTTTTGTCAATATTATTGGTTTTACCTATCTTAATATAACCATCAATATTACCTGACCCTAAATATGTATATACTACCTTGTTATCTAATATATCAAATGACATATCATATAAATAGACAAAATCTTTATATATCTTAGTTATCACATGTCCTATGTTCAAATTATTAATATCGTTAAAATATTCAAAAACAGATATTAAATTAAAAAATTCAATTCTTTTAGCATTTAGAAATTTTCTAAACATATTTGATACACTATTTGATATATCCATATTTGACTTGACTGGGACAAACACCTCAATATTGTCTACTATACAATTATCATATCCAGTCACCACTCTTATAGAAAATCTATATCCAAAAATGTCATCAATAATAGTTTTGTAAAGAGCGTTTAAATCATCGATAAATTCACAAGGGATATCACGTCTAACATCAATATTATCAACTTTATAGATACATATATTATCATATGTTATAAAAATTCTATTTATATAGTCTATAACAATATCCCTTTCTGATATATTTTTCAATCTTATGCTATATCTGTATCCACCAAGAATCCTAAGGTCATTTAAATTAGCTATCTGACATAACATAAAACCTAATACAGGGAAATTATTAAATATTGATATATATTCATATTTACCAGTATTGTTATTGATATGTTTTATTTTGTTTATGATTAATTCATAATCATATTCCATTTCGCTATCAGATTGTATATCAAATCCATAATAATCTTTATTCCCTTTAACGAAATCGTCTATATGACATATGTAGGACGATCGAGCTGTCAACTGATTCAATTTATCAGGCATGATAATTTTCAAAGACCCTGTTTCGTTGGATTCGGACGTCAAAATTTCACTACTGTTCTTCGTGGAATCATGAAAAAGATCTACATTTGTATTCATAAAATAATTACCTATTCCCATCCGTCCGGGATGGATAGATGGGAATACAAAAATAGCCAATCAAATTGTCTTAAACAATTGACCGGCTATTTTTTTTTGTCATACCATATCAGTTATCTTCCCCTGTCAAAATACCAATTAGCGTCCTCTCCGGACTCGTCCTTGTCCCTGCCTCCTAAGAAGAATCCCATCGTCATGCCGTTGGTCATCAACCAGTAGTCGGATGTCTGCTTAATATCCCTAGCCGTCTTGATATTATACCATTGCTTACCAAACGAGAACTTCATGAGCTGCCTCCATAGTTTGCTCTCGCCCTTATATACGCCGGTCTGGACAGTAGCGAACGGATCCCAGTTCCGAGGATCGGTGAGATCGCCTAACTTCCGGGCCGTAACCAGCGGATCTTGCAGCATATCTATGGCGTTAAGCTCCATGAACGGGGATGTCTGGGAAGCGATCTCATTGATCGTCCTGAACCCGATATAGGTAATGAACTGCCCGAACCAGCTATCCTCATTATCCTCCCTATATCCCATCAAAGCCCTTCCTATGGCTATCATCGTAGCGAATACTGCCATATTGATAAGCGATCGCTTGATATTGGTCTGCTCATAAGGATTAAGACTATGATATTCTTTCAGCACGTCATGTATTTCCTTCATCCTGCCTTCTGACATCATATTATAGATATCTCCGGCGAATCTCCATAACGTTCTCATATATCCCTCCTCGAACTGGTTGGTCTGGAAGTTAAATCCGGCTTTTTTGTATGCCCGTTGAATGGCAAGTATAAACCATCCACGATGAGGAAGCACCATATTAAGGATCGCGTTCCGGCTAGCCCCCACCCGGTTCTGCTCGTTCAAGGCGCCGTCACAGATCTGCACCATACTCCTTACCCTACTGGACAAGGTGGGTATATATCGGTCTATAATATCCTTGTTAGCCTCGTTCTTAGCCACGATCTTTCCGTCCTTGACATCTACCATGTTCCACATAGAATAATCCCTTAAACGCTCCCAATCGCGTTTAGCCTCGTTAGCGGACATATTTCTGTCTTTCATCATCATCTCCTTGAAATTGGAGTATGACCAGAACTGACCCTCGTATAGGCGGGTATCATCCATGACCGAGATAATGACCTGCGGATCCAACGGGGAGTTAAGAACCTCCATCATCTTAAACGGCAGGTTCCGGAATAAGGTTCTCCAGATTTTGTTATACGCTGCCGATCGTACACGGTTACGGACATTGAACACGCCTAGAGCCTCTCCAACGACATATAGCTTGTTGGTGCGGTTTATATCCCCGATCTCCGACACGTACGTACTTAACTGCTTCTGGGCTTCCCCATAGGCGTATTTCATGGAGTCCTTGCTTATATACTGCCCTACCATACCCTCCAAAAGGAAGTTGGCCTGCCCGGTAAGGGCGCCGGTAGCCGCGACGAATGGGGAGAAGCCTAAGTTGGATTTGGATACGAATTTGGTAAACATAAGAGCCAGCTTATTAAGATCGACCTTATAATTACCTATATTCCATTCTGCCCGCTTATTATTTATCCTAACATCATAGATACTGGCGTTAACCCAGTCCTGAAACATCCTGTAGGCATGAGTGGCTTCCGGATTCTTTCCCCCATCATATTGCGTCTCAAGCATCATATTCCTATATCCCATAACATCATCCAAAGCAGCTCTCTTATACTTATAAGATGTAGCTTGAAGGGATAACATGGAATAGGAGTATGCGAAATCATGGGATACGTCATCGGCATTCTCTAGCTTACTCAGATAGTACTTGGGGATCATGCGATACTTGTTATCGTTCTCATCAAGCCCCCCTAGGTCTTGTCCTTGACCATGTATGGGATCATCAACCCTCTCGCCAACGATGTCACGTACGGCGTTTCCGATGGCCGCCTTCGGGTCAACCCCAGCCTGCACCATCCTCTCCACTCCGCCCTTGGATATCTGTGGTATCTGGTAGATATTCCTGAAACGCTCATCATAATCCTCCATAGCCTTACGGCTTATGTTAAGCAGCTCCTTCCTCATCTCCCACTTATCCTTGTTGATCGTGGCTTCCTCTCCTTCCTTGGTAATACCGTATTTTTTGAAGAAAGCCTCGTTCTTGTACTTATCGAACCTAGGCGTATGATATCCATAACCCAGATCGGGATTATAATTAGGATTACGGAAAGAACTCTCGGCGTCAGCCTCATCAAGCCACTGGTTATTGATCGTCAGATCGATCATATTAATATCAAACCCGAAACGGGATACGCTTTCTTCCTTGGATATACCACTTTCCATGGAGTCAAAGAACTCGGATACCTTATACGTACCGTTATTTATCTTCCTGACAAAATCAGAATACCCTTTGGGAGAGTATTTTCTCATATAAGGATATAGCCGGGTTCTGGCGTACTCAATAAGTATACTATTAGCCTTACCCATAGCTATATCATTAGCCAGCTTATCACTGAAATCAGGACCGTATTTTTTTCTAAGGAACGTTGTCTCCATGGATGTCCATGATGGATTCTTCTGCGACAGCTTGGCGGCCATCCTATCTACCTGACTCCGGGAGCGGGCTGACATATGTTCCTTGGCGAACTTAATCTCATCCATGCCCTTGTCGTATGTCACGGCATCCCTTAACGCATTACGGTAGGAATCTGTAACGCCACTCTCCACCGTATCGGGCATATTCATCTCAATATCCTCAGCGGAAGCGGCGGCGTTAATAACACTCTTGGCCTCGGCCAGACGGTTGTATAGCTCGTTTATCTTCCTTAATGACGATGATCCACGAAGACGATCGAAATCATACTCGCCATATCTGGTACTGTCCCGGTACTGAATAAGCAAAGGTCTTAACTGATCGTTAATCTCATTTATTGTTGCCATCGCCTCCTCTACCTTCTCTATCCTTGATGATGATACAGATTGCTCCGTGATCTTATCAACCAGATTCTCGTAATAATCACCCTCCTCGGATCCCCACATATCCTTGGAGAAGCCAAGATGACCACCGGCTAGCAGGAACTCGAATGCTGCCTTACCGCCCTCGGACCGCTCTATCCCACGCAGTATCTCCTTAAACTCGGCTGAAGCCTTACGACCCTCGTTGGTATTCCCGAACTCCTCGGCCCACGCCTCGTCCCATGCCTTGATCTCCTCGGACATCATCAACGCCTCGGACCCCGCTTCCTTTGGTGTCCCGTCGGAATACCACTCGCTCTTGGCTATAGCCCTATCACGAAGGATATCCAGATAAGATCTCCAAGCTATAGGGTCAGATTGGAAAGCGTCCCAATCGACCTTCTTGTTCTTAATAAACTTATCCATAGCCACATACCGGCTTCTACGGATACGGGTCATGAAATCGGACGTGGCTTGCGATACCCTACGACCCAGTCTTTCCTCGACCTTCTTATTAACTTTCTCGATCTTATCGTAATAAGCCTGCACCATAGGTTTCTCTTGGTTCTCATCCAACCACCTATTTATCGTATCCAGATACCGTTGCTGATCCTCGAACGTCATGTCCGAGATATCAAAATTCTGGATGGTAGGTTTGAATACATGATACACGGCCTTCGTAATAGGCTTATCCCCATCATATCCTACGATATCATCACGAGTCTTGACCTTAAGCCCCTTATCAGATAAAAGCATGTCGATAAGTTGCTTCTCGGTCTTACCCGTAACCTTTTTAAGATCATATATATCAATAATAGCTTTCGCCTGCTCTGTCCGATACAGTAAATCGTATTTGGCGAAATCACGGGACGAGTCAAGGTAATCAGAGTTCTTACCGTTTATCTTCTGTATAAGATCCTCATTATCCTTTATCCCCCATCCACGCTCTTTCATCATCTTAGTCATCTTATTGATATTAGCCACACCCTCAACATGAGCGTCGTTATAAGCCTTGGCAAGACGTTGCCCTAACATGCCTAAGATAGCGTTACCGCTATGCTCCAGCGTGCCAAAGAACCGGGACATGACATTGATATCCTTATGGATGTTATTTATCAACTTCTTTATCCCATTCCAATATCTTTCCGGGATATTAAACATCCTGAGCTGTCCATCCAGCCAGTCCTCATTACGATCACTTCGAAGGGCGTTTATATCGGACATGGATGTCTCAGCCATACGTGATATATCATCCATATCCTCTACCATACCAACCTTATTGCTACCATAATAATCAGCCGCCTGATTATTGACGAATCCACGAAGGTTCCTGACAAGTGGCACGATCTCCCCATATACGTTATCAATAACCTGTATCGTCTCATAATCCAATCCCTTGTCGCTCTTACGTAAGCTACTGGCGACCGTAACCAAATACTCTACCTCGGCCTTGGCTGTAGCTATAACGCTCTTGGTGGATAACAGATTGTTGTTTTTGCTAAGCTCGCCCCCGACTTGTCTTACCTTCTCGCCTATATCACGAAGGAGGGTGATGCTCTCGCCGATCCTCTGGCTTTGGCTTGACCTCATCCTCTGCAATCTAGTGTATAGCCTTTCCAATGACCTACCGTTCTTGATCAACTTATTAGCCACGTCAACGTCCGATAACGAATACATGAGATGATTGCTATCCTTTAGCAGAAGCACGTCAAAGGCGCTTGGATCATCAGCTAACGCCGACTCCTTTATCCTATCAAGTACCTTATTTAAATCCGATCTTTGGCTGGAGAAGAAATTACGTATAGCTCGTACCATCCTGCCAAACAAGGAGAGCTGGGCGTCCTCAGACGAGGCCAGATCCTCCACCGCCTGTTCCATGCCCGGTACGAACCGCTGGGCCAACGTCTTGCCTAGGATCTCCCGCTTCACCATCCGATCCAGTTCCTCCCCTTGGTATTCCTTCCCATACACCTCATAGTAACGACCGGCGAATTGATTCCATAATGGCGTGCCGACAACAGAGTCCAGAACCTCATCAATCTCCTGCTGGTTACGATAAGTATCGATCAAGAAGTGAGCCACCTCCTCATTAAGATCCTCTACCGTAGCTCCCTCGGCCAAAGCGATAACCCCATTGGTCATATCGGACAATGCCCTAGCCGAAGGCTCGACACCATTACGCATCTTATACTTATCCATATACTCAGACATACCCATCACACGGATACCTAACGTGGATAAGATATTGGTGATATCAGTCCTATTCTGGAGATCCTCCGCCTTCTCATTCTCGATAACCCCACGGACGTTACTCCCGTACAAAGCGTTATCCTCCATCATCAACGACAAGGCTAGCTCCATGAATCCATCATACTTATTATTAAGCTCCTCGAACTTACCTTGCCTTAACATACCCTTGATCTCCGGTCTGCTTACCGTAACCTTCTCCCCGGACGTAGTGATAAGATCAAGATCATTACTTACCTCCGTATCAAAACCTATAGAACCCAATACGTTCATCTCAGAGGATTGACTTCCAAACCTATTCCTGAGGCTGGATAAGGCATTCATAGCGTTATAAATCTTAAGACCATCGGAGTTGCCGGCCCCGGTAAGATAATACCTATCCCCCAGCCTTATACGCTCACCGCTTAACATACCTTTCTTGATAAGGTAATTGACAAACCCTCCACGGGTGCTTATATTAGAGTCTGAACTGATGCCAAGGACCGGGATGAATGACTCGTTATTATTAAGGGTTATGAAGGAAGAGCCAAAGAAGATGTCAGCCGCACCAGACGGGACGTCGCCCTCCTCGACACTGCCGGCCAAGAACCCGGCCTCGACCCGCCCGCCGGACGAGCCTTTTATGGCGTTGGCGTAAGTATCATATACCTTGCCATCATCCGATCTAAAGAACAGGCGAGGCTCACCGGAATCATATACCAGTCTTGAAGATGGAGGAGTATAATTCTCAATATCATTTAAAGGCAAGACATTACCAGAAAATATGATCTCACCATCTATATTTCCACCCTTCACCCTGATATTAGGTCGTTGCCCGGTAAAAGCGCTTTCCACGGCCTTCCATAACATACGAGCTGTCTCCTTAATATCTATATTCTCCCTGATAGCCCTTATATCATCCCATGACGCCTCTTTCAGTATCGTATCGCCAATATTATCCTCGTTTATGGAATCCAAATCCACCTCCTGTACCGTAGATGTATCTACCACCGCCATATCATTGACATCACCTACCTCTCCGGAGGTAAGATAAGCCACGACATTGTCGCTATTCCCAAGGCTTCTGGCCAACGCTGGGGCATCCATGTCGCTTATGGCGGACAAGACCTTAGCTGACATAAGCTGCCCCCACTCGCTAGCGTTAAGTTTGGCGCTTATGGATCTGGCGGCCTCCTTATTCCTTGGTACGGATCTCGTCCAGTTCCCGAACTTAGACCTAAACTTATCGTTATAAATAGTCATATAAGCTTCAGCGGCCTTATTAAGGTCACTTACGGCGGCTATACCCGCTATCTTATCGAACAAGGTGGATACCTCGCCGGAAGGGGTCAAGACACGGGTTATCTTACCCTCCTTATTTCTTTTAATTACGCAACTCGACATAACTTCATGTTTTTACAAAGATAAATAAAAAGCCCCCACAAAAGAGCGGGGGCTAATATCAAAACGCGAGAAGATGATTATAATATCATCCAATCGGTAGCCAGCATGTCAGTCTGAGATGCCGGCCAAACAAAAAAGGGGAAAAAGATCGTATCTGTGCATCCTTACCCACGTACAAAGAGCGATGGTAGTATAACCGTCGTTAAAGGACACAGACGATCTACACCTTGTAAGTGTAAACATAAAATGTGATTCCCACCGGGAGGAACATCCTCCCAGTTTTTCAATCCAGATACCTAAAGAGCTTTTTACCTAAGTAAAAATAATCATTATTCTTATCAACTTTTCCCTGACACGACATCCGATATGCATTTGGCACACCACCCTACCATATAAGATATAGGCTCTTGATTGTCAGCATGAAACTTGACCCCTAACTCGCTAAGAATATCCATAGAGACATGAAACGCCTCGTGAGAGATCATAGACAGATCGACATCTTTGTCATCTATCCACACGACAACCAGTTCCCCGTATTTACCGGTATCCTTAAATCTCACCATAGGGAAAGTAGTCATGGTTGGTTCCGATCCCTCTTCTATCTCAATCTCGAACTCAGAGCCATTCCTTGTCGTAAACCTGTCTATAACATCCTTCGGCTCACATCCTTTCATCACGAACAAGCTCCTCGGATATATCTTAGGATCAAACTCATATACTATCTTATCCATTTTCTTTTCCCCATTCTTTTTAATATTATGTTTCCCAAAAATAGGATCACGTGGATCCTCCTTTGGATTATAATTAAAAATCTTATCAGTTAATTCTTTAAGTTGATTATTCATCTCCATAAGTCTTATAAAACGATCATTCGTGTATGCCTTAAACTCATAAACAGGCAACCCTGAATAGCTGGATATATCAGCGGAAGGGGATACGACTATAAAATCCCCATCATTAATAATTATATGCGTATCATCACGCTCCACGGAATAATATCCATTTTTATCTATAACAGATATGCCAAAGCGTTCTATAGCCTTATTGATATTCGCAATATCATATGGATGAAATTTGAATGCCTCCACATTTAAAGAATATATCATAGCTCTCTTAATTTTTCTATAACCTCAAAACACATCTTACACTCAATCCTACGATACAACTGCCTTACGCCATCTATCGTAGTCCAATAACGACCACCCTCACGGTGTAGGAACTCGCTCATAACCTTAGTGTCAGCCACATCATGTAGGTCGTATGAGTCAAAACATAACTTACATATATCGTCAAGATCAAAATAAGTAACCTTATTATACGATATACAACGGATTTGTCTCCCATCAGGAATCTGAACATCGAAAACATCTATCTTCTCCATATTAAAAAACAGAGGGATACCGATCCCATCACAGACCTGTATCCCTTTATAATAAATTAGCGATGAAAAGCATGGTGATGGACATGCGCCACAAATGTAATTACAAATTTTGTAAAAACAAAGCAGTCCCATGGTTAAATGTCCCTGATGAACCGCACACTATAACGGCTGCCCTTACTGCTGCCGTTCACGCTGCCATCTTTGAAGTACACGCGATGCCCGCTGTTGGAATCAAACTCTGAGCTAACCCAATAGGCTTTGGATGGACTGAGTTGTTGTCCACCAATAGCCGATAATGCGTTATTGACACTCGTCAAGTTCATAAATATTAACGCAAGTTGAGCGCATGATGGGATATACCAATCATCATATCCTTTAGCGTCAGCACTAGCTAAGAACGTATTAAGCACATGGCCAATTGTCGCATAGGAAGTATAAGACCCACCACCGGTAGTTATTCCTTTTAATATCTCTGAATTGGATTTTCCATTCCAATCAGATAAAGCCCCGCTTGTCCAGGCAGTAATATTTGCCGAAAGGTTAGGGGTACCATTGTATGAACCCGACTCCGGTTTTAGGTAACCTCTAATATCACTTCCATCTACTTTGTCATAATTTGTAATGCCGGTCTGATCCGTACCATATCCACCCCAATAAAAAATGGAAGTGCTGTCCTTCCCGGCTCCGGCTGTTACGTAGCTTTCATTAAGATCCTCATATTTCTCAATCATAAATCTCTTACCTTGAGCGTTAAGGGCAACACCTATACAATCATTGGAAGGTGCGTCCGTTATGCTTCCATCGGGGCGGACGTAAAAAAACACCAGGGCAAGTATAATTACACTGACATGGAGCGTCACTCTTCAACACCCCATACACCTGATTGTCGCTAGTCAGCCACCGTTTACCGTCGCTTGTGATATAAGCCTGCCGGCATCCCTCCTGATTCACCGTAAGCGTCTTTTTAACGCCTTTGGGGGTTGTTATCTCCAACTCAAGGGTACGGTCAAGACCGTTGTTCATTACCGAGCCAAAAGAAACGGCGGCGCTACCGGTCCCGGACCCCGGGCTGACGGTCAGAGGCTGGTCTGTTACCTCGCCTACCCCGTCCTTCCAATTAACATTCAAATCACTCATAATTATATCCTTTAGTTATCTTCTACTCACAAAGATAATAAAACAAGAGAACCCCAACCGGCTTAAGTCGATTGGGGTCTGAGTAAGAGAAAAGAAACTGATTATCGTCCCATCATTCTCAATACGGTCCTAGCCGCTGCTTGCGCCCAAGTCCAGCTGTCATTAGATGTTACGTTAACCGTCTGTTGAGTACCATTTACATCCAAGTTAATAGTCTCCTTGTCAAGCTCGATAGTAGAGTCTCCAGCGGCTTGCGTTACCGTCACGTTGGCTGTCTGACCACCAGCGGCAGTTACCTTCAATGTAGCTGTCAGTTCCTCGATCGTGACGTTGGCCGGTACGTCCGAGATCGTGATGCTCCAAACGAACTCGCCAGCGGCTCCGGGATCGTCGGCGATAACCGCTCCGTTAGCCGTAGTCTTTCCAGCCGCCGTGTAGTTAGCCGGGAGCTGTAACGTAAGCCCGTTCTCCTCAGCCGGCGTGACCGCGAACGTAAGCTTAGTACTGTTGGACTTACCGGTGATGGTAACATTACCACCTGTCTTTTGTACGGAAGCGTTAGGGCTGTCTGATCTTACCACCTCAGCAGCCGCTGCCTGATTAACTACCAACGCCTTCTTAGCCCCGCCGTTCGTGGCGACCGTAAGGTTGATAGTGCGTTGAAGACGACCGGTGTGTTTCTCACCGGAGAAATTAACCGCCTGATCTCCTGATCCTGATACCGGGTCGACGGTTACGAAACTAAATTTTTGTGAAGCCATAATCTATTTATTTATAAATGTCATTTTATTATGCCAAAAATAACTTGTATCATATCACAAGCCAAATATAGGGGGGGAATAGATACGACTAGCCCTGTACAACCTCAACATACAACCCTACTAAGTCCTTTAAATTATGACTAAGAGGAGTTCCACTATCCCTTGTGCATTTATACACGTCAGCGTTCTGAATGTAATATTTATCCTTAAATATCTCCATAGGAGGGAAATAAGGGATAGGATCACCTATAGTCCCGGCATGCTCCTTGTCAACAACCTTATATAAGGAGGCCGTACTGAGTCCAGGCTCCCATTCTGACGATAACGTATGAGGCTGGATAACCTCGTAAAGGATATCCGTATCCTCCTTAACTACCCTAAGACAAAATCCGGTATCCACGGATAGCCCGAACTCCGCTCCTTTTTGTCCCCATATAGGAAATAGGACCTTAACATCCAATTTCTCGTTGGATGATAAGGATAAAGATTTGTCATTAACCAACATCCTAGAAAACTCGACAGCTACTTTTTGAGGATCGAGAGCATCCTTCTCCTTCGCCTGTTGCTGGATGTACGCCGTGGTAACACTTACCTTATCAGGATAGCCGGACTGAACATCGACAGCTCTCACCTGTTCTACGGTAGTGGCTATACTGATCTGCTTTTGCTTGTCCCCTAACGCCGTTGTCAGATCGTTATCGTACTTATCCATCATCCCGATCAAGATCTTGCCTTCCGTCATATCGAACTCCAGACCCATAATCGTTATCTTACCGACTATAGCCCCATCAACCAAAGCGCTACGTCTGTCATATTCAGGAATATAAATATCTTGATCATCCAAGAAAAACTCATGGAGATTTTCAGTCTCATAAGATCTCAGCTCCTCATATTTAGCCGATTTCTCCTCGTTAAGAACCCTTGACTCATCTAATCTAGCCTCAATGATCTCCTTAACCGTGGCTTTAGGATTAGCTTCCTTGAACGAAAGTTGTTCTTGTCCCAGCTCTATCCATGGAATCGGATTGCCATTAATATAATCATCATAACTATTACCCTTAGCGTAATTATCATCAAGAGGTTCGTCTAAAACCAACATATTGGGATATATTTCCCTGTTTATATATGTATATGCCATAATCTATTCTTTAATCTTGTTCTTTAACAGCGATGCTATACTTGCCTGAAGCGTAACACCAGATATTTATCTCGAAAGGCTTGTTAGCCGTAGTGGTTATAGAAGTACCACTCATGCTTACATAAGCCCCGGAGTTGGGTATAGCCTGCGTGAAGGCCGCCGACGGGACGCACCTGATCATCAGCTCCTCTCCTATCTGCATACCTGACGCCACGGATAAGGTCGTAGCGGCTGATAACGTAGCCGTGATACTTCTCTTGCTAATAGGCAGGTTAGCTAATGTCGTGACCGTATTAACCCCTATAAGCCTGTTCATGGTCTTCTTATCGGCGGCCGCCATCAACCCGTTAGTAGACTCGTTGGCTACGGCGTATGTCGTGTTAGGAGGTGTAGCCCAAGTGCCATCTCCACGCATGAAACTGGATGTACTACCATTAAGCTGTCTCAACAAGCCGTTAGCTGTAGTAGAGGCCAATCCGTATGTGGTATTTGTCGGAACCACCCATGTGCCATCACCACGAAGGAAAGAGGTTTGCTTGCCGGCAGCCGGAGCGGGTACCAATCCCGCCGATCCTGCGGCTGAGGACGTCGCTCCACCCATGTTGCTATATGTGGTATTAGGAGGGGTTTGCCATGTTCCATCACCACGAAGATACTTGGCTTGCGCTCCGGCGGCAGGTGCGGGGACCAAGCCGGCCTTTCCCGCCGCTGAGGCAGAAGCGGCTCCCATATTGGTGTATGTCGTGTTGGTATCCGTCCACGGAACATTCACATACATCTTACCATTTCCGTCAAGAGCTACCGGATAATTCTTCCCATTAGCTGAGTACCCGATCTTAACAAGACCCAGATTATCGCTCGTGGCCTGTGAGTATGTAGTGTTATTGTCAGTCCAAGGGACATTGACGTACATCTTGCCATTAGCCAAGAGCACAGCGTAGTTCTTTCCATTAGAAGCATAGCCGATCTTAACCAATCCTAAGGTGTCGGCCGTGGCTTCATTATACGTGGTGTTATTATCTGTCCATGGAACGTTAACGTAAGCGTTGCCGGACGAATCCAGTTGCACCTTATAGTTCTTCCCGGAAGTCGGATATCCTACCTTAATACCGCCAAGAACGGTAGCGGAGGACGTGGGAGGTGTGAAGGTACTTGGTTTGCCCGTAACCCCGGACCAAGGCACGGAGGAAGCCTGACTGGCCGTGTAAGGCTCATACCCATCCTCACTGTTCAATTTAGACTCGTCTTTTATCAGATACATCTTACCTGTAGACGTGACCTTTACCGTATCACCGCTTTGAGCCGTAGCGGTGGTAAGGGCGAATCTAGCCGTATCATCAGCTACCACGATCAATCTCTCCAAAGCCGCCTTAGGTAACCTATCTATGCTGATGGTTCCGGACGCGATCTTAGAGGCATCAAAATTAGCCAATGTCGTGGAGATAGTCACGTTGCTTCCGAAGTCCGATGAGACACTACCGGTAACAGCCCCGGACAGCGCTATGGTCCTAGCCGCCTGTAGTTTCGTGGCGGTAGGGGCATTATCCGTCTTAAGAGCATATTTGGTAAGATCAATACCATTAGCCTTATCCAGAAGCTGCTCTATCTGATTACCATTGTATTTACCTTGAAAATCTGCCATATTACAATTATTTTTTTTTCAAATATAGATATATGTATCAACCCAAAGAAATCGAGGGGGGGGGTAGATGCGGGCAGGTGTCAGAAACTGTCGTCCCCGTGCAGGAATCCGCTACGGAATATAATAGCCTTGTCTTTAAGTTTCTGGACAGACTCCCATTCCCATTCACCCTCACAAGGCTTAACGACATACTTATTCCCCCATGTCTTGAACTTCCTTTCGATAACAAACATCTCCGAATCATTAAGGACATGGAAGATACTCCCGACAGGGAAATACTTATCAGTCCTCAATATAACTCGATGATGTTTTTCGTCATATTCAGGATCACCCACGATACGTGCCTTATAAAACTGGAAATCATTTAACGTCTGATCCACTGGCTCTATCCAATAATACCCCTTACCCATTGCAGTTTGTATTTAATTATCTATATTTGCGGTGTAGTAACTCATAATGTTTTAAGTGATTTTCAACCAAAGGGGAAGGGTGTCCGTGAGGATGCCTTTTTTCATTCCCGCCCACCCTTCCTATGAACAAAAGATCTACCTCGAACAAATGTAATCATAATAAAGTTACGGGCAAAAAGAAACCCCATCGGTATTCTATCGCCGACAGGGTTCTTCCAACGTTGTATCAGTCTTATATCATCTCACTCCATTTGATTGTGTCACCGACGAAGCACCGCACCGCCAGATACCTTACGAACGCCGTCCCTTCCGGGGCGTCAGGGTCTTCCAGATAAGCCAAGACAGCCTTGACTATTTTCTGGTCGCAGTCCAATACCTTAGGAAAGTAGTCGCTATAGAACATAGCGAACAGATATTGGATATCTCCCCAAGTGGCGTTATCAGGTTTCTTAGCCCCGCATTTATCGAACATCTGCTTAGCGTCCTCCATCGTCCATCTTCTCTTGGATCCGTCGGCGTTAAGCATCTTGTCAGCGGCTTCCCTAGCCAGCTCCTTGGAAAAGTGATATCCATGGGTGTCTATATACCGCTTATAATCTGGGTCATCGGCGTCTGCTCCTCAGTAGTAACGACTCCTGCGTCCCCTGCGCATATACGGTTCGGTACCTTCGTACTCGTCACGGATGCCACGCTCACCGAACCATCCCCTGCGATACATCTCGTCCTCACGTTCATGGAGTCTCTCGCGTTTCTCAAGCTCACGCTCGTCACGTTCCAGCTCCCTCTCACGTCTTTCAAGATCACGCTCACGGCGTTCTAGCTCATCCATCCTACCGTCATGCTCCTTGCCATAATGGTCATATATTCCACCACCATAACCCATGTAAGTCCCATCCGAACGTCTGCTACGTCCACGGCCGCCTCTACGATCGTAGATCTCATCATCGTAGTCCTCATCGTGGCCGCCGCCTAAATCTATAACTCTCATCTTAACCTAATTTTTTAATTAACAACTCTTTTAGCTCATCGAAAGAGGATCCCATCCTATCGACTTTCTCCTCAAGATTCTTGATCTTCCGGTCTTGATCCTTAGTCTGCTTAAAAGCCGGATTGATTTCCTCAAGGATCGAATCACAAGCCTCTAGTGTCCTCCTATGCTTATCGATACTATCGAGAATATCGGAGCTGGTTCTCTTAGCGGCGTTAAGCTGGTTCATGATCGGATCGACCGAGCAGGCCAAAGTTATGTTATTGGACATAGCGACATCCCTGCTCTCCGGTACGACATAGGTCATGGAAGACCCGTTTATCTCCACGGTAAGATCTATCACCCTATCCTGTAGTTGCTGATATTGCCCCATCTGACCCATCTGGGGTTGCTGGAACCTAGGCTCGGACACGTTAACCACATTCCCCATCCTAAACACCGGAACATCGGACGTATCCAGCGTATATACTTGAAATCCTTTCTTTAAGTCTCTAAACATATCTCGATTTTTAAGCGGGAGGGAATACCCTCCCATTAGACATCCAATCTAACCTATTCCTCATCAACAGTCGTCTCCGACGCCGAGGCGGAAGTTGTAGGCACACAGCAATCCATGAGCCTCAATACACCCCTTACCTTGTTGAAATAAACAAGGCGTTCGGTGTTGTTAACCATAGCCGCTCCGGTCACAGCCACGTTGATCGGATTCACCACAGCCACGCCGGTTACCGGGCAGCATGTGTCATCACCTACCGTGGATACGGTGCTGTTCGCTGGAATAGCTATCTGTACTGGCAATGTCTCGCCTGTTGTCGGAACCACCTGCCGGATTTTCAGCAGCAGAAGGCCCTCGCATGGCAAGGACAGCCATATCCTTGGGTTGATACCGAAGATGGTGTTGGTAGTAGTCACTACCACGTTCTTCGTGACCAACTCATAAAGAGACCCTATTTTAGAAACACAAGCCATAATAGCCTCCTTCCTTTATAGAGTTAAATAGCGGCGTTTCCGTTGTTGCAGCATCCATTGTTGCACCCACATCCGTAATTACCTCCATAAAATGCTTGACCCCATCCATAAGTCTGGTAAGGAGAGCATGAAGGATAAGCCGGCACAGGGGTAGGTCTCAACTGGTTGATCAAATTCTGAGTCTGTTGCTGAGTCAACGCGGAGGCTTGGTAAGCCGACCTTTCATCACGCAACTGATTGATCGTATTCTGCATCTCACGCATTTCCAATTGACAGAATTTATCATTAATCAAGGTTGTTTGAGCATCAATCTTAGCGCTCAAGATATTGAACTGCGTAGTAGCCTGCTCACGATTGTTTGTCAATCCTTGGTTGATGTTACTCTGAAGAACATTGGTTTGCTCTAACGTCCGTAATTGATTGTCAAAGCCTTGCTGCGTTATCATATTTTGAGTAGCGCACGTGCTTTGGTTGATCAAAGAACTCAAATTGCAGCAGCAAGAGCTGATCTGATTGCCGATCTCACAACCTTGTTGCTGTACGGCGTTAATAACAGCCTGAGAAGTCATACCTACCTGACCAGCTACCTTATCGATAGCGCCTTGCACGTTACAGATAGCGCTTTGCAATTGAGTAGTAGTACAGTTCAAGGCGTTAGCGATCTGCTCGATAGCGCTTCTGTTACCTTGGATGGCCTGCATCAACAACTCACGACCATAGTCGTTATTCAATTGAGCGGGAAGACCATTAGCGCAATTATCTCCACCATTACCAAAACCATTGCCAAAGCCACGGCCGCCCCATAACCAGAACAGGACGATGATCCACAACCACCAACCGTTAGCCCCGCCGAAACCGTCTTGGTTGTTACGACCGTTCATCAAGGCCGCCACCAAGTTCGGATCCATCTTATTTCCGCCTATTAAATTGGCGAACATCCCCGGAATCATAGATAATAAACCGTTAGTGGCGCTTCCACTACCGGAACCCATACCGTCTAACAAAACGATTTTGTCTCCACTTGTACCCATGTCTATTTATTTTTGAATTAATAATAACCCCACCTGATGGCGGGCGTTACAAAGTCCAAAAATTAATAATCCTAGGATCGTGATATATGTCACCATCAAGGCACGTCATGTCATGCAATTGGTATTAATAAGAACCGATATGAAACAAAAAAAAATATTAAATATACAAGAAAAAACAAAGTGAATATATACACAATTCCGCACTACTATGTTATACAGCATAAGTGAAATGGTATATAATTACTTTTTATATCATACCTTTGCATCAAAAGACAGTAGTATGCTAAAAGCTTATAAATATAGACTAAATCCGACATCCGAACAGATCTCGCTAATGGAGAGAACTTTCGGATCAACACGATTTATCTATAACTGGGCTTTGCAGACTAAAATAGAAGCGTATCAAGATGATAAAAAATCACTTACGGCTGTTGATCTATGCAAGAAACTGACTGACCTGAAGAAACAAGAGGAATATACTTGGCTCAATGAGGTATCTAACGAATGTCTACAGCAGTCAATAAGGAACTTAGATCAGGCTTTCACCAGATTTTTCAGGGAGAAAAAAGGCTTCCCGAAGTTCAAATCAAAGCGAGGATCAAGGAAATCGTTCAAGAATATCATGAATGTTCACGTTGATTTTGATAACAACAGGATTAAACTACCGAAATTAGGATGGGTAAAATTCTACTCTAACCAAGTGTTTAAGGGTAAGGTAGGGACTGTTACAGTATCTAAGTCACCTACAAATAAGTACTATATCAGTATCCTTGTAGATAACGGCCTTAAATTACCGGGCAAGTCTCCTATTAATCCGGATACCGCTGTAGGTATCGATGTAGGGATAAAGACATTCGCAACCTTATCGAACGGTTCGGTTTTCGAGAATCCGAAATATCTGGAAAAGTCTTCCGCACGTTTAGCATGCTTACAACGTAGATTAACTCGCAAGCAAAAAGGAAGCCGAAGAAGAGAAAAAGCCAGATTAGCCGTAGCGAAAGCATACGAGCATATATCAAATCAAAGACATAACTTCCTGCACCATACTGTCAACAATATCCTAGGCGAGAACCAAACCGTGGTTATTGAGGATCTTAACGTGGAGGGGATGATGAAGAACAATAAGCTGGCTAATAGCATAGCTTCATGCTCATGGAGCGAGTTCTTTAGAATATTAAGCTACAAGTCGGATTGGAAGGGCGTGAATTTGATTCGGATAGGAAGATTTGAACCTAGCTCCAAGATGTGCGAATGTGGATACGTACATCGGGATCTTAAATTATCCGATCGTATCTGGACTTGCCCTTCTTGTGGTGCCGTAAATGACAGGGATTTATTGGCAGCTAGGAATATAAAGAAATTTGGGTTAGAAAAACAAAATCTTCTAACCCAATAAAATACGTCACCGGTGGTGAACCGGGTAGGGGACGTGGAGTCGCTGGCGTTGGCCGGGACCTTGAAGCGTCAAAATGTACTGGTGTAAACTGGTATATAATCACCTTAACTACACGAAAAATCTCGCATCAACTTATTTGTATTAGCAGTGTATTCATTAACTATCTTACTGGATGAGGGATTATCCTCTATCCTTGACAGGCGGTTATCGTCACTCCTTACCGTAACGTCACCCATCCTTCGTACCATGTTTTCTTGATATGATGATGGATCGGAGTATATAAGATCATCAACGAACCTGTATATCGCACCATCAACCGTCTCACCTACCTTCTCATATAAACCGGATTGGAATGACACGAAATCATCATACCTCCCACGAGCCAAGAACGAACCGTCCGGTCTCACCTCGACGCCGCCGTTGACCTCCCGGAGCAGGCCCGGATTCCTTTGGTACAGATACCTGTAAAACCCGGCATCCATCATCCTATCCTGACTATCCAGATAGAAAAGGTTTCTCATGCTACTGTCACCGGACTCGATAGCCACGTCAAACAGAAGATCCCTTACCTGACCTTCCGGCAACGACATCTCCATGCTTTTTAACGTACCTCTGTCATGGTGATTCAAAGATACATTATAAAATCCATTAAAATCAAGGAAACGTAAGACATTATTATATAAATCCGATTTTTTTAACCTTTCCTTGATCTGGATCTTCCTCAACGATGTACAGGATTTGATAAAATCCCGATCCTTTCCCTGCCTAGCCTCGTATCTCCTGAACTCCCGATCAATATCGACATCATCCATCTCAGGAGTCACGGGATGTTGGTATATTAATCTGGTAAGGATCATGTTCTCAGTATTCGAGGATGAGATGTTGGACATAACTAGCTTCTTTATGTTATCCTTGACCACGCCAATATCGGAACGGGAAGCCCCGGCGGGGACCACGCCAGCCGGCAAGTACGAGGACCGCTCTATCCCGATATTGGCCAACATCTCATAGGCCTGATCGGTGTCGGTTATCGGGGCTGTGTTATGGTACGTATTCCTACCCATATACAACATGCTCCTATCATACATATCGGAAGGGGATGTATTCCCGGACCTTACATACACCATCCTATCCCCAGTAGAATAAGTATCCTGAACCTCGTATATCGGGTTCCCTTTTCCTGTTATCCTATCAAGATCGGAGATAAAGCTATCGTATACCGAATTGCCGGCCTGTATGGAAGACAACATGACATCCAGCGACGCCATAAGATCACGGATATCCTCCGGTCTGGATATAATCATCTCATCGCTGATCGCCTCGCTTATATCCACACCCATGTCGGCAAGATCCATGGCTATGTCATGCAGACGTCCGGCAACGTCCTTGATGTCCTTAAAATCATCCATATCGATTATCTCCCCAACCTTATCCCTTAGACCCTTCATATCCTTAGGCATACTGATATACGGTGTGGTACTATTGAAGTACGAGTCGGTAATCGTATTTCCGTCCTGACTCCGAACCTCCATACGGGTCATATTACGATACGTGTCATACATCCGATCTGCGTAATCCTGATCCTCCTGATACCAGAGTGCCAAGGAAGGGTATGGGATGGAGGCGAAAGCCTGATCGAACTCCCGGCGGTCGCTGATACCGCCTACCGCCCTCATGATCGTATCCCTTACCTCTATTGGATTCAAGCCCCTTCTCTTTCCTAACGAGTCATATGTATCCTCATATATCATATAATCATCACCAAGACCTGACTCGGAGGACAGGAAATACATATCCTTCTCATTAAGATTCCCCTCAGACATAAAATCGACAATCCTCCTCATCATATCCCTTACCCGCTCATACTCCGATCGGTTAGTCATGATATTATCAATCTCATCAGCGTCATACATCCCAGATCGCTCAAGATTGTACCTATTGAGGAATATATCACCGCCGGAAAGGAAGTTAGATACGATCATATCATTAAGATCATTGATATTATCAACACCCAAGGAAGTAAGAGTATTATTAATATCCTTAACCTCATCAGCCATGAAATTGCCGGCGAAATAGTTCTTCCGCTTGATAAAGGACATGACATCATCATACCTAGGTTCCCCATTACTATCCAGATCATATTCTGATGGCATGGACATCCAGTCGCCAAAGAAGGACACGAAGTCGGGGGAGTAGGCCGTACCCCAGACCGATAAGGCCTGCTTCTGGTCGCCCAGCACCTCCATCGCCCTTTGGTATAATCCGGATGGTTGGTCGTTCGGGGCAAGGACATTATCTACCCTACCCTCCTTATTTTTTATAACATAACAAGATCTACCCATAGCTAAATCGTTTTGTTACAAAGATAAACAAAATCCCGCCTACTCTCACGAGCGGACGGGAGCCAAATAACAATAATAACAAACCTTATGTTTACTCTGAAAAAGTACAAATCATTTTGCCGATCCTCACGGACAGGCAAAAACTCAATCCTAAATAACAAAAATGAATTTCATTATTCATCAAATATCATATATATTGTCAATATATTTAGCATTTGATTCTATAATTCTAAAATTATATTTGCTTATAATTTCCTTAACCTGCTTTTTATTCAAATGAAACCACTCTCTATCAACATTATATACACTATATTTAATATGCAGCTCACGCTCTATATCCATATCTACATATGCAATCATATAAAAATGGATATTACTCACCCTTAAACAACTCTCCCTAGTGTATAAATCCTTAGACTTACCAATTTTTACAAGACCATTACTAATATCTACTCCTATATAGGTACGCAACAGTCCACTATTTCTTAGTCCATAGTTCTTTTTATTTTTTAGAAAATAAGTATATCCTATTATAGAATCATACAAACCATAAAAATCATATTCTGTCGAATATGGTCTTATCTTGGACATCAACATAGGTATAGCGTTATTTACTTTCAGATCATTAGATATAGTCAAATGAATATCATCAACATCCTTGTTTGTATTTGATATAATGATATTATATACAACACCATTAAAAACATGATCTAAACACATTCTATCAATTATATACTCATCATAACCCGCATCATGTAGTTCATCTTGTCGTTCTATGGCTGCAAGTATAAAATAATTATATAACTTCAAGGCATAATCAAGATCAAAATCACTTCTACCGAATAACGTTATTAGCGCCATATAAAGGAAATTGCTGTAATCGCTATCATTCGAAGTTATTCTGCAATCCTCAACAATAAACACATTGTCATTTTTTGAACGATCACAATCGCTCGAAAATTTTTTAACAATAATCTCTAACTCTCTAGAATAACCTGAATAATCAGCTTGTTTCAATTTCCCTGTTTGGCAAAAATGACTTAAATCATCATACAACCCCAAAATATGATCTTTGTTCATAATATAAAACAACGAGAGCCACCAGCGTCCGTTACTCCACTGATAGCTCTCATTTATCGCCTACGCCTAAGCGATATTAATATCTTCTTCTGGTCTAGCAACGGATAGACACCGCAAATATAGACACTTATTTTAAAACAACAAACAAATAGGAGATATTTTTACAAAAAACGTAATCAATTATATTTGTCTATCATATAGACGAAATATAACTATATCTATCCTCCATCATCATCACCACCTTCTTAATATCAGATAAAGTTAATTTCTTTATCTCCATATTCCTACTATCCATCCTGACGAAAGAGTCCTTGAACTCCTGCTCGGTTATGGCATCTAACCTAAATAGATTGTATTTTATAAGTAACTGGGTTACGTCAAATATCAAGATATTAAGATCAACATCATCTTTCAACTCATTAAGTAGATCGCGCATCATATCCTTAATAGCGTCAGTGTCAAGTTCCAGCTTCTCGGCTTCCCTCATCAACTTCTTAATGATGCCATTGTACTCGATTATGATATTAGCATTATCATCATCGGTAGGTAGAAGAATATCCATCGTACATTCTATACCTATCTTATCACTAAGTCTTTCATTGAACTCCGTCATATAATCGAAAGCCTGACTTCTGCTTAAAGCGTATGTATGGTCAAGCAACTGCCTTTGTCTGTTATTGACAAAATAATGACTGGTGTATAACATCATCAAGACCTTCACTCGCTGGATGCGTAGGTCTTGCATAATTTTCCGATGTAAAAAACTATCTAACTGCATAATATAAAGAGTCCCCACCGGGGCCATCACACACCCGACAGGGACCAACTTTTAAATATCTTACTCGTCAGGTGATGGACTGACACCGCAAAGATAAATCAAGATAATTTATTTAGCAAGGATTTTCCGCTTCATTTTCTCCAGATACGACATTCCCGTCGGAAACCAAAGACTTATCCTCGGCTGCTTTCGTAGGCGAGGCGAACTCCGATTGGGAACCGGGCGGGTTGACGAACGGGGTCTCCGTATCCTCGAAGAACGTCTCATCCCTCCTAATACTCATCCTGAACTTAGGGGCTATGAAAGGATCGTTATTAAGATCGATGTTGATCGTAACGTCATTCATCAAAATATCCTCCTTGGTCCTAGAATCGCCTATCCATCCTCTTACGTCAGCGGTCATAGGCATCTTACTAGCCGCTTCCTTGACAGCCTCTAGCCGTTTCTTGATAACATCCACGTCTCCCGTCAACGGAATCATATATGTCTTGTTATCCAGCCCGGATCTGGCTATAGCGTTATTAAGATCCATTATATCATCAATACTTACGCCTCCGCCTAGACCCTCCGTAATCCTATCAGCCATCGATCCGATCATGGATGAGAATGACGATATATCCTGATTTTTCAATCTTACGGGGTACAGGTAATTTCTTCCATTTCCTGTCTTTATAGCTACGACCGGGATACGTGAATCTTTATAGTCACCATACTTGTCCCTGACGATAGCCGTACAGAACGGGAATATATTATACTTAATATCATCCCTCATCGTAACCACCCCGTTCTCTATATATCCTACGCTCTCTACCTTGTCGACCGTCTCGCTGGTAAAGTCATTCTCGGATACCATCAACGTACCATTATCATCACTTACGCTAAAATTAGGTCTTCCCGGCAAAACACTGGTAACTGTACCTACGAACGGTATATCAATCTCGCCAGCGACAGATCCTACATTATCCCTATACAACTCAAAGGCCATACTCCTTAAATCAGCGTTACTCCCTTTTGAGTCTGGATCATTGGCTTTTAGCACCGAGACAAAATTACCATCACCATCCACGATCTTAATAACCATATTATCAACCAGCTCTCGGTAAGCCGACTTAGTCTCATCAGAATTAGGGTCAACGGCGTTAAGGCTATTGTATTTATCATACAATTCCTTGGTATATGGATCTAACATATCCATCTTAAACCTTACCATATCACCCTTGCGGAGGCTAGCCGTTGCTTCCTGATTCACCGACTCGTTGTTAGATCCAAACGTATCACCCGTATAATAAGGGACAATAGATCCATCCTGCCCCTTGCGATACACCATAAACCAGATGGAGGTCGACAAGGCGGTTTGCCGCCCCAATATGACACCGGTAGCGTTCTCGAAAGCCTGAGCGTCATCCTCGCTAATCATCCATCTTGAGTGGTTATTCGACTCTATAACAGTAAATATGTCGGTTCCGTTGGTGAAATCCATCACCCTTCCATTATCAGTATCAGTGGCATCAGATCTTTTAAGCCCAAGACTGTCCATAAACCTGTCAAGTCTCATTCCGCCAACTTCATAATACATAACCCCACCGATCTCTCTCTTCTGAGCCATCAACACCACCGGATTCTGGGCGGCGTTAACTTCCGTCCTGCCGGTGGATGTCCCGGGTTCGCTCTCTGTGAGGACATCACCCATAGGTATGGATTTATCGTAATCCTTGACAGCTATACTTCCGTTATCATACAACCTCATCCATTCCACGAATTGAAGAAGAGGCCCATCGGAATAATTATTGATAATATCAATAGCCTCATTAAGCTTATCCTGATCAATCTCATTGCCATTGTCAGCCTCATTCATAAGATCATTATAAGTCTTTATAGCTTCTTTGATCTGATCCTGATCAAGACCATTGATATTCATATCTACAATATCATCAACAGCGTCCTTGATATTATCATAAATATTATCATGGATCTTCAATCTATCTATTATCGATCTAGCCTTATTGATCCTTGAAATAGGATTATCCCCAAACCCGTTAACTAGACTATCGACACGAGGCTTGTTATTATCATATATCTGTCTCTCCCTAGGAGATAAGACATCCTCATTACCGTTCCATATCTTTATAGCTATATTATTGATTCTATCGTCAGAAGGATTTATGATATCCTCATCATCAGGAACCCTCTCGACTATATTACCTTCATCGGTCTTAATCTCGTTCTCCATAGATCTGGCTATCATATGATTATATGTCTTGAACATAAATGCCTCATCCTCCCCTATAAGACCATCTTGGTAAGCCTTGTCTATAGCTTGGTCGTTGGCGTAAAGATCATTGGCATCAGGATTATCAGTATTCCTGAAATCATACTTGCTATCATCCTCCTCATAAGTCTTACCCCATACGTTCGATAATATCTTCATGAACCCGCGCTCCTGCGCCCGGATGAATCTTCTGTCACGCATACGACGAAGAGACTCGTTTATATTCTTATAAGCCACAAGATTATGACGATACTCACTAAGCAATGCCATAGCCTCCTTATAATTATCAACCCCACGGATAGATACGACGTTCTCAAAATCAGCTATAGTATCATAAGCCGCCATAAGATCAGCGGCACTGATCCTTGAATCATTTCTATTTAAGAACAACTTAGATATATCAGCCTCTGAGTTAATTAACGTAGTTAATTTCCTCTCCAATGCGATCCTATCCTCTGTTAATTTAAGAAGCCTATCATTCTCCTTGACCAACTTAGCCTTATCAGATTCAAGAGCGTCCTTCGACGCGACACTTTGTTGAAGCCTCAAGATATTCTTCTCCATCCTCTGTATATCATCCGTAAGCTTCCTGAGTTCTTCAAGATCCCTGCTCGAATCAGGATTAAGACGAGAATATATATCAAGAGCGGGGCCTATATCCGTATTGTATATCCTTCTTAACTGATTGGCAATATCGTTCAAATTATCCTTCGCCTCAAGGCCATTATAAGCCATATTGGAGATATAGGCGTTAAACGACCTATTGGATATACCATCGGTAAGGGAGTTGGCGAATCTGTTGGCCATAATGAAATTATCCACCTTCTTATTAAACTCGTTGACAAGATCGGCTTTATACTCATTAACCTGCTCATCCGTCATATTCATATCGGACGCTATATCGCTATTAGGTATAGACTCGATGACTGTCTTGAAATTCTCCTTAGTATCATCTAACATCCCCATTTCCTGATCATAACAAAGACGATTGAATACAGCGTCACTAAAAGTCTTATCTACGATTCTAGAATTAGGTATATCGTCAGCGTTATTATCCGTTTTCAAGCCTGATAATTGAGCGTTCAGAGCCATGCTGCCACGAATAGCTTGGACGGCCGCCGAGGTCAAGGCGCCGGCATTAGTGTTGTAGGCCTCCACCATCCCCTTGTTACGGGACATGTCTTGGCTCCATTCCTTTATACCTCCAAGACTTTTTCCTCCCATAACCGATCCAATAATCATACCGATGCCGATCTCCTTCCAGCCCTCATTAGATCCGTAAGTCTCCTTGAATCCGTTCTTTATAGCTTCCATATAACCTATATTCTGACGGATGGCCATAGGATTATATCTTGATTCCACCCAATCCTCCGCAGACTTACTGGAAACACCTTGAAGACCTTCCTCGAACAAACCCTCAGATACCGGTCGCTTAATGATATTAAACGTATTACCAGCTATTTTCTGCCATTTCTTTGGTGTTATAGCCCTTAGTGCACCGTTGTCCATTCTCTCGGCTCCTACGCCAAATATATTGCGTTTTATGAACTTATCCACGCCCAGATCCATGCCAAACATATCACCAAACATAGCTATATTGGATAACGTAAGGATACCGATATTGGCAGCGAATATAGCGTTAGCGGCATCAGCATTATCAGCTCTGAACTTCATGAGTTCCTCATATGAGGCTTCTCTGCCGTAAGCGTTCCTGTAAGCTTGCTTGAAGTTTTCCTCAGACTCCATCAGCCCGCTCCTTGATTCCACGGAAGCTTCCCAAAGCGTAGAAGTACTCATAAAAGTCAGGTTATCCAACCCCTTGCCTATACCACGACCTATACGAGCAGCTCTTAGCATAGCATTAAACCCGGTCTTTGTAGCAGAAGCAGCCTTCCCCATACCGGCAATCGTAGCACCTATCCTAGCCCCCATACGAGCGGCATTCATAAGACCAGCTCCAGCGAAGGCGTAAGATGACAAAACGGCTCCAGCCGTAAATGCCGCACCAGATAGAAGATCATTCGTCCAGAAATTTGTAGTGAGCATGCTTTTAAGGAACCCGGCATCTCTCTCCTCCTTACTGTAATAATGATTAAGCGTATAATCACCTCGCTTATCCATATCATCTAACCAATCGGCAAAGCCGTTATCAGATATGGCGGATAACGTCCCTTTTGTAACAAGTTCCTTTAATCCGTATATAGACTGACCTACGCCCCCTATACCATACAATGTGGACTTATAGATGAATTTACCCAATCCTCTATAAGTCTTCTCCCAACCGCTTTGGTTCTTTGACAGACGATCATCATTATCCACGTTATTGATATAACTCTCGTATTTTGGAATCCATTCACCTGTTGACAGCCTATACCTTGAATCACGAAGGTTGATCCTACTTCCAGTTATATCATAATTACCCTTAGGGATACCCGTCTCGTTTATCATCTGAAAAAGCGGATTCCTTGCTTTTACATCATCATGATAAGATGTCTCTACGGAATTTTTTATACCCTCTACTAATGATGGAATACTTCTGCTTCCCTCTCTAGACAAAACATCATTATCCATATCCGATGAACTGCGCATGCCAACAGGTATAGGGATAGAAGAAATATTATCCTTAGAAGGCATGGGAGATGGAATTGATGGAGTAGGGACATAGTATCCCTGACTCTTCATCACATTCCCTATATCGTTATTATTATTGCTCATTTTTTCCATCTATTTTATCCATAGTCTCTTTATCCAACACCGAAAGAATATTGCTAAGATCAGAGTGCTGCTCATTAATATCTCTACCCTTAACAATAACGTCTTTATTGATAGCCTCAACCACGGCTTGGGTAAGACACATCTGAGGACACATATTTATAATCTTCATGATATTATCAGCATAATCAGTATTATATTCCAACACCTTTAGAGGTGTCCCGGTCCTAGCCTGCCCGTGAAAATAAACGCCAACCTCAACACCTCCAGGAAAGCCCTTGGCTTTAATATCATACGATTTGTAATTTCTTAAAACCGTATTAATAATCCTAATAGCTCTTTTATTAAGCTCTGATGTAGCTAGTTCATTGTTCTGAATATTGTACTTATCAACCATCCTAGAAGCCTCCTCAGCCGCATTCTCGATAGTAGCGAAAGCGCCAAGTGAATTAGCTTGCGCCCATTTCTGATAAGGCCTATTGGTCGTGGCAGAAAAAGATACAGGGATGATCTTAGATTCGTAATCTTCAGATCTTACATTCCTTTCCCTTTCGTACAAACTATACCCCATACTATCTAATTCCTCTTTAGTAACTTGAACCGTAGCGATATTTTTTCCGCCAGCCATAGCTACCAAATCAAATGTATTGGGATTATCCGTAGGACGAGCATACAATATGTAATTATTAAGTCTGCTATCTTTATCCTTATTCAAGAAACCAGCTCTTGACAAAAGCAGACTCTCTAATTTAGCATGCATACGCCTATCTTCTTTAGAGGCATTGGTAGAATTAGAGAACGACCATGATCTTGGAGCAAACTCGTCATATCTTCTTTCATAGACCATTTTAGAATCCTGAATAGCCTTAGCTATATTACGACCTATATTAGATGAAGACCATTCTCTTCTAAGCGTAGGACCGTCAGCTCTAGACATATTCTTACCTAAGATCTTGATCATTTTATCCCTACTAGTCATATCGACATTATCGCTATTCATTACCGGATTGTCTACACGACTATAAGTTTTAGCTATATCATTTATATCCTCCAGAGTGAAATTTTCTCCTGAATATCTATTTAACAAATTTATATAAGATCTCATCAGCTCCGTATTAGCTATAGATCTATCCGCATAGTTGATGTTCTCGCTTATCAATCCAGCTATAGCGGAAACCTTTAAAGCATCTTCTGGTGAATACTCTTTCCCTCCAATAATAGCTCCATTCTTACCAACATCCCTCGCATTAACCATACCATTGTCAGTATATGTATCAATACCTCCAGTAACATAGTCCTGATCCCTTACAGCATCATTAAGGATATTTTCCGTAGCGACATCAAAGGCATTTGTAAGATAATCAACTTCCTCATCCATGATCTTACCATACCTATTCCTATTATCATTCGCTGCCATAAGAGCCTCATATTTATTCACCATATTTGGGGTTGATGATAATACAGAACTTGACGCACCGCCATTATTAGTGATCCATGCCATAATATTCTCGCTATTAACACCACCATGATATATAGAAGGATTGTTTTGTATATCGTTCTCTATGCCTCGTAGATCAACAGGATTTATGGATGATATTAAATCCTTCTCACCTGTCGATATATTATTCTCATTCTGAATATATTGATTGTCAAATATATTCTCAGGAGTAACATTAGGCTGAACCTTTTCCAGCTCAATCATAACACCTGTAGGGATATTAGAGCTATTACCAGCTTCCTTGGACATTACTTCCCTAAGCTTAAGATTCTGATCTATCTCCTTTGATTTCTGCCTCCACGAGAACTCTCTCTCCTTGAAATCAAGATCTCTCATCTTAAAGTAATAATCATCAGCGATGTAGTTCTCAGATGAGTTGTTATACGACCATCTAGCGGATACACCATCAAGAAATTCATTACGTACAATAAACTCCCCCGCTCTAGCCGGGTTCATATTATTGCCAATAAAGGAAGTAGCCTCCTCCACTAACGCACGGCGCTGTTCCCGGACCTCCTGTAGTGACGCCTCAATAGCCGCCTTAGCGGAAGGGCTGGCCTCGGCCCCTTTGAGTTTGGCTAAGAGTGCGCTCTCCTCAGCGTCAAAACCGGAAACATATTTATTAACGAACTGATCAGTAGTCATGCCACTAAACATACCGGGATTAGTGGCAGCCAAATACTGACCCTCTATCTGCATCTGAGCCTTAGCGTTCTGGGATATAGATCTAGCGGCTATCGCTCTAATCTGAGATCGACTCATCTCATCAACAGTAATATCTCTCATCCTACCAGTAGGCTTGCCATCCACTACCTCAGGAACAGAAAACTTCTTTCCCTTATTAAGACTGACGAAATCCTTCATCATCTTATTCATCTCCTCATTGTAATCCGTATAAGGAGTGTAATGAATAGGATTCATCCTTGTACCAACCTGACCATCATTAACCCATTCATAAAACGGCATTAAGGCCACAGCCTCATTTATGGCACTATATTGCTTAGGATTATTAAGCTTCATATCTTCGATCTTCTGAGAGAAAGACCTATACTCCCTAGTACCGGCGATAGCGTTCAATACACGGGTATCTAAAGCCTCTCCAAGACGGGCTTGTATGCTTCTAGCTATACCATCAGAAGCTAGATTGGATTTACGATACACGTTATTCACATCCTGTATCAATCCATTTAACCTATTCTGAAGATATTCCCTATCCTGAGGTTTTATAATGTCAGAATTGATAATATAATCAGCATACTCATTTATAGCCTGCCGATTGGTATCTATCTTCTGCTGCATGTATCCCATACCCTGCATCATGACATCCATGTTGTAGGGTGATACGTACTTACCGTAATTCCTTAATATACTGTATTGTGAAGCCATTATTTATCCCTTTTTGCCTTTAGTTACTTCCTGAGCAGGATATAATCTCCTGTAACTTAATATATCTCCTTGAGGGTCTGCGATCAACTGGCCATTGGGACCAATCTTAACATCCCCAAATATAGATCTTAATGTATTCATGGTCGTAGCCGTGTTCCACTTCTGCTGAATCTCATCATTGACGCTATCGAAATACCTAGCCCAGTTCTCGTCATTTATAGCCAATCCCTGCAATATCCGTTGTTGATAAGCTTGACGTTGGGCTATGTTCTTGTCGTAAGTATTCGCCCATGATTGAGAATTGACATTATCAGCCCAAGTCCTTTGAGCCACATTCCCTTGTTCTACCTCATTTATATACTTACCTATATTGGAACTCATGATAGCCTGTAAATTGGAAGATAAAGCCCCTCTCTGGGAATCCGGGACATTACCCATCTGATCCAATTGTGATTGGAAAGCACGATTAGCCTCAACCATATACTGATCAGCCGATCTCAACACCGGGTCCACGGTAGGAGCGTAATGCCTTTCCAGACCTTCCGTTGTCACGGATCCCGGAGTCATCCTGAACACCTCAGGAAAATCAAGACCACCACCTACTATATTTCTTCCTCCCCTATTGTTATCCGACTTATCTGTATTTGTATTGGTATTCGTCTTAGGAAGGGTACTAGCATCAATAAGCTCAGGCATATCCAGCTTAACATCGGGATCCTCCACGTCACCTATATTCATAGGACCGGGAGTCACCTTGTGAGGGTCAAGTATGAAGTCAAGACCTTCCATGCCTTTCATGGATCTTAACGCCTGCATCTTAAGCATATCCTCCCCAAGGATCTTATTAACAATATCTTTATTCTTGTCAGAAAACAGTTGACTGAAATGAGTGATACCAGCGTCATTAAGAGCTTTATGTTGATCCTCTGTAACTACATCCAAACCAATCATAGGACGAGATGACGAATATTGACCAAACTTATTATCTCTCATTCTATCATGATATGCAGCCTTCTTGTCTTCCGGGTAATTACCTTGACTATCCTCACCGCCAAAAGAAACGAGCGTCGTGTAATCCCTAAGTGCCTCTGCGTTGGCGATGATCGGGTTTTCCGCCGTAGCCAAGCCCATCCACCCACCAGTAGTGTTGTATATAGCATCCTGAAGAGCCTTGGCAGCAGTAGCCTTCGGAGCGCTCATATAAGCATCATAAGCCAAAGGCATGAATGTCTTATAATATTCCAGTCTCTCATCAGCATTAATGCCGCCATAAGAACCGTCCTGACCTTGACGTTGATACCCAAACGTATTATCCTTATTATTATACTTGTTTTCAACAGGACGGAAAGTAAGGAGATAATCGAATAAAGAGCTACCACCTTTCTCCATCTTCTGACGAATACCAGCTACTTTCTTAAGCAGCTCTTTCTTAGCCTCGGCTACATCATCTTCTGTAAGGCCATATTCTTTCATGGATCTGGATATGATATTATCTATCTCGCCTCCCTTGGCAAAATAAGTATCCTCATCCTTCTTCATCTTCCGGTCTTCCTGCTCCTTGTATATGACGTTAGCGAAGTCCGTAAATCTTCCTTCTAAGCCATTAACCGTCTCGTTACTGTCATTTATAGCCTTGGACAATACGGAGGCGTTCAAACGCCTTGTATTCTCATCATCTATCTTATCGTTTTTCTTCAGCTTCTCCAGTGCCTTCTTCTGATCATCGTAAGCTGATTTAAGACCGATCTTAGCCTTATACCTGTCCATTAACGTAGCGTACGTATCCTTAGGCGTAGCCTTGATCCCATACGTATCCCTGATGTATTTGGCGAAATCCGGTTCTATGGTAGTATCATCGGTAATGACCTTCGTCCCCTGCTCCAAGGAAACGGGGGTTCCCCCATCGGCGTGCTTCTGCCCCATGGCCTCCATCGGCGCCTCTCCGGGCTGCGTCACGTACTCGCCCTTCTCGACCTCTACGTTGGCTTGATCTTCCATCGACTTAGGTAACGGATATAGATACTCACCGGTAAGGCTACCGCTATCGAACCTATTATTAGGTCCTAGATAAACACCACCTCCATCCTTATACCGCATCTGAGATTGCCGTCTCTGCCTAGCCTCTCGCTCTTGAGCTAACCTGATATTAGTACGAGTGCCTTGCTCTGACGCCATCCCTGAGAATACGTTCCTTGCCAACCCTAAGACACCGCCGATGCCTGACATTACAGTACCCACGACATTAGCTGTCTTAACCCCGGTGGATAAATCACCGTATCCCTCGCTTCTCATACGCCCTATACCACGACCCATCTGGGTAAACCTAGATCCTATATCATCAGCGCCATAATAAGGTATGGTGGTAAAGTCAAAAACATCCGTACTGCCAGACTCGTCAACCTTCTTATTGCTGTCAACGATAGCGTTCAAATCACTTGTATCAATGGTATTAATATCAGGCTGCTGAATATCAAATCCTATCCGGGTAGACGAAACCAGAGGTTCCACTCCAAGACCCTGAAGACCAACAATATTACCAGGCATGACAGGATCAACTTCCCCAGCATCTTGATATTTAGGTATCTTCCTTTTAATTACATACTTTCCCATATATCAAATTATTTCGTTCTGATACAAAGATAGTTTAAAAAATACAGACTCACCATTTGACAATGATGAGTCTCTTTAATACTAATCCTTTAAAGACATAACAGGATTACCCCATTTCTTTTTCCACTCATGACCAAGATAATCTATGAGTTTATCATAAGTATCTATAAAACCACCATCTATAACCCCGGTGATAACATTCTCTACAGCTACTATGTCGTTTAACTGATTCTTTGTAGCCGTATTCCTTATCCCACTCTCATGCTTGTTAAAGACGATAAAATTAATAGCCTTAGCTACCCTTGATATCTTATCAGACAACTGACCCTTGTCACTAACCAACCTGGCGACAGCCGAACTCATCTTGATATAAGCCTCACCAGCGGCATTCCTGTCTTCTATGAATCCATCGTGCAACCATATTATCACCTTGGCGTATATCTCTGGATCCAATTCCAATGCTACCATAACAAAAAAATACGGATTTACATACCATTTCTGACCCTCCCCCTTTCCTCTTCGGTAAGCCATTCCGTATTTTTTGAGATCGGTTATCTTATTGATTTTCAATTCATGGTTTTGTACCGTAAGATTTCTTACAGTACATATATCATTAATACTCAGCTCCCTAACAAGAGCTTTCATCTTTTCCTGAAATCCATTAGTAGCAAACAAATGATCAAGCCTTCTAGACTCCAACCCCATAGATTTACGTTTTTCATTCAAGGCTTCCATAACTTCCGTTATGCATACAAACCCGTCCTTGGACATAACAGAAATGTTCCTACCTAATAATTCCCTACTCTCTGATGATAAAATCAAATTACTTTTCATACCTTTACTAAAAGTTTTAAATTAATAAATGCGCCTATCCGCTCGTGATGAGTAGATAGGCGCACAAATATAAATAATACTAATATAATTACAAAATATAATTAACTATATTACAGATAATAATACCTTGTAATTTTAATTCATCGCAAGATAGTTACAGCAACTAGATCCTTTTTACAAATAACGAACCTATTGCTTTCACTAGGTCATAGAATCCAGCAGCGCTAAGCCCGACTGCCACCCCATACAACAGAGCTTCCCACCATTCACTACCTACCAACAACGGGGATACCTGAAGGAACCAAGCCAAGATACATGTCAACATCCCAATAGCCACAGCCGATAAAATCTTAGCCCACTTATGGGTGTCGATATACGGCACTACCTTAGCTAGCTGAGTGGCTGACATCGTGACGAAAGCCATAATACCGGTAAAGGTAGTCAGATCAATAGTAATAGCCCCTTCTGATGGGATTACCTCTTGCGCCATCAAAGCGAACGGCGTCAATAACATAGCAAATAAAAATAACAATCTTTTCATATCTAAAACGTTTAATTACTTCGCAAATATAACACTAAACTGATTAGATATATAAATATTTATTGGAATATAGATATACGACAATATCCAGAACCTATATGTCCCTTTCCTAAATCATATAATCCACCCAAAGGATTAGGCATTTTTTCTAATTCCCCTTTCACATCTGTCCATACGAACCCGTTCCCATCTATCATTTTAGTGTTAGTAAATACATATTTATCATATTTCACGCATCCCGGATGACCGGATATATACGAGGATCCTCCACCACCAGCTTGAAGAGCGTTCAACGATATCCCGCCGCTTGGTCCTCCATAAAAGCCTCCTCCTCCACCAGAGGAATACGAAACGCCATCAAAACCACATCCTCCTCCCACTCCTAATAGACCTCCATTTCCGTTAGTTAAATTATTGTCGGAGTTAGATCCTCCCGCTACTTGGGATGCAGGAGTTCCCTTGGCATAGCCCCCCAGATACGCCTTCAACCCTCCCGCTGATCCTCCGTGCCCAATAAAATAATACTCACATCCTCCACCACCTCCCCCGGCTACCATAATACGGGTCTTTAAAGAATCTACGTTTAGAGGATCGCTATTGTTGGACAACCTCAAATCTGTAGCTCCGCCCCCGGCTCCCTCATAGATATACCTTCCAGCACCCTCATTAGTCATTGAATGCCCTGAACCTCCTCCATTATAATTATATTTTACAACATTACTCGTCTGCTTAAGTCCACCATTTCCACAATACACATAAATGATATCACCACCAACTAACTTGATAAATCCAGCCACATATCCACCATACCCAGGGTCATTAGATCCGGTAAACCTATCTTCGCTATCATTGTAACCATAATTACCTTGACCACCCCAGCACTCAACATAATAATACGCCGACTTTGGAGCCACAAATGTATGGTAATTATTACTATTATAAGTGTATGTATACAATACATCCAAGCTTTTGGGACCTGTCATTACACGTCTTCTCATAACATACCTCCCCTTAGATATTTTACTAACAATGCTATAACCATCCTCCTATCATCAGCCATAGCATTTACCCATCTATTCTCCCATCCTAAACTACTAGGGGGGGGGGTAAAACAAGCCCCCTTAAATAACACATCAAATAAAAACAATAACTTATTCATAACAAATTATTTATCATTAAAATACTAACTATTATTTCTACTCATACCTTTTATGTTAAGGCTTAACCCCGGTATCATGTTAAGCACCAACTGCCTTTTCGCCTGTTCCTTACGCATGCGCTCGACCTCCGCTATCTGCGCCTCTGATTGGGGATCGTTCTTGATATTATTAGCGATGTCCTCTATAGCTTTCTTATTGGCTCCGGATTGAGCTAGCATCTTATATAACAGGTCTTGGCCTTCCTTCTCCCACCAAATATCCATAGATGGGCGAGAAGCCAAAGAAGGATCGGCAGGGGCTACCGTCTCAGGTACGGGCTGCTGACCTCCGTCCCCCGTGCCCGAATCCCGCTGTCCGAACTCGTATCTCATTGGCTCGTTCTCCGGAACACCATACCTATTAGCGAACATATCAGCGAACTCAAATCTCTTCTCATTTCTTAAGGTCGATCCAAGAGGCCTACCGTATCCTTGATTCCATGCCACGGTAGCGTCCTTGTAGTTGACGGCGTTATCGAAATCCGATTTAGAATACATATAGTAATTATATACATTACCTTGAGCGTCCTTGTCAAAAAACTTTCCTTGATTGATGTAATTCCAACCTAACCCCGGGACCTTGCCTTGATACTCATCCACGAGATAATCCAACTGCTGTGTCAATGTCGGTTTCTCCCCATACCTGCGCTGTAGCTCCTTCTTCCTCGGTCCAAGCCATTGTTGGATGCCAAAATCACCGGCGGCTCCTAGGGCTTCGGTGTCCCCTCCGGACTCGGCGGCGATGTTCGATAGGATGCCGATAGCTTGAGTTTGTGGTATCCCCTTCTTATCGGTCAGATAATCCCATATCTCGTCATATACAGCCATCTTACTATCCTCTGATCTACGGGGATCAATGACGTATTTGCCAGACCCATATTCATTCTCAACATCAATAGGACCTCCTTTTCCCCACATTGCAACCCTACCATCAGGCGTAGACCTAAACTGTTTATTAGCCTCATCCTTAACCCTTTCCATGTCTAAATATTTCACTGATCCTACGCTTTTGTTAGGCTCACCAATAAATATATAATCACTGGTTCCATCATTATTATCAACCTTCCTTATCTTAAAATCACCAGCGATATTATCAGGTATAGGGTTGTTTCTTATCCAATCATACCTACTACCACTAAAATCAGCATCCTTGATCCTGATAACACCCATTCCTCCATTTTCTGATGGGGTCCATCCCTTCCCTCTTTGCCGTATACTGGCAAACTTAGACGCCTTATTTATGTCATTCGTAGTATATAAAACGCCAAACCCACTATCTTTTAAATCTTCAACGTTATGACGACCAGATCCTATCCCATTCTCAATCGGCTTTGTTAAATATGGAGCTATTTGAGAAATATCATGATTAGAAATATCCGCATCTCCTCTATAAAATTGATATCTGCCATGGAGAATCCTTTTATAAAATTCATCGACCTTATCCTCATCTTTTGACATCTCCTTAAGAATAGACTTTATTTCTTTATCGTTTCTCCCTCTATAAGCCTCCTTAAAATAAGCTTTAACATCAGGCTCATCATAAAGCCTTAACATGTCTTTATAAGAAGCCCTTATTTTTCTCATTTTATTAGCGGATGTAAATAATCCTCCAACAAAAGGGAGCAATCCAAAAGCAGATAACGTAACAGCTAGCGGGTCTTTATTTACTATACCTTCCTTGAAATCATTTATATCTTGAATGTCACTCACCACCGGAACAAAACCAGCTATAACATCAGTTATATCCAGATATTCATGATTAACCCGATTATTTAAATTAACATTTTCATTAATACCATGATTGCCAACAGATGTATTATCCCTTGAAGCAATATACCCACCATCCCACTTTTTCTCCAGCTTATTCTTAGACATAATAGCGTTACGGATAAGAGCGTCTTTACCGCTTTCCATGAGAGGACTATAATCCTTAAACGAACCTCTCTCCTCAAACTTATCGCCTATAGCGTCTAGTACCTTTGTGGCTACGTTTACAGGAAATTCCTGATCGTCACCATGAAAATCGTATACGTCATAGACACCTAACCTTCCATCCGGACGTCTATAAATAGTAAAATTACCAAACCCTGATAACGGGGTAAGATCACCAGCAGCTTCGGGATAAAAATCGTATTCAGAAAAAACCGTAGGCTTACCAGATCTTACCGAATTACGATTCTTCTCAAAAATATCTACCCACTCTCTTGACTTCTTTAAGAACTCCAATTTACCATAAAGCTCATCTGATGCCGGTGTATCAGAACCATATATTTCTTGCTCCGTATCATGTATTCTCTTATCTAACCTCTTTATCTCATCCTTAGTGTCACGATTGAACATCTTCTCAATATCAGTAATGACATTATCAGGAATCCGTATCTCCTTATTATTGCCATCTAGATTATTAGGTTGAGATAAAAATCTCGCCCATAGTTGATCGCTATATTCATCAACGTTAGCCTTCCCGTTTCTGCCATATATAAACTCATTGACCTTGTCAGGAAGGCTAGCATTTGAGGCCACCACATCAGGGGTGACATTCTCGTACAACCTTCTTCTTATGGCATTACCTAGGATATCTTTCAAATACGAAGCCTTATCAGATACATCTTGCCTTACATATAGTGGATCATTACCAGTAGATCCTCCATCAGCTTTCCGTTCAATCTTCTCTCCCCATAGCCCATATTTCCCCCTAGGCCATATACCGTCTATGGCATCCACATAACCAACGGGGTGCTCCCCGTCCAGACGCCGGTCCCGTCGCTCGTCCGCTGGGTACAGGGCGTTGGCCAACGGCTGCGTGATATGACCCAACCCCTTATTCTTGGAACTCGACATAGCATCCACCACAGTCCGATATACAGGCCTTAATTTCTCAGGTAGATATAATCCCGCCTCATCAACCAACTCACCTATCTTCTTATTTATACCCCTGATACTGAAATTATAATTACCCATGCCATTATTCAACGGGGACAACGCACCTCTTATCCCATTCATGCCTTTAACTGCGGCTCCTCCGCTAAGGATATCAAACTCCGGGGACACGTTTCTCAAAGGACTATCATCCATACCCCTGAAATACATAGGACGCTCGCCTCTTACGACACGATCAAGATCCTCCTTATATAAATCCTTTATCCACGATGGGATTTCCTCCGGTTTATTCTTCTTAGACATATACTACATTTTTCACAAAGATAACTATAATCTCATAAGCCTAAAAACACGAAACGGGCACATAATAAATCATGTACCCGTTTATACGCTAATGCATGTGATAAGCAGCCAAGGCTCCTTTAGCTTTCTCCTTAGACTTGTACTTAGCCGGCCATAATTTACCGGTCTTGTTACTGACCACTCGCCAATCACTCCCTACTTTCTTGATACATCCTGATTTCGGGCATTTGCCCTTCTTTTTACTGCTAGTTTTCCCTGCTGCCATAACATCAAATATTTAAAGGTATATAATCACCTCAATAAACTTTCTCATCGTTGCTAAACCAACGTACTATCATCTTGAACCGGCTCTCAATGTCATTCACGAACCTAGCCAAGAACCAATCGCCACGAAGACGATCCCGCCACCTCCGATGATAATCGACAGCCCTGGGGTCGATCTTACGGTCAATGTCATTCACATCCTTAACCCATATCGGAAGATTGTTCGTATCGTCTTTGACCTCGTTAAAATAGTCATTTATATTTATCTTCTGATCAACCTCCGTCACCAGTATCTCACGGCTATCGTCATTGGTTACAGGATACCTTAACCGCTGGCTCATATCGTTCTTGTCGGCGATAACCATCCGAAGCTCACCGCTGTTGTTGGTATCATTATAAAACCATGCCTTATTAAATCCAGTAGTCCTAAGAATTTGGTAATTAACCTCATCCTGATATCTTCTGGCATCCATCCGATATTGGTAGTTGGTGAGGATCTTATTCACGTACTGCTCACGTACCGGAACCTCTATAACAAACGGATATAGCTTACCATAAAATACTTGATACGATTGGTTGGTCAAACCATGAGACCATAAACCTATCTCCTGACTTTCACTTGAGTAGTTCTTTCCGGACTGGAAATAATGCTGGTGCTCGATATAATAATCAGGGGTGTAGGATAAATATGATTTCCACTCACCCTTCAGGCAGTTATACCCAACGGTGAACGAGACGTCCGTGAAATGGCTGGTGTCCTGCAACTCCACCGCCTGCCCGTTCCTGTAGAACCGGCCGCCACGGAATTGGTACTCGCTCGGATTCCCTACCGGTATATAATCTTTCTTGGTTATCAGAACCCTCTTAAACCTATTATCCCAACCCATGGACAACCCTATACCAAAAAACTTGTTATCAATATCATAATAAGACAACTCAGCGTCCGTATCAGCGTTATATATCCGGCTACGGATGATCTTCATCTGAAGATGCTCCTTAAACCAGTTTCTAAGCCCCGGTGTGACCTCCGTAAGATTCCTACCATTAGAATCTACCTTAAACACCTGACCACGCCTTAAATCGACCCAAAAATGCCCAAACTCGCAACTGATCATATCCCGACTCTGGGTCCCGGAATATCCTAACGTCGTATTATTATACTCAATGCCACGAGAGGCGAAAAGCCCACCTGTCCCTAGCTCGCTATTCTCCGGGGATATTCTCTCCGCCAACACGTCTATGGCGTTATATAACCCTACCTGATTCTCGAAGCGAGCCAGTATCTGATCCGACTCTATCCCTTTCATGCTTATAAGTTTCCCGAAAGAGGTCTTGAACTCATGGTAATCCATAGGCTTGTACGACAGCCAAGGATCGGTCATGCCGTTCTCCGACACGTCGGCGGTGCTCCATATGACGCCGTTGGGTCTTTGGTAAGCGCAGTCCCAAAAATTGCTATCATACGTCTCTGGTAATGACCTTCCGCCTAGCGTAAAACGATTCTTATACACAGGACTTATCTTAAACACATTATCCCTTGATATAGGGACATTACGCTCCTGAGTCCATGATATATAATCCCCTACCTCCGGATAGAACCCCTCGTAAGGCTCAGGCCCGGCTATACGGAAATTGCAATTGATCTCAGACTCCACAAGAAACTGAGGTATGCCATAGAAGTATAGGAAGAAACGACCGCTAAGATACATATCTCCGGTCTTGCAAACCATCTCATAAGCGCTCTTCCGGCTAGGGAAAGAGTATAGCGATCCGGTATCCGTATCGGTCTTATTAAGATAATCCTCCCCGGTATCGTAATTGACGAAATAACGGGGATACCCGATGTTTCGATAATCGTAATAAGGGAATGGTATCATGTCTCCCTGACCAAACTGAGTCAAGTAAAACATAGGCATCTTCCTCTTAAGCGAGAACCTTGATATAAATACATCACCTCCAAAAACAGGTTTACGCTTATCCTCATCCATCAACCCGCAACCGCCTAACGATACCCACCTGATATCCTCTATCTGCCCGTATTGAGCCGGAGAATATTTCTTTATCCTCATATAGGGGCAGGATACGAAAGATTCACGTGTCATAAAATGAGGCGTCATACCAGCCACCTCATCGTTACGAATATTACACTCATCCTGAATACGGCTGGTATCGTAACTTGAAACCAACTCCGGATATTCAAGCATATACTTATCCATACCAAATGACATGAACAATGAATGCTCACGATCGAGGTTGTTTATGATAATAGGCTTACCGTCTACGGTCTCCCCTTGCGAAGAGATATCTGTTACCGGATATAACCCGCTCTTGATATATTTAGCCGTTGACAATCCACGTAACTCTGACTCCCCTATTTTTTGGTAAAATAAATTATAATGAGCGACAGAAGTATAGTAATAAGCATAGTTCCGTCTAGGTCCCCTATCTATCAATGCCGTTAACCACTGATACCTATACTTGCCTATATCCACCACGGACTGGGCTGTGGCCTTGGCGATACCCGTAGCCAGACGGATAGCCGTCAGCGCTATGCCGACAGGGTTGGCTAAAAAGAACACGCCTCCACCGACATATTGCTGTGAAGCCGACTGATATGTATACTCAGCTATAGCGGATATTAAATTAGCCATAGCCTCCACCGTAGCCAATGATGTTGCCATACTGTAAGCCTTACTCCCTAATATCGTCCATTTAGGGTGATCCTCCACCTCCCTGAATATACCGGAGGATTTACCTAATTGATAACCATCAACAAGGCACTCGGTGGGAGCGTCAGGCTTGTTAAAGGCAATATCAGGGCTTAAGAATGAATACCAGATATTACCCCTCCTGTTAAACGGATGCGTTATAAATTTCTCACGATTAATATCCTTATAGATATACATATCATCAGACAAATCATTGTAAGGATAATTAGGATAAAGGTTAGCCGATCCGTCGGGATCATCGTACTTAAACATATCATAAGCCAGACCGGTACCGATAACGCTCTTATCCAATGTCCTATCGCCCCTATACAACTCATATCCTATTATAGAATCTCTTCTAGCCTTATCTATAAGACCGTTCTCTACCGCTATATCCAGAAACTCATTAACGATATCGTCATCAAGCATCACCCCCATAGGATAAATATAGGAGTCAACTCCATATTGACCGGTCAGTTGAGACGGATTACCCATAAAAGGAGCGACAGAGTTATCCGGGAACTTGTAATGACGTATAGGTCTCTGACAAAACGTGGTTGACGTATTGGGGTACTCAGCGTTACCCCCATTACCGGTGAAATAAGACTTACCCCCAACTGATTTAGGAGACCCATAGTATTTCATCAAAGAATCTATTATGTCCTTCCTCTTTGATCCTCCCGATGATATCCCGATCTTACTTGAATCATACAACTCAAAATTAGCCGGATACTTATTGGTAGACTCCCAATATCCGAAATCACCATACTGATATGGTCTGGGAGCGCAGTCAGCGGGTTTATCCCCACATGAGATACATTTCGCCTCATAGGTAACGAATCTCCTTAATTTCAATTCTTTTGTGAAGAAGAATACGTATTTCACCTCTAGTGGCCGAATGCCAAAACAGAACGGGGCGGGGAAGATGGCGGTGCCGGCCGTATAGAATCCGGCAAGCTCCTTCATGTCCTGCCTCATGGCGAAACCGGTGAAGAACACGCATACCGCAGGCTCGATGCAAACATATATCTTATGGAAAGTAGTCTTGTCATCATTCCAGAACAAGTACTTTGGCATCATAAATATCTTATGATCCACGTAATTCACTATAACACCTTTCTTGGCATCATTAGCCAAAGGATTAGGAGCCACGGTACCTTCCTTGTCCGAGAAAAACGTTATACGAACCTTATTGTATGATGACGAGTCGCCGATCGGATAATTATAGTTACCCATCATCTCTATATACATAATACCGTTATCAGGATCGGATAAACCACTTATGTATTTCTCGTAATCCAACTCCACCCATCTGGCGTATGAGGATACATGTGGATAGAACTTGAAATAAGTCAAGTTGCTTCTACCGAACCAATTGGTCTTGGCGTCAATATCATTCTGCATAGACACACGATCTTCCCAGTCAGTAGTTATACCGGTATTAAACTTAGAATTATCACCATCGCCAAAAAGACACATGGCGTTCTCGATACCAAACTGACTCTCATATTGGGGGAAATAAGCCTCCATCGTATCCATTAACTGATCAAGCATCGTCTCCGTATGCTTCTTTCCTTCCCATCCGGGATATTGATACAAATATGTGCACTTACCCAATGACCTACCCCCCTGGAATGTAGGAAGTTGAACATCGTTAATAGTAGGATTCACGTGAGGATCACCTACCGAACACCCATTAGTACATATACCCTCATCATATAACTGCCGGACATTAGACATATCCTGACACAAGACCAAGGCGGAGGAGTCTATATCAGACGGGAATTTATCCTCATCCTGACCATCCAGCCATTCCTGAACCAGATCTATGATATTCTTACCTCCACTGGAATAATTATCGAAATCACACAATACAGAGAACTTCCTTTGTGACTCGGCATTACTTTGTATTAAGGTGGTAGGCTCAGTCTCCGTATAATCACTAGCCAGCTTATACGTAAAATCAATCCTAGAATCCACCAAAGAGTTTTTATCCAATATAGTCCTGGTCTCTATCCTCTCGATATCATCACATCCACTAGGGAAATCGGGAGCCTTTATACCGTCTTGATCCTCTGGCAATGATATAGCAGCGCATAACTCGTCAGTAATACCTACATTAGATTCTATGATATCACACAAGTTCTCTATATTATCAGCGATATAATCAATAGCATCATCTACCGTAACATCTTCCCCCATCGTGTTGATAACGAATTGGGTCTCTCCTACCGTGGCATATTCCTGCTCTACATATCTGAGTTGCTTAACATCTAGCTGATTCTTGCATTCTCCCCCAAAATCATCAAATCCCCAAGACGGGTCGTTTATGATCTTTGCCGTATTCTTAAACTGCCAAAGATAACGGCGGCTGTTCCCGGCGCACTGCGGGTTGTTCTCCAATACCGAAGCCGCTGATAGGTCTTCAGAGTTGCCGTCCTCATCAACGATAACCCCCATCTCCTCCCTTGTGGCCGGACGAGGGATAAGCGGGAATCTAGCTGTCCTGTATCCCGTATTGGTAAAGAATCTTATACCCAACGGATATACCTCGTCACGCATGAAAGAGGCGTATTTAGAGCAAGCCACACCGTCTTTATATAGATTCTCCGTGGCTATCGATGTCTGCCATTTAACGAAATGACCCAAGAAATTAACGACCGGTTGAAGATTCCATTCATTCTCCACGGTCAATCCGTATTGAAGAAGACGATTCCCGACAGACGTCATGCCTCTGGCTGTCTTATATACCGGTATTTCCTTGGATAACTTCTCCATGGTCGTACGCTCGCTATACTGATCCGTAAGGTAATAGATGGTCCTTTCCGTTATCGGATGTATACCTTCTATGAAATACTCAAGAACCGGGCTTTGCTCACCATTAAACCCAACCGTGTTCTGTATAACGCCTATCTTATAATGAGATACCTGCTTATCTATATTAGACACGGTAAGGCGGATACCCATGTTGGTTGACTTACCCCATAAACCATCGCGGATAACCATATCTTGACGATCGAATAACATGATTGGGTTGGTCAATGAGCAATATCCGGTCTTCTCAATCCCGAACTCATCGCACAACGCCACGCAGAACTGGTAGGTCCCGGCACGCAGGCTCCCCCCGAACTCCACGACCTCAGGCTCCACGCACGGGGCCGTCAGCAACGGGAACACCAGAAGCTTCTCGCAAGCCAGCCTACACCTCTTTATTGGCTTATCATCCCCACATGTCTTATACCCATGGTAATGATACCAAAAGTCACCATCATCATCCGGATTAAGAGCCTTATCGACCATAACATATCTCTGGGGATTATATCCATCGGTCCAGTATATCACCTTCCCACATTTCTCATCCTTGATCTCTATATCGAAAATCGGGTGATGAATGGAGAAGTTAAGACAAGGGTCATCGGTCCCATCCTCTATCAACACCTCCATCAAATCACATATCTCATCGAAACGACCATCCGACTCCTCAAGTCTCTCGCCAAGGATACGATGAATATCTTTCCCTGATCCTGCTAATTGATCCTCTACGGTCTTGACATAATCCAATGACCTCATGAACGTGATCTTAGAGGTATTGTTATCAGGATTCACGAGAAAAAAATAAGTATTATCACCAGCTATATCATTCTTATACCCAATAACCTTATAGCCATCGAATCGCTTGCATAAAAGGGTGCTAGGCTCGTTCTGAATCTTAATCTGACTCCCATCGTCACCCTCTATGGTAGCGTTCAAGGCGAAACTGTACTCAGACGGGGATAGGTCCTGTGGATGCTTATCCCTGTTCATCCCGGAATCGGGAACCGCTATGTTAGAGTTATTTTGCACGATCTTATCTTTTTCGCAAATATAATAAATCCGCCAGATAATCACTTATGTGGCGGATTCTAATAAACAGTACGTATTATGCAAAACATTCAAATCACGCGAATATAAAAAATCCTCCTAACTTTCACAAGTCAGGAGGAAGACTAAACACTTAAAACGTCTCGTGGTAAAGCACAAAAACATAATAATTACGAATTTCCACCCATGTAGTTCGATTGCTTATCGGCATCCTCTACAGATATGTAAAAGAAACCGTTAGTCACGTATCTCTCATTGACATCCACAAAATCAGTAGATCCTTTGTCCACTCCTTTCTTCGATCCCTCATCACACACAGCTACCAGACTATTAAAGTCATTGGAATAACCTACGATCACACCGTGTATATCCCGATTTCGAGGATCGAATACGTACCTCATCTTACACCTATCGTAAGCTAACTCTAAAGAGCTTTTGCTTAACCTCTCATCTAATCCAGCACCCGCTACCAAGGCCAAAACGCTCTTTGATATGTCACTCATGGTGGTATCCTTGGTCGGAGCCTTAGGCATAGAAACGCCTTCCATGACAAAATCCAACGCCTTATCTACAAGGCCATCGAAATCATCATCTCTTATATAATCCTTAAGCACCTCCAGTATATATAACCGGACATGGAGTTCGTTATTTACATCATTTAAAGTTATCATGATCCTAGTTTTCGGCAAAGCTAGATTATTCCCACGCAATAAAAGATCAAATATGTCATAAGTGAAGGATTAAAAAAAATAAAAAAAACTCTCCTATCCTCACGAACAAGAGAGCCGATGTGTTTATATTATGAAGAAAAATCTATTCACCTATTCTTACAATACAGTCACGAGATTCCTTGTTATAGATCATCGTGCCTACCTTAGAATACAAGGTCTTTATATTTTGCCAATTATCCTCACCATGGGCGGATACGTTAGTGGGAGCGTCACCGGTATAAACCTCCTCGCCTCCGATATTGACAAAATCATATCCACGTTTCTCCATAGAACCGCCCTTATATGCCGTGAACCTGATAGTGACATTACCTTTCTCACGACCACCATACCAGTTACCGTATATACTACACCTGATCTCAAGAGGTAATTTATCATAATTATCGCCATCCAACAACGGCCCCATCTGGATCAAGGCGGCCTCATTACCTGATTCCATGTTATCACCACCGTGGATAAGATAATCACCTACCCGCTCCTGCGTGGTCTGGTACTGTTTACTCCAACCAACCAGCTTGCCGTCAACATCCGGGAGGCCGGTGTTATCGAAACCGGTAGCCGTGTCAAAGTCAATGCCGTCCTCGTCAGCCCAGATATACCTAAGCACTAGGTAGTCGAACTCCGGGATAATAACCACCGGGACCGACTCCTGCCTGCACACGAACGTCCTCTCCTCCTTGGTGCCTTCTTTTATAACCTTGTACGTAGCCTGACGTATCTCCCCAGTCTCATTGATATCAGCGGTAACCCTAACCTCAGCAGGTCCGGTACCACTTGTCTTATCTAAATGTATCCAATCAGCCATATCATCGTATTTTGTTAAACCAGTTTAATATACTTATCAAAAGCGTTGGGCCACATACGCTCATAAGACAGCATCCTCCTCCTATTATCCTCAGCCAGCTCCCGGTAATCATTCAAGGTAATCATCGACATCTTAAGCTCTTTCATGGCCCTAGCGAACTTACCCGGCTCCTGCTGGGCGTATAGTTTATAAGCATCACCAGCCCCTTGTATCAAACCGTTAACGGCGGCGTTCTCGAAGATCTTCATCTTGATATACGTCTCGACATAATCCTCAAGATAACCTAACGCCGTTTCAGGTATATACGGGAGACCGTCATCATCCTTGGGTGTAGCACGATATATGATGTAAATAAATCCATCAAACCCAGTATACATAGTATTGCCAGATATAGTTATATCATAATTATCCCAAGCATATTTATCCCGATACTTGTCGGCGGCGCAATCACGTCTCAACCCACGACCTATAGACAGCCTTACGGGGTGATGGTAATGGAAGCGAACCTCGTGAGACCCGATATATAGCTTCTCCGTGATCGTCTTCTCAAACTCCTCCTTACAGCACTCCGTGCAGGAGTTCCAACGGAAGCCGCGCTCGGTGCGCTCGACCCAGCCGATCTCGTGTTGGAGGTCAGCCTTAGCCTTATCGCCCCCCGGAATCTCACAGACAAGAGGCTCACACCTATAGGCGTCAAGCATGTCGAAGAAATCGGAAGGTAATACCGCCTGTTTGTTGCTGGTCTTGACAATCGCCTCGGACATGACGGCTATAACACCCCCAAACCTTTTTAAAGCGATCTCAGCCCACCTGTAAACAGATGAGGTATCTATAGCCCCGCTATCATCGTATTTATGTAAATCGGCCTTGATCTCGGCCAATAAGCCCTTTATCGTCATATTTAAGTCTTTTGCACAAAGATATGTATTTGAATCCGTGATACAAAAAAAATCCAGTCTACCCTCACGGGCTAACTGGATCACAAAAACTTCTACAGTTTGTAAACCCATTTAACTCCAAATACCTTACTCTCCGATTCAACCTCCCGGTACAAGAACTTATATCTCCTACCTGATTCCATAGCCAACCTACACTCCCTGTTCAACGCCGGAGAAATATAGAGATGGAAATACTTGTTCCGAGGCATAAAATCAATACACGTATGGACATAAGAATATCCACCCGTTCCACGTCTGTTAATAGTACCGGTAAGCTTATTCAGATATATCTTACGATTAGGATTTATCTTATGACACAGATAACCGATGTTGTTTATATAAACCCCACCCTCATTATCCAGATACTTATCACGTATGACCTTCCATATCAAGGACTGACATTCGAGAATATCATTCTTGTCCACGATCGTATGTTTCCTTCTCTTGCCGTTCTTAGACATAATAGATCTATAAAACCGAAGAAAGTACTGATCAAGTATTTTAAATGACTTTGTTTTCATATCACAAATATAACGATTTCATCCTAATACAAGAAATTTATACACAAAAATACACCGCCTGTACCAAGGATGAGGCAAACAGGATAGCCGACAGCAACCTACAGTCAGACGGCACCTCTTACGCTAATGGCTTGGCGCAGGCCGATAGATGTGATTGCGTGGAGCCAACGAAGACATGGAGCGCTTACGCTAGCGGAAGTTTTAATGGACAATGCTTAAGTATATCCGTAAGTTATGATAATCCATGCGGTAAATCTAAAACAGCATCATTTGATGTGTATTATACTAGATCTGAACCATCTGGAGATGTAGAATATTTCTCTACCACTAAAACAGTCACCATACCATCCGGATCGGGAACGGTATCAGGCGGGAGTGATTGTGTTAGCAATGCTACAAGCATGTATGTATCTAATCCAAGTCAAGGTGGAGGCTGTTAAAAACAAAAAAGGAGAGGTTGATTATCCTCTCCTTTTTATATAAACCTAAGATCTTTTCTATTAGTATGATTTAATATCCTACTAATATGTCTGGTACTTAATCCCGTTCTTTCCTTTATCTTATCATAGATATAACCCTTGGATACGTAAGCCGACATATCTCCCAGATCTTTTATAATCTTGTCATACATATCGTGCACCTCATTATATCTTATGATAGAGCTGTCTCTCATCCCTCTTTCGCCTATACCGTCAACTATGGCGTCATTGAAACCGAAGAAATTGATTATTGATCTTATTAGATTCATGTTTACTGAATTTTTTGTGTTTTCTTATTAATATCCATATCCGGGTTCTCATCCGCAGGAATCTGCAATTTGGTCACAGTCTCCCTCAACGTCTCGGAAACCACATATTCAAGAAGTTTGTCTGGGCATATGAAATCATAATCCCATTGAGATGTACATGGCTTATCTTTTTCAGCTCCACACCCGGATAACTCTAAAGCCGCTTTTCTATCCAAGGTAATAAAATCCACGTTTATAGCCTCTATGTTAATATCTGGTATATAGATATAACCATCATTGACATAATAATAATATTGATCTATATTCCCGTATTTACGTTCCTTATTGTTCGCATATTTTCTCAATGATATGGAGGTAAATATAATATCATCCATAATATTTGATACCTTAATGATAGCAGGTCCTATACGGGTATATATCATATCTGGCAATCTTTTCTTGGATCTCATAAGTACCCTGCATAGTTTAAACTCATCAAAACAACAATCAATTTTCCGAACCCTCTCCATCTCCATGCAATTGATATGAGTATACAGTGATTCCTCGCCGAACAAGGTTCCATCAGCATACTTCTGGGCTATATATGATCTTGCCTTTTGTCTTCCTATGGATAATATCCATCTCCTACTGACATGAGCGTCCTTATTGATGGAGTTCATATCATTTATGATTCTAGATACAAATTCTGAATTTTTCATATGCTAAATACTGAGGAGGGGATATACCCCTCCGGTTATTACTTCTTTTTCTTAACCTTGCCTCCACATTTCAGTTGAGGTTTCTTTTTCTCGGAGACCTTGCCTCCATTAGCCATTTTCTTTTTCTTATTGCAAGCCATAACTTAATGTATTAATATTAACGATACAATATTAATGATTTTAATTAATAGATAAACAATGCGCATTGAATAAGCTAAACTCACATCGATTCAGACGGTATCTCTTACGCTAATGGCTTGGCGCAGGCCGATAGATGTGATTGCGTGGAGCCAACA